CGTGGCCACGGTCGTCGGGGCCGGCGACGACGCCGAGTTCGTCGACGTCGACAGCACGCGCACGGTCGAGGCGGCCCTCAGCTCCGCCCTGGCCTACGTGCTGGCCTGAGCCAGTCAGCGCCCGGCCACCCGGCCGGGCGCCCCGTCGTTTTGAGAGGCATCCCTCATGACCGTCAGGCGCACCGACTACGTCACAGAAGCGTTCGGCGAGGTAAGCGGTGTCGAGCCGCTGGACATCACCCATGGTGGTCAGCTGACCCGCCTGACCCCTGAGCGCATTGTTGTCGTCTACCGCATCCGCAACGGTCGCTGGGCCTTCGAGTTCGCGGACATCAGCGGCCAGCGCATCCTGCGCAACGGCAAGCGCGGCCTGAAGCAGGCCAGCTGCCAGATCACCCAATACCTGGAGCATCACCCGCAGTGGATCCAGGACTTTGTCGCCGACAACAACCCCAGCCTGGTCGGCACAACCCGCGTGTGGGCCGAGGACCAGCTGGCCTACAACGGCGAGTCGGAGCCGATGGCGCGCGAGCTGACCCCGCGCGAACGAGACGTGCTGTGCCGCCTGCTCCGCGACCTGCCGGCCGGAAAGGCCAACGTCTACCCGGAAGAGCTGGCGCTGTTCCCCGACCTGGCCCGCGCGCTGTCGCCGCGCTCTGGCTCCGAGCGATACAAGCAGGCGGCGGTGGCGCACGACGCTGCGGCTGGACTGGGGACCGAGCTGTGAGGCTCACCCGTGGCCGTGTCGAGGCCCGCGCGGACGTGGTCGTCGACCACAAGGACCGCGCGGCGCTGCGCGGCAACGTGAGTAGCCGGGCGTGGTTCCAGCCCGTACGCGTCCACGCGGTCTACCGGCAAGAGGCGGACGGTTACGTGCTGGAGTACGTCCGCGTGCACGGCCCCAACTCGCAGAGCTGGGGTCGGGGCGGCCAGCCGGGCCCGGAAGTCGAGGCGCGGTGGAGCGAGCGGCCGCAGTCGCATCCCGAGTACTACCTGACCCGCGCTCCGATGTGGGTCCAGAACTTCGTGAAGGCTCACAAGCCGGGAGGGACAAAATGAAGATCGACAAGGCGCGGCGCAGTAGCGAGGCGCAGGCCAGTCTCGTCGCAGAACCCGAGGACGACATGCTAGGAACGGTGGGTAATCGACCTGGGAAGTTCTCACCGCGTTCCATCACGGCTTTCTACGCGATCGATCCCAGCGGCTGGCACCTCTGCGGCATCAACATCAGGGGCCCGCGCGTGCTGAAGAAAACGGAACGCGAGCTGGGTTCGCAGTTCGATGCTGCGCATTACGGTCAGGGGCTGCGGCAGTCCCTAGACGAGGCGCCACAGTGGGCGCGGGAGTTCGCCACCGCGAATCACCCGGACCGCCGGCCGGCGCCGGAGGTGGCGCGGTGAAGGGCCCAATGGGCATGCACACGCGCACGACGGTGGTGGTGACCGCGTTCGTGGCGGATGTGGGGAACATCCCGATTCCGGCGCAGCCGGGCCGCTGGGTGCGGCCGGACCGGATCGAGGTGCGGTACGAGCGGGTGGACGAGGGCGGTTCGCGGGGCGAGATGCTCTACTGCTCGACCACGGTGTCCGGCATGAAGGTGGACCGCGATGGCAGGGTGTGCTCGGCGGCCGGCGCGGTGACGTTCAGCGACAGCGGGCCCGCGTGGGTGAACCGGTTCGTCGTCAACAACATGCCTCGGGCGACGACTCCGGCCATGTACGCGATGGATATGGCCTATGCCGTCGCGGATGTGCCGGCCGAGCAGGACCCCTACGGCTATGTGCGGCCGGTGTTCGCGGAGATGCCGGAGGGCATGGCGTATCGGGTGAAGTCTGCGGCGCTGATCGTGGCCGGTGTGGCTGACCAGGTGTGGCGCGCGGAGATGGGCAAGGCGTTCACGAATCGGGAGGGCAATTCATGATCGAGATCACCAAGGCGGTGGTGGCCACGCTGGCAATGCTGGTGCAGGCCGCGCCGTCCAAGCACGGCCAGGTGGTGGGCGCGGCCTACAGCGCATGGGACGACCCGGACGGCGACTACGCCGTGTGGGCGCTGTACGACATCGGGGAGCCGGTGACGCAGGTCGAGCCGCATGTGCCGCTGGTGGCCTATCTGGTGGGTCGCTACGACCCCGGTACCCAGACACACCACGCGATCAATGCCCTGGACACCGACGGGGTGGCGAGGTTGGCGCGGTCGGAGTTCGAGCCGGTGGTGCGGTTCCGTGACTGGGTGGAGCACCGCACGGGCGAGGTGTCGGCGACGTTCGAGCTGCCCTTGGACTGATTGGGTTGTTGTAGGTGGCAGCCCCGGGGATGCGTCTCCGGGGCTGTTCTATGTCCGGCGTGTCGCGATGGGTCACGCGCGGATACGGGGTTGTGATGGGTGTCACCCGAAAGAGGCAATAGACTAGCCGCCCTGTCACCGGCTATACTGGAGTGGTCCGGTGACCGACCAGCGAAAGGCATCCCCATGACCAGGAAGTTCGTCCGCTTCACCGAGGTCAACGAGAACGAGGGCGAGACCGCCCACTCCTGGATCCTGCTCAACGGCAACGGGGCCGCCCTGGACGACCTCGCCGCGTACATCGAAGACACCGACGATCAGTACACCCTCGACACCGACCGCGAGCTGACCGAAGACCAGGTGGACGTGCTGGTCGAGTTCGGCAACGACGACGAAGACCGCTACCTGAGCCAGCACACCAAGTACACCGGCGAGATCCGGTTCCCCGACGGCTTCACCGTCGACGACCTCTACAAGGGCGGCATCTCCATCTTGTTCGGCGGCCGCGAGTGACCGCGCCCACCCGGCCCTACCGGGTGATCTTCCAGCCCGGCCACGGCTTCACCGACCGGTTCGTGGTGTGCAATTGCGGCGCGCACAAGCTGACCGACCAGACCGGCGCGGTCGCGTTCAGCGCCGAACACGCCGGATGCACCTGCTTCCCGCCGATGTCGGACGAGGTGGTCGAGCACCACCGAAGAATGACCGACGCCTGCCCACACGGCCCGGATGAGCCGTGCACCTGCCCCGGCTGCCACGGCGGCCAGTACGGGTGCACCGGCTACACCGTGGGCTGCACCTGTGACATCGACTGGGAAGTCCTCTACGAGCTGTCGCGGGGGATGGCGTGAACGCCAACCCGGAGATGGATGACGTGATCAGCCAGGCCGTGCAGTCGCTGGCCGCCGGCCTCGGCCGCATGGGCGCGCCGATGCTGGGCCACGAGGTGACCATCACCGGCCGCGACGGCGCGGAGCACACCGGCGTCGTCGACGGCATCAGCCTGGGTCGCACCCGGCCCGACGGCAGCCACCACGACGGGTGGACCGTCAACCTGGTGGCCGATGGCACGCGACACGAGATCGAGCTGGACAGCGCGCAGGCCGACGAGTTGTTCGGCCAGTTCGAGCCCGACGAGGAGTAGTTCTCGTCCGCGACACGGCCCCCGGTTCCCGAGCCGGGGGCCGTGCGCTGTCCACCATGGACGGTATGAGAATTCTTCGCACTCGCAGTGTGGTGGCCGCCCTGGCCACCCTGCTCGCGCTGTCTCCGGCGGTGTTGGCGGCAGTGCCGCGCTCCACCGCGCCGGCCGCCACGGCGGCCACGGCCGCCTACCGCTCCCCGGCGCAGTGGCTGGCCTACCTGAACAGCCTGACCTCCCGGTCCGACAAGCGCGTGCTGACCGGTCAGCATCTCCCCGAGTGGGAGTCGGCCGCCGACGGCACCACCGACTATGCGCGCGGCCAGGCCATCCTCGGCACCGTCGCGCTGACCGGCGCGGACGACAGCTACGCGTTCCAGGCCGGTCTCGCCGACCGCATGGCGCAGCAGCTCAACGCGGGCGGCCTGGTGCTGATGGACATCCACCCGGCGAACCCGACGGCGCGCGCCGGCTCGCGCACCATCTCCTCGGCCTGGGTGTCCAACGCGGACGCGGCCAAGCCGAGCCTGCCCGCGCTGTACGCCTCGGCCCCGGCCAGCTCGGCGCGCACCGCCTGGTGGGCGGAGGTGGACAGGCTGGTGGCGTTCCTGAACAGGCTGCCGGTTGGGGCCACGATCGCGTTCCGGCCGTTCCACGAGAGCAACGGCAGCTACTTCTGGTGGGGTATGGACCGGACCGTGTCGAACGCCACCCGGTCCGCCCAGCTGGTGCAGCTGACCACGGACTTGCGCGACTACGTGACCGCGCAGGTGAGCACCGTGAAGATCCTGTGGATGCACAGCTGCAACGCGCTGGACTGGGACTCGGCGTGCTCGTTCGGCCGGCCGTCCTGGGTGGACCTGGTGGGCGCGGACCTGTACTCGAACACGCTGACGATGCCCAACAAGTACTCCAACACCTATGCGGACCTGGTGGCCACGGGCAAGCCCATCCTGTTCGGCGAGGTCGGGCCGGACGACACCACGCCCAACGGCGGCACCTGGGACTCCACGACGATCATCAATCGGATCCGCTCGGCCTTCCCGAAGGTGGTGGGGTGGCAGGGCTGGCACGAGACGAACGGCGCGATGCTGAGCCCGGTGGAGAACCAGAACTCGGCCCAGCTGTTCGCGGACCCGTGGTCGGTGCAGCTGGCCGATATCCCGCCGGTGGCCACGCCAGGCTGCGGGGGTTGACGAGTCGACGCGTGAGCGGCTAGTCTATCCCTGTTCCGCTCACGCGCCCTGAGGAGAAGACCATGGCCACCCCGACCGCCAGCAGCATCACCGAGGCCGTGCGCACGATCGCGGACTACATGGACCAGCGCAGCAAGCAGGCCGACGTCAGCCCCGGCGTCACCCTGAACAAGGTTTACCGTGACCTGCACGTGGTGGTCGGGCTGCTGGCCGAGCTGGACGAGGACTCGCGCGCCCTGCCGACGCTGTACGGCGCCCGCCTGGTCGACGCACCCGAGAACCCCGACGGCGACCGCTATGCGGTCGAGGTCTACGACCTGGGCACCCGGGAGACCGTGGCCACCAGCGCCCCGATCAACTACACCGTGCATATCTCGCACGCGCTGGCCCGCATCAACGTCGGCGGCGACGCCTTCCGGATCGCCGGCCGGGGCTTCAGGACTGCCCCCGGCGTGTTCGGCCTGAACTACCCAGTCCAGCGGGTCAAGATCGTCTGACCGACTGGTCCCGAAATGCCCGATGCCCCGCCAGGCCACAGGCGGGGCATCGGCGTGTCGGCATCCCCATGCGGCCACGTGCCCCGCAGGCTACCCCGCATGACGACTGTCTACGATCACGCCCCGCTGATCGCGTTCATCCACGGTCAGCCGCGCGCCGAGCGGCTGCTGGGCCGGTTCATCGAGCACGACCCGCGCTCGCGGGCCTATGCCACCGCCGACCGGGGTCCCGAACACGCCTACGAAGGCGTGTTCCACCGGCGTCACAGCAACATCTTGGACCAGGGCCAGCTCGGCAGCTGCACCGGCAACGCGGGTACCGGGATGCTGGCCTGCGAGCCGTTCGCGCTGTCCCGGCCGGTGCGCGGGCTTGGCCTGGACGAGGCGTACGCGGTCAAGCTGTACAGCGACGCGACCCACCGCGACGACGTGCCCGGCAGCTACCCGCCCATGGACACCGGGTCGTCCGGCCTGGCTATCGCCAAGGTGCTGCGGGCGCGCGGCCTGATCGACGGCTACCAGCACGCGTTCAGCGTGACCGGGCTGTTGACCGCGTTGCAGACCGCGCCGGTGATCATCGGCACGGTGTGGCTGTCCGGTATGGACCAGCCTGACTCGCGTGGTTTCGTCCCCGTCGCCGGCAGCGTGCAGGGCGGCCACGAGTACCTGTGCCGCGAATTCGAGCCCGGCTCGACTTTGGACAACGGTGTCATCACCCTGGACAACTCGTGGGGGAAGGGGTGGGGCGACCGGGGCCGGTTCCGGATGCACGTGCGCGACATGGCCTACCTGCTCGGCCAGCAGGGCGACGTGGTCGCGCCGGTGCCGCACCGGGCCTAGGATCGCCAACGGCCCCCGATCCCGCGCGCCTGCGGATCGGGGGCCGTCGTGTGTCGTGCTCAGCCCTGGCTGGCCGGGGTCTGCGGGCGGACTTCGCTCTCCGTGGAGGTCGCGGTGGCCGCGTCGCCAGCGACCACGTCGACGGCCTTCGTCAGCGGCGCGAACCCGAAGATGTGCGGGTCGCAGGTGACCACGAACGAGCCGGTCTGATTGGCGCCGCCGATGGTGACCTTGCGCGGGTTCTCGGGGTCGACCGTGAGCAGCAGCGCGCCCTCGACATCCACGGTGAACGTGGGGTCGTCGGTCGTGTCATCGGGACGGTCGCCGACCTCGACACCCTTGGTGTCGAACTCGTCGATGATCCAGTCGAATTCCTGGTCGTCCTTGATCTGGGGCACTTCGGGACCTTCCTGACCGGTGGGTTCAGAGCCTTGCGCCCGAACCACGCTGAACCTGGATCGAATGAACACTGGCCCGATCAGCCAGCGATAAATCTTGTCCGCGCCCGCGACCAGGTCGGCGTACCCGATGTCGGCCCGGTCGCGGGCGAATTCCAGCGCGGAGGACAGCGCCAGCTCCCGTTCCCTGCTCGTGTCGCTGGACATGGGCGCAGGCTACCTCTGTCGACTACACGTAGGTGAAGCCACCAGCGGTGGTGACATCGCCGCTGTCGTCCTTGGTGACGACGGCGACAGCGCCGGTGGCGTGCGCCGGGGTGGTGCAGGTGACGCGGGTGCTGCTGACCACCTTGACGTTGGTGGCCGCGACACCGCCGAAGGTGACTCCGGCGACGCCGGCCAGGTTGGTGCCGGTGATGACCACGGCGGTGCCGCCGGCCGCCACGCCACTGGCGGGCGCGATGGTGGTCACGGTGGCCGTGAGGAACAGGGCGTCGATGTCGCTCTGCTTCACGGTCTGGCCCGCGTGGAACAGCAGCTTGCTGCCGGACTCGAACGGCGCGCCGTCCGGGGTGAACTTCTGGTGGACGTCGCTGTTGAACAGGTAGACGGTCTCGGCCGACTGGGTGGTGGCCAGCGCGAGCATCTGCGTCTTGTTCAGCAGGTTGCCGCTGGCGTCGTAGTACGACATGGGTGGTCCTCCGCTGGGCTGGTGGGTCGCGGCCAGTATCCAGGCTCGGCCTGGTCGAGGGAGGTCAACGCGCCGAGACGTGATGGTGAGCCGGTCGGGCGGCGGCTACAGTGGCGACATGGGCGAGAACGTGCACGACATCGAACAGCCGCCGGCCGCCGAGCGGAAGCTGTGGGCCACGCTGCATTCCTGGGAGCACGGCGTGCCGGACCCGTTCCCCACCGAACAGAACCAGGTGGGCGACCAGCTGGCGACGCGGGCGGGCGCGTCGGTGTCGTTCCCGGTGGCTGAAGCGGATGGACTGCGGTTCATCGCGTTGTGGCACGGCGGGACGCTGCTGTGGCGTAGCGCGGTGTTCCTGTGTCCAGCCGGCAAGTCGGCGGGGCTCACGCTGAACTTCATGCTGCCGTCCGAGGGCGAGCCGTTCCATGATCGGGTGGTGGATCCGCGTTGCTCGACCAGCCAACAAGAGGGTTGACGAACCGTCGAGTGACCGGCTATTCTTTCCTCAGTTGCTCGACAAGTCCATAGAGGAGAGACCCGATGATCATCGATGGCACCCAGATCGCCACCACGCCGGTCACCATGGTCAAGCTCGACTGCGACCACATCACCACCATCGCCGGCCACGGTCACACGGTCGGCGAGCCCGCCGAGTGCGACGAAGGCGCGGAAGGCTTTTGCCACACCTACGACGCGATCGGCTGCACCATCGCCGAGCTGTGGGAGACCGAGGTGGTTCCCATTGTCGACGTCACCCTGGCCGAGATGCTGGCCAAGATCGGCTGATCACGAACACGACAAAGCCCCCCGGCCGCCGCTCGGGGGGCTTTGTCGTGTTCGGGCCCACGATGCCGGATCAGCATACCAAACCCATTGACTAACCGGCGAGTGACCGGCTATGCTTGAGAAGTTCCGCACGACGAGAGGACCACGCGATGACCGCCAAGGGCGACAGGCAGAACAAGGACACCGGCCAGCACACCAAGATCAAGGTGACCGACCCGGGCCCCGGAAGCAAGGCCGACACCAAGGTCAAGCTGGTGTTCCAGGAGCACAAGGAGGCCAGCGACCGCACGCCGTACAGCCCGACCGACCCCAGCAAGGGCTGACCCGAACCCACTGTCGCGGCCCCGGGTGCGAGGAACCCGGGGCCGCGCTGTCTCTGGAGAGGAGTTGATCACGATGGACTGGCGTCATAGGAGCGCGTGCCGGGACGTGGATCCGGAGCTGTTCCAGCCGGTCGGCATCATGGGCCCCGCGCTCGTGCAGGCGGTGCGCGCGAAGCTGGTGTGCGCCGGCTGCCCGGTGATCGTCCAGTGCCAGGCGTGGGCGGTCGAGCGGGGGGAGCCGTCCGGCGTGTGGGGTGGCCTGTCCGAGCAGGACCGGCGCGCCGTACGCGTGGCCGGTCGCGCGTCGGCCGAGCTGGTGGCGGAGCCGGCGCCGCAGGTGCGGACCTGCGGCGCCGGTCACGAGATCAGCGCGGAGAACACGCGGATCGACGGGCGTGGCCGGCTGGACTGCCGGGTGTGCAGTCGGGAGCGACAGAAGCTGTACCGCGATCGTGAGCGGACGGCCGGGCGGGTCGCCGCGTGACGGGGGTTGTGCAACCGGCGTTGCAGCGGCTACACTATCCCCATGGACAACAACACCACCGCCACCCGCACCGCCGAGAACACCGTGCTACCCGGCCTGATCTTCGCCGCCGTGCTCGCCGGCCTCGCCCTGCTGATCGCCCCCGAATTCGTCATCGGCATGGCCACCTACCTCTACAGCCATCTGTTCGAGGCGAACGCGGCCATCCTGGGCAGCTTCGCCGGCAGCGTCGCCTGGCTGGGCTCGCTGGTCGGTCTCGGGTGAGCGCCCGACACCGCAAGCCCACCCTAGCCACCGTGATCCGCGTCACCGGCGCGGTCGCGGTGGCCTTCCAACTGTCCGGCCTCACCCTGGTCATCATCGGCGGCTGGAACGCCACCGAAGGCGCCATCACCAACCTGGGCGTGTTCTGCCTGACGCTGTCCGCGCTAGCCGTCGTCGCCCACGTGGTCTACCGGCGCACCCCCGCCGTACTGGCCAAACGCGCCGCCGAGCTGGTCGCCGAGACCACCCCGACCGACACCATGCGCACCTCCGAGCTACCGACGATCCCCGGCCTGACCATCGGCCGCGACCCCAACGTCACCACCATCAAGGTCACCCCGCGCAAACACCGCCAACCGGAGCCGAAGAAATGATCTATCTGGTGACCGTCAAGCTGCCCCGAGACCCGGCGCACAACCCGGCCAAGAAGGTCGCCGGCACCTGTCCCGTGTCCGGCTTGTCCTGCACCGATGTCACCGGCCAGCACCACACGCTGGCCGTCGGCGCAGCCAACCCCGAGGCCGCCGCCAACGCAGTCGGTGAGTACTTCCCCCACATCACCCGCGTGGAAGCCTGCGGGCTGCCAACACTGCCCACAGACGCCGCGCCCGCCCAAGCACTCGCATCGGAGTCCAAGAAATGATCACCACCATCATCGCGGCAGTCATGTGCGCGCTTGCCGGCGTGGGCGCCGCCCTCGACTTCGCCGACACACTGCGCAACGGCGGCGGCTACAGCAGCACGGCGCAACGCGTTACCGGCCTCGTCATCTCCGGCATGGGCGTGCTGTTCTGCGTCACTACGGGCGTATGGCTCGGCGTCGCCGCGCTGGCCTAGGCCGCGCCGAGCACCCGGACCTCGGTGCCGGACTTGACGCCCAAGCTGGGCACCAGGCCGGTGCCGGCCCACACCGAGGCGTCGAAGCGGTCGGGCGACTTCTGCCCGGTGCCGTCGACGAACGTGCACCACTGGTCCGCCAGGGTCTTGAATCCGGCCCCGACCAGGTGCACGCGGTGCTGGTTCCACATGCCGCCCATCGGCTGGGCCCGGGTGCGCTTGCCGACCGAGGCGTGCACCGGGCGCAGGTTCGGCACCGTGTGGCCTTCGCTGCGGGCGACCTGCAACACGTTGGTGAACACCAGGTCGCCGCCGTTGTTGACCTCGGCCACCATGCAGTCGGCCATCCACTCGGCCGCCGTGTTGAGGCCCTGCCGCGCCCACGACTCCGGCCCGGCGCGCAGCGAAGAGTCCTCCACGATGTAGATGTGCGGCGCGCTGGCCAGCGACGGCGGAACACCCTTCGGGGGTATCCAGTCCAGCGGCGCCGGCCCGACCCCGGCGGAGATGATGCCGCACTCGTCGGAGTCCTCGGTGTTGGTGACCGACGGGTCCAGGGCGGTGACGACGTTCCAGAAGTCGGGGCACTGCTCGACCGTGACGCGGGTCAGGCTGATCGTGTCCATCGACACCAGGGCGCCGGGCACGATGCGCAGCAGTTCGCCCTCCAACTCCTGGCGGCCCAGCGCGGTGCCGGCGAATTCCTCTTCGATCTCGCGCAGCCAGTCCTCGGACAGGTTGGCGCGGTTCTCGTAGGTGCCGCCCCGGGTGAGCACGGTGTTGCCGGCGAACCCGCCGAGGATGTCGCCGCCCTTGCCCAGGTAGTCGTCGAACAGCTTGACCAGGATCTTGTTGCCCCGGGTCGGGGTGGTGGTGATGATGATGCGCGGGTCGCCGATACGGGTGGCGAACTTGATGCCCTCGTTCCACACCTTCGGGTCCCGCCACGAACCCACTTCGTCGCACCACACCGCCCGCAGGTTCCAGCCACGGATCCGGTCGGGCGCGTCGGCCGAGCCCAGTACGATCCGGCTGCCGTTGTGCAGGTACAGGATGTAGTCGGACTTGTTGTAATCCTTCAGATCGTCGCCCAGGGCCTTGAGCAGGCCGGACGGGCCTTCCACGCAGATCTTCTTGGCGTCGCCCAGTGTCGGCGCCACCACCGCGTAGTCGCCCGGCTCGGACACGGCCAGCTCGGCCAGCACGTTCGAGCCCACGTGCGTCTTGCCGAACCCTCGGCCGCAGCTCAGGATCCAGTGCCGCCAGCGGCCGGCCGGCGGCAGCTGCTTGGCGCGGGCGGTGGCCCGCCACGGGCGCGGCAGCGGCGGTTCCAGCTCGCGGATCGCGGTGCGCTGGATACCAGCCCAGATCTCGTCATCGCTGTCCAGTTGCGACAGGTCGGCCCAGTCGGGCAGCTCGGCCACCCGCTGCTCGGCGAGCATTGTGGCGCTGGCCCACAGCTCGGCCAGGTCGTCGTCAGACGGCGCCGGCATCATCAGTCCGTGGCGCGGTGATGGCGTAGCCCAGGCCGGTGCGGGCGGCGAGGATGGCGCGCTGCGCGGCCAGCCGCGCCTCGTCCTCCCACGGGATGCCCAGCTGCACGCACAGGGCCTTCAGCGCGGCGACGACGGTGTGGCCGTAGGAGCGCATCACGTCGACCTGCTTGGCCTCGATCCCGAGCCGCACACCGTCGCGGATCAGCTTGGCGGCGCGGTCGCGTTCCTCGGCTTCCAGCCTGACCAGGGCGCGGATCTCCTCGCCGATCGGGACGGGGGTGCCGTCCTTGGCCAGGTCGTACTTGAAGCCGATCAGGCCGGTGGCGCCGGTGTCGGCCGTCGGTTCACCGTGGAAGTCCCGCAGGTCGCTGTCCTCATAGTGGCGCGCGAGCAGCTGGCCGTAGAACTCGGCGCGGGCCACGGCCACGGCGCACAGCCGGGCGTACGCCTCGGCGAATTGGATGGGCTTGAGGTCGGGACTGCCGTAGTAGGGCAGCTGGCGCGCCAGCGTGGAAGCGATGCGCGCTTCGGTGTCGTCGCGCGGCGGCGCCATGGGCAGCATCGGGTCTGCGGGGTCCGCGTGGCCGGCGACCTCGCCGAGCCCTCGCGGCCACGCATCGAACTCCTCCCGGTCCGCCATATCGCCAGGGTAGGACAGCCGGCGCGCGGAAACGCCCCGGCGCGCTGTCCGGGGCGTTCGTGGCGGTGGTCTACAGGCCAAAGCGCTCGGCCTCGCGGATGATGGCGGTGCGGCGGTCCACCATCGCGTAGGTCTCGTCCTGCCAGTCCTGCCACGTGGCGGTCTCGGCGAAGCGGCCGCCGCAGTTGTTGCGGCGGAACATCTTGGCTGCGTCGCGGAAGGTCTTCCACACGAACGGCTGGGCGCCGTCCAGGCCGTAGCGGGCGAGCACCTCGCGGCAGTCGACGGCCTCGCGGCCGAGCTCCTCGGCGGCCCACCGGGCGGACTGGAGGACGGCCTTGCCGGTGCGGCGCTTGCCGTCGATCTCGGCCAGGGCGCGGGCGGCGCAGGTGCTGCCGTAGTAGGTGACGTCCTCGGTGTTGCCGTCAGCGTCCAGGAAGGCCAGCACCACAGTGGACTTGAGGTCGGCCTTGCCGCACTTCTCGCACTCGATGCACTCGTCGGTGACGCCGATGTAGCGGAAGCGGGGGCGCTGGGTCGTGGTCATGTAGGTAGACTAGCCGGAGTCTCACCGGCTAGTCAATACCCAGTTTCAGAGGGCGGACAGATAGAAGGCGGCCACCTCGTACACCGTGTCCATCCAGTCCGTCCAGACGTAGTTGATCGCCCAGGACCGGCCCGCGTACTGGTCGCGCAATTCCAACGCGGCACGCTGCACGTGGCCCTCGGTGAACGGCTGGGCGCCGTCCAGGTCCAGAGCGGCCAGCGCCTCGCGGGCGTACTGAGCGTCGGACAGGGAGGAGAAGGCGTTGCGGGTCTCGACCTCGGCGTTCAGGATCGGCGTCATGGCAATAGACTAGCCGTCAAATCACCGGCGCGTCAATAGCTTCCACGTAGTCCGTGCACCCCGCACCCGGTGCACCGTTGACGACGTCGACGCCGATGCCGGTCGAGCTGCCCACGGCGGGGTTGCCGGACGAGTCGATGAACAGCCCGATGTCCGAGCCGTCGGCGTCGTACGTGGTGTTGGTGGCGCGTTCGGAGACGCTGGCGTGTGCGGCGCAGGCGCGCCCAAGTCGGCGGCAGTTCGAGCAGGTGCCGGGATTCCAGGTCATAACGGTCCTTTCAGGTGAAGCTGACGGGCAGTGGAATGTCCCGGGCGCGCAGGGCGGCCACGACGCGATCGATGACAACCCGGGCCGTGGGGAACTGAGAGTGCATCACGTGGTCGAACTGAGTGCCGCTGCGGCGGGCGCGAACGCGTTTCACCCGTCTATCACCTCGCTGAGCACCGCGCGAGCGCCCACCTGACCGGCGGCGCTGACGTGGGTCACATCGTGGTTGCCGACGGTGTGCAGCGCGTCCAGGACGGCGTCGGCCATCTGCCCGGCATCCAGGCTCGGGTCGTTGGTCTCGACCACGATCACGTGGCGCACCGGCTCCGCCCTGCCCGCCAGACGGATGGTGATGGCGTTGGCGACCTCGACCCCTTCACCCTCGATCACATCGGTGACGATGTCGCAGAGGCCGAGTCGGGTGGCGTCGTTCAGCTCTTCGACGGTCACCAGGGCCAGGGTGTACGCGTAGGCCACAGTCAGCACCCGTTCTGGGCGTTGACGGCATCGGCGACGCGCTGGCCGAAGCCGCCAGTGTCGGGGCCGATGACGTGCAGGCAGTTGGGCTTGCTGGTTGTGGTGGGCGCGGGGGCGGGCGCCGGCATCTGGGCGTCGCCGGTGCAGGAGTCGGGGCCGCGCATGAGGAACAGGCCGAGTCCGGCGGCAATGATCAGGGTCTTGGTCATGCCCTGATCATAGCCGGTGTCACGACGGCTACGCAATCACTCCGGATGGATGATGGTCCCGTCCCGCACCGCCGTGGCCATCTGCTCCCCGGCCTGGATGGCCGGATCCACCAGCGACATCACCGGCGTGAAAAACGGCGCGTTCCTGATCTGGTCGAACAGGTCGGCCAGCTTGCCCAGGCCCAGCGCCGTCGCCGTCGCGGCGGCGGCCACCAGTGGATCATCAGCCATGCCGGTCACCCTACTGCGCCGGCTGCGCGCCCTCGACCTCGATCGTGGCGTGAAGATTCTTCGCGATCGACGCGCCCAGCCGGTCGTAGTCGATCTCCGGCACCGCCAGCGCGGCCAGCTTCGCCTCCATCTCCGCGCGCAACGCATCCACCGCCGACGTGGTGGTGCCCCGGACACTGCTCACGGCGGAGTCGAACCAAGCCGCCACCGCCCACAGCGACGTCGCCCCCGGCAGTTCCGGGACGTTCTCGCGCGGGATCGGGTACTTGAGAATGGCCTCGATCTCGTCCTTGGTCATGATTCCCTCCACGGGGTGCTGCCCGAACTCGGCCGTTCGAGCCTCGTTGACGTCGCAATCAATGCCGCCCACGGTGACGATGCCCAACCGCTGGAGCAGGTTGATCCGCGAGTCGACCTTGCCGCCCGACCAGGCCAACGTCTGCCATGCCCACTCGGCCAGTCCTGCGTCCAGGGCCCGCGACACCGCCCAGTAACCGCCGTAAACGCCCATGCGAGCCTGACCGACAACGTCCCGGGCGGCGGCGAGATAATCCCCGACCGGCCCCAGCTTGGCCCGGGGATCGGCGTTGCCGGGCGCATAGTCGGGGATGTCGAAGTCCACACAGAAATAGATCGGGTTGTCCGGCAAGCCGACATCGACGGCCTGCGCCTGCGCCGCCCGCGCGTCGGCAGTGCCAGCGGGCGCGCCCTGAGTCGCCCGGTCCGGGCCGACCAGCAGCTTGCGCTCCCACACCAAGGCCACGTCGATGCCGGCCGCGCGCAGAGTCGAGCACTCCGGCCCGGTCAGGTTGGCTCGACTGCCACCCAGGCCGTTGTCGAGGTAGCGCATAGCGAAGCCGTATCCGGCCGAGCGGATGGCCTGCGCCGGTGGCCGGCCGCCGGAGTAGTCAAGTCCCAGCACGCGGCCAGTATGCGACGGGCCGGGCGGCCGGTCCGGTTCGACACGCAGCAGAAAGGCCGGCGACCCGAGTAGGGCGCCGGCCTTGTCCTGGTCCGCTACTTCGCCGGGGGACACCCGCATGACGGCAGCGTGTGGCCGCACCCACCGGGGCACAGCTGGCCGGCCGACGCCGGGGGTGCCGCAATCGTGTCCATGTCGAGTGTTCCTCCCAGGTCGGTGGTGGCGCGGGGGCAGCTGGACCTTTGCCCGTGCCGGTGACAGCCTCTCTCGCCCTGTGGTGCTCGGGGTCGAGTCCAGCGGCGTCGTGCGCCTGGCCCGGTTCGACCGCAGAGTCTGCCCCCCGTCCCAGGTGGGGGGACTGCTCAGCCAGACGCCTCGCGCGTCCACCGACCGCCTGGGATACGGGCCGGCTTAAGCACTTGCTCGGCGACGACGGACGCCGAACCTTGGAACGTATACGCCACTGGGTCGTCAACCCGTGCGGCGCCGTCGTGGTCCAGTGGCTTGGCCGGATTCGAACCGACGTCTTCCCCGGTTAAGGGGACGGTGGCCCCATCCCACCTTCAAGCCGTGCCGCTCGTTCGGCCAGTGGCAACGCCCTGCCTGACTGGCTTCCCTGCGGCTTGCATCCGATCGCTCCCCAGCTCCGTGAAGCGTCACGGTCTGGACGTCGGTTGCCGTGGTGCTGGCCGGATTCGAACCGGCGACCTCGGATCCCGCCCGCTCCGTTGCTCCGGGCATCGTCCGTGCTCTGACCCATCTGAGCTACAGCACCCCCGGTCTAGGCGGTCAGGGCCGACCGGGTCCAACTGAACCCCTGCGTCGCGACCGGCGGCAGCGTGACCCACCGCCGGTCTTGGGGCCGTGTTGTCCGCGTCGGTGGACCGGCCCGACCTTCTGGCCGGGTTGCCCACGTCAGTGCGAACCCACTGCGTCCCCTCGTCCACCGGCCTGACTTGAACAGATCTGTCGGCCTGCCGGCTGAGCCCACCCTTGCGGTGTGGGACGCGCGGCTTGCCGAGCGGTGGTCCCCGCCGCCCAGGATGGTCGACTGGGCGGCGGAGGTGTGCGGTCCGGGCCTGGCCTGTGTTCCCGGGCGGGCGTCCTACAGACGTTCGTGCTGTGTCCTCGCCAACCGCACAAGAGGTACGCTAGCCGGTCTCCCGGCGGCTGTCAATGGCGCGTTTGGGGAGCAGACGACCCAGCAGCGGGCCCAGGCTGAGCGCGATCACCACCGTGCCGACACCGGCGGTGCCCGCGTGCACAGCCGGCCAGAAGCCCGCCAGCGCGAGCCCCAGCGCCAGCACGGTCACCTCGATCCCGGTGCGCACGGCGAACACCGACCAGCCGAAGCGGCGGCACGCACCGACCATCAGGCCGTCGCGGGCGCCGGGGCCAAGGCCAGCGCGGATCACGGCGGCAGTGCCGACGGCGAACACGCCGATGCCACACACCAACAGCGCGGCACGCATCGGCAGGTTGCTGTCGAACGTCGGGGTGACCAACAGGGCGCCGTCGCACGCCAGCCCCGGGATGAACGTCATGGCCAACGTGCCCCAGCCCGGCCGCAGCCGCAACGGCCACCACGCCAGCAGCACCAGCACCGACATCGCGACGATCACCGTGCCCACCGTCACGTGCGCCAGCGACGCCACCGCCAGGTGCAGCACATCCCACGGCTGCGCCCCCAGCTTCGCCCGGATCATCCACGCCAGCCCGACACCCGACACGGCCGCGCCGGCCACCACCTGGACCAGGCGGGCGCTGAAGTCAGCGGCGGGGCGACGCATCGGACTGCGTCTGCTCGATCAGCTTCTGCACCTCCAGCGCCCACCGGGACAGCTGGGCGACGAACGCGGCCAGCATCAGCAGGTCGAACAGGATGCAGCCGACGGCGATGGGGGCGAAGTGGTCGGGCAGCCAGATGGCGGTCGCCACGACGATCAGCACGCTGGCGAGCACGGCGGAGGAGGGGCGGCTCCACGGACGCGGCGGGCGTACGGAGGCGCTCTGAACAGGTGGGGTCATGGGGAAAGAATAGCCGGTTGATCACCGGCTAGCAACCCTAGTCACTGTGAGTAAAGATAACGCTACAGAACCCGTCTGAATGAAAGTATTCCCCTAATAGGTACCATACTTTGGTCTCAGAACGGTAACGGAAATGGTAACGATACGTAGGGTGACTAAGCGCCACCTGGCTAGCATGCCCGTGTGCTAGGCCAGGCGTGCCAGTTTGCATCGTCAGCCTAGCAATCACATATACCCCCCGGGGGTATCTGGAACCCTCCAATGGCCATGTTTGGCAGTGCTATGTGTCCATGCTGTGATGCATACCCGCAGGTAGGAGAGTGCTAGGACACTAGTGCTAGTCCGCATGTGTCCACCTGTCCATGCCTTGACCTGGGTATCTTCCGTCATGGGCCTGGACAGAGGGTCAGCGATCCAGAGCTAGGTATCAATGCATGAGTGCTATGCAAGTGGTGCATGCCGGACTCTTTACGCAAGTTGTGGATGCTAGTCTTGTTTTCCCAGGTCATAGGTCTTGACTAGCATTCAGTAACTAGCACTAGCATTTTAATCTAGCCCTGGAACCCCCTTTTTGAGCTCGTTCTGTCCAGGCCACTTTTCTTATAAGGGGGCGAATGCTTGCGAGATGTCGTGTGGCCGTGTTCGCCGGCTACCCATCCCCCCGCCTGGACCGTGCCTCACAGCCCGCCTAGGCGGCCGTTGCCGACCCCCACCGCCTCCACCTGCGATGCGGCCCGGCCGGGGTGGCTCCCGGGGGTGGTCGAGTCCTGTTGGGATGGTCTGCGGGCGATTGAGCAAGATCACGAATGGTCCACACCAATGTGGACCGTCCATGGACATCGCTTGTGTCCACCTGCCGTCCAGGCCCCGATCCACCCCATCTGATCAGCGGCGCTACAACGAACTAGCATCCTAGCTCTGGCCTCTAGCCGTGACCTGTTGTGGCCACTGCGGTTCCCGTACGCAAATCGATGTCCACTTGGAACGGTCACGAAACGTATAACTAGCCAGCTAGCTAGCATGGCTTGACATGCTAGTCAGTCCATGCTGTTCTGAAGCCATGACGACGATCGACTGGGCGGCGCTGGGCTTCGCGTTCACCGCCGCCGACGTGTCCGCCACGTTGGGCATCGACCCCGCCGCCGTGAACGACCTGGTGCGCTCCGGCGACCTGGCCTGCCTGGTGGTGCGCACCTCGGAGGCCATGCCGCGCCCCAAGCTGCTGTTCCACCCGGACGACGTCCGCGACTTCGGCCGCCGGATGCGGTCCGACCGGCTGTCGGTGTCGGCCGCCCTGACCGCGCGTATCCAGCCCCTGCTGCGCGAGTACCTGCGGGAGGTGCCGGCCGTGGAGGACTACGACGAGGCGCTGGCCCTGGACGCCCCGCTGCTGGCCGGCACGCGGTCAGGCGCTGACGCGCTGCACATCCGCACGCAGAGCGTGGCCGACTTCCACGCCCGTGCTCATCCGGCCGAAGAGGGCATCGTGACCGCGAGCGCGGTGCAGACGGTGCTGGAACGTCTGGGTGCGCTGCGGGTGCGGGGCTTGACCGGTGTCGCCGATCGTGGCGGCAAGCAGCGCTGGGGCGTGTGGTGGCGTGTCCCGCTGTCGTTGATCGACGGCGGCAACGAGAGCGCGGCGGCCGCCGACGCGGCGCTGGGTGTCCGCCTGGGTGGCGAGAAGGTCACCAAGCGCGGGCGCGGCCCGGCTTTCCTTGAGTCCCCGCTGGGCTTGGAGTGACCACTTTTGTCCGCCGGACAAAGTCGGACGACATCGGACAGGGACCTGACAAAAGCGTGACAGCCACGTGGGGTGCCGACGGTTGATTGACTAACCGACTACCCACCGGCTAGTCTTCTCCCACCTACTTCCGAGGCCGAAAGGTGATCATGAGCGACGACCAGATCCCCGTCCGCGTCCACGTGGATGTCCAGTCCCGCTTTTTCGAGTCCGCTCAGGCGCAGGTCGCGCTGGTCGGCGCAGACGACACCGACGCCCGCGAGGTTGCCGCCGAGTTGCTGGGCAAGCTGGCCCGCCAGGTCGCCGAGTCGATTGGCGAGACGCTGCCCATGGGCGACGTCGAAGTGCTGATCGACGCGCTGGCCGACCGCATCAACGCCACCCCGGACTCCGGCGACTTCGTCGACGAGGACGGCGACCTGGACCTGGACCGCGTGGTCGACTTCTTCGGCGGCCGCTTCGACCTCATACGGCGCAGCCTGAACGAGGCCAGCGATCGGTCCATCACCAACCTGAACCAGTACCGGGACACCCGGAAGCTGGTCGACACCATCGGCCTGAAGGCGAAGGCCGAGCGCTCGGTGGCCGGCGACCGGGGATTCATCACCGTGGAGGAGATCGAGGCCATGCTGGCCGGCCGCGCCGCGCCGATGGACCGCCGCGACCGCTCCCCGTGGGACAGGGTCAAGCGCGACGAGGACACCGCCCGGCGGGTTCGGCGCGCGCTGACCCGGGTGCTGGACGCGGCCGGCTACAACGACCGCAACCCCGACCTGATCATGGAGGCCGAGCAGCTGCGGGATGTGATCGAGCGCGTGCTGTCCACCTTCGGCAAGGCGGAGCTGTGGATGCTGGCCGATCAGCCACCGTGGGGTGACTCGCTGACCACGCTGAAGGCGATCGGCGAGAAGCTGGGCGTGCAGGCCGACCAGGTGATGGCCACGCTGGACGAGATGCTGCGGGCCACCGGCCTGCCCTCGCAGACGGTGAAGCTGCCGGGCCGGATCAAGGACCTGACGGTCAGCGAGGAGCTTCTGCGGCGCTGCTCGGCCTTGCTGGGCGTGCGCTACATCGAGGTTCCCGAGGCCATCGCGGACCTGAAGGTGTGCCGCGAGAACGTCGCGCACGCGCTGGGTTTGCCGCCGTCGGCCCCGTCGTCGCTGGTGCTGGCCGAAGCGCAGATGGTCAAGTCCAACATGGACATGCTGCGCGAGGTCGACAAGCGGATCGGTGCGCTGGTGGTCGAGGAGTTGAGCATCCAGGAAGAGGCCCTGTCGACGCAGGACATGCTGGACCAGGACGTGAAGGCTGCCCTGGAGCACGCGCGCCAGGGTGCGGTGCGGTGGGACATGGATCCCGTGTTGACGCTGGTCGAGTTCCTGGACCTGCCGGCGGGATCCACTGCCGCGCAGGTGCTGGACAAGGTGCGCGAGCTGGGGTCTGCCTGGGTGGCATGGCAGGCGCAGCGCGATGCGATCGTCGCCGTGCTGGCCGGCCGCACGGGGCTCTCGGCCGCCGAGGTGGCGGATAAGCCGCTGGACGCGATCGTGCGGGCCGCCGTCGACCGGTGGACGGCCGAGCGTCAGCAGATCGCCGAGGTGCTGCTGGACGGCGGCATGGCCACCGAGGTGCGGGGCAACCGTCTGGCCGACGAGGTGGCCCGGGCGTTGCGCCGGGTGCGCGATTTCACCCAGGCGGAGACGACGGAACCGCTGGCCAGGACTTTCGCGCTGCTGGACCTGCCGGAGACGGCAACGGCCGGGCAACTGCACGAGGCGGCGCTGAAGCTGGTCAGGCAGCGCAACCAGATGCGCACGCAGCTGAGCAAGGTGGTCGGCGTGGTGGAGAGGATGGGAGTGTTCGAGCCGGGCACAACCACGCCCTCCACGGTGGCGCAGCGACTGGAGACGGGGTTGGCGGCGGGTGAGGCGGCGGTGCTGCCGCCAGTGCCGGTGCTGGTGTCGCCGTTCTTCGAGGGCCACCTGAATCCTCGGATCCGCGCGCTGCGGGTGCGTCAGGACATCGAGCGCAACCGGGACGTGCTGTACGTGCGGGATCTGACCGCGCCGGAGTTCTTCGTGGCGCAGGGTCTGGACGGCAACCAGGTGCGCTACCACGTCGACGCGCTGGCCGACGGCGCGCCGGGCGACCTGGTGGACGCCAGCCAAGAGGTGCGCTACCAGGTGTTTTACAGCGCGGCCACGCCGCAGCGGGATGCCCTGTTCGAGGTCGTCGACGCCACGACGGTGCAGAGCGTCAACGCGTTTTTCGACTGGCACTCGGCGGCGGACCAGGCGCGGCGGATGAACGCGGCGGCGCGTCCGGCGGTTCTCAAGCCGTGAGCAAGGGCTGCTGCCGGGTGTGTGGCAAGACGCAGAATGCGACGCTGGATGGCACGTTGGTTCGGCATGCGCGGCGCGGCGGCAGCCCCTGTCGGGGCGGGGGCCGCTTCCCGCAGGGGTGGACGCCTCGGGTGTTCGAGCCGGGGTCGCCGCCGCCGCGCCCCGGGCAGCGGGTGACGCGGGTGCAGCCGATCGACGAGACGGGGGAGCCGGTGGGTCCGGTGCTGGAGTCGACGGTGCGGGGCCGGGCCGGCTGGCAGCGGTGGTTTTACAGCAGTGAGGGCGGCGACGCCTTCACCGGCTACATGACGTGGGAGCGGGCGACGCGGGAGCGGCGCGTGATGGATGTGTCGCCGTGGATCAGGGAGGCCATGCGGTGAGGAAGTTCTGGCGGGGCCAAGTGATCGGGGACTACATCTATCCGATGCAGTGGTCCAACAACTGGATCTCAGGCGCGGACGGCAACGTCCACAATCCGAAGTCGGTGGTGCTGGACCCGCAGGATGTTCCTCGGTTCGACGCCTCGCGCAACGATCCGTCGGTGGGCTTGTTCTGGCGGGAGTTCCGGCTGGACCGGGTGACGCTGCGGTTCGTGGAGATCCCGCCGGAGCATGACGCGATGGTGGAGCGGGTGGCGGAACTGCTGGACGCGGCGGCGAGTCACACCATGGACGGGCTCGCTCCCGAGGGCGCGCCGACGGCGGACGAGACGTGCAGGGCCATGGTGGCCCTGTGGTTCAACCGCATGGCGTGGCACTTGCGGGCGGAGCACACGATGCCCAACACCGTGCACCAGCTGCTGATGACGAGGCGGTGGTGGCACGGGGCGGACGGGATGGTCCCGTCCAAGTTGGTTTCCAACAACCGGGAGAGGACGAAGGAATGAAGTTCACGAAGCGGGGAAGAATCCTCGGCGTGGCGTTCGCGGCTATCGCCGTGTTCATCGGCACCACGGCGGAGTCGTGCGGGCCGACCGCGCACCAGGCCAGCCAGGACATCACCAACAAGGTCGGTGACGCGTCCAGCAAGTCGGTCGCCTACCCGTTCGACGAGATGGTGGCCGGCAAGTGGTTGGAGCGGCAGATGCTGCGGGAGCACCTGCTCCGGCAGAACAACAAGGCCGCCTCGCGCTGGATCATCGTGCTGAACCAGCAGGGCCAGCCGATCACCCAGTTCGCCATCCAGGGCATGGCGTTCTCGCCGGACTCGCAGATGACCACCTCGCAGCTGATCAACGGCGACTACACGGGCGACCCGGTCACCGACGCGCCCGGCGACAACGGCACCTACGGCCCGGAGCCGGGCAACGTGGCGTTCTATACGACCTCCGGGGTGGAGATCCAGCTGTCCAAGATGGTGCCGTGGATCGAGACGGATGCCCCGATCGACCTGCCGACCAAGCCGCTGCTCACCATGGACGCCAACGCCAAGCCGTCGGTGGGTAGCCAGAAGGTGGGTCAGTAGATGAACAGGTGGGAGACGGGCATGGAGCAGCGCCCCATGCGCACGGTGCTGCTGGTCTGCGCCATCGCGCTGGTGGCGGGGCTGATCGTGGTCGGGGTGCTGTGGGGCCTCGGCGTGATCCTTTCGCCGGTCAAGGGCGCCGGCGACTCGTACTCGCGCAAGAACAGCGCGGACAACTTCATCTCCGCCCAGGCCCAGTTCGAGGCCGACTATGCCCAGTTGGGCCAGTTCAAGGCCAACATCGCCGCGAAGGCCGGCGAGGTCACCGCGTGGGAGAAGGCGCACCCGGCCGGGGCGCCGAGCGGCGGTTGGGACCAGGCGGCCGAGCACGACCAGTTGTTGCACTCGGACCTGTCGGGCCTGACCAACCAGTGCAACGCCCTGGTGGCCGACTACAACGCCCGGTCGCGTCAGTACCTGTCGCAGGACTTCAAGGCCGTCGACCTGCCGGCCGAGCTCAGCGCGACCGAGTGCGCCGCGCCGTCGACGGGCGGCTGAGATGCCCGTGGTTGGGCAGATTGGCCTGGTGCTCGTGGGTGCGGCGCTGTTCGTGCTGGCCTGGCTGGTCGGCAAGACGCAGCGTGGCCTGTCCATCGCGTTGATGATCGGCGGGGTGTGGATGCTCGCGCTGTGGGCGTTCGCTGGCCAGGGCTCGTTGTGAGCGCGCCGGATGAGCACCATGACGAAGATCGCGAAGCTGGACCGGCAGCTGCGCCGGCTGGTGGGGATGCTGGCTCACCCGCTGGCGCTGATGGAGGCCAACGAGTTGTTGGACCGCCGGCTGGAGCTGATGGCGCAGCGGGAACGGGGCTACACCGAGCTGGATCGCAGGACGTGGCGCCGGTGAGCGACACGCCGGTGTTCGACGAGTTGGCCGCCCAGTACATGATCTGGCCGAAGGAAGAGGGCGCACAGGATGGATGAGCAGACGCGGAGCGCTGAGACCGCCAACGCGATGCTGGACGAGATCGCGAAGTACCTGGATGACGCCGAGATTCCCACGGGTTTCCTGCCGGTACGGGTGAAGGTGCTGATTGGCCGCTGGCGGATGGAGCAGGACGCGGCCGACGCGTTCCGCACCGCGTTGGGTTCGGCGTTGAACGCGCCGCACTCCGACGGCGACGCCGAGCTGATCGCACAGGCCAGGATCCAGTTGGAGTTCGTGAGGTGGTGCCGGCAGCAGGAGAGTCAGATCCGACTGCGGTCGGCGCTGGCGTTTCTCAACTCGCCGTTCAGCTTCGATCGGCTGGACCTGGATGCGTTGACGCCGCAGCAGAACGAGTGGCGCCGGGCGCTGTTGGCGCTGAAGGATCTGCGTACGGCGGTGGGCGGGGTCAACGAGCAGTTCCCGGATGTGATGGACGACGAGGAGTTCCCGATCGCGCGCCGGGCCTGCCTGGACATCACCCACAACATGGACGTGTTGTTGGCGCTGCTGTCCGCGCGGGAGGGCCGGGAGGCGCTGCTGGCGTTGATCCCGGACATTGCCGAGGGCGGCGAGATGACCTCGGAGATGCTCCGGTCCGACGACCTCGCCGACAAGCGGGTGACGATCGTGCTGCGGGGGGCGTGGACGCCGCTGGCCGTGGAGCAGTACATGCGGCAGTTGGCCGAGGACAACCGTGACAGCGGGTGGGAGCTGACGGTGTCGGTGAATCCGCCGAGCTGACCGGGCGTGGCCGGGTGGCCGTCATCCTTCGGGGTGGCGGCCACTTCTCTATGTAGCCGATGTGATGCCGGCTACTCTTTTGGTATGGATGCTGATGTTCGACTCGCGGTCACCGCGAGCAGGGTGGCCGACGCGGTGCTGGAAGCGCATGGCCCGGAGCGCTACGGCGGGTACTGGGCGTGCGCGGAATGCCTGAATGCCCACGGGGATCTGCGGCCGTTTCCTTGCGCGACGACGGAGGTGGTGCTGATGGTGCTGAACGTCAAGGTCGAGGACGTGTTCCACCTTCCGCCGATTGACTAGCCGGTGATTCATCGGCTAGCCTTGGCTGTCCCGCTTCCCAACCCGAAAGGCCGCACCATGTCCATCCCCCTGGTCAAGGTCGACCAGTACACCGTCACCGACCTGCCGGCGCCCGCTTGCGAGCGCGACTACATCCGCGTTGGCCGCGACGTCACGTTCAAGCCCGGTGACAGCACCATGCATGTCGCCGGCTACGGCCACGTCAGCGGCGGCGCCGCCATGGACCTGGTCCGTGCGCTGCTGGCCGGCTATGTCCTGATCGAGCAGGACCAGGCGGCCCGACGGTGACCGGACGCGCCAACGATTTCGCCCTTGACCAGCTGGCCGAGCTGCTGGCCGAGGCCGACACGAAACTGCTGGGCTTGAAGCCCGGCGAGGGCGTCACGCTCGACTCGTCCGGCGCTGTGCGCGCGTTCCGGGCTAACCACATCACTGCCGGGGAGCTGCGGGTGGTCGCGGCCGCCGCCATCGCGCTGGCGAACGCGGCCTGGGACGCGGCCATCGGCGACCTGGCCGACTCGCTGATCACCGAGAGGCGGCGGGTCCGGTGAACGAGGTGACCCTGGAGTCCGCGCTGCGACTGATCACGGCCGAGGATGTCGACAGCTCGGTGCCGGCCAACTACGTGCGCGCCGCCCGAACTCTGGCCGCCGAGGTGCGGCGCCGCCTGGCCGAGGACATCACGCCGATCATGCCCTACACCGGGCGCGACGAGATCCTGCTGGTCACCTCGCGCAACGCCACCTATCCGCTGACCAGCGACACCATGCCGGTGTTCGACACGATGACCGACCGCGACATCGTGGTGGCCCGTTCCCTGCTCGGCCTCGCCGTCGACCGCATGAGCCGATTGGAGCTTCCGACGTGACAGAAAAGGTTTTCCCGCCCGGGTCGCCGCAACCATCCACCGTTGTGTCGAAGGTGTACCGAGCGACCAGCGCGGTGGAGGGCATCAGCTACTTGCGGATCCTGCCGGCCACGGTCGAGCGGCTGGACTACTGCTGGGTACGCGAGGGCACGCCGGATGCCGGGCAAACCTGGAAGCAGATCAACACCCACGCGCTGCGCGACATCTCCTCGACCGACGACCGGCCGGCCGACCAGCGCCCGCCCATCTCGCTGGCCGAGGCCACCCGGCTGATGGGCGAACGCCTTGGGGTCGACCCGGCCGACATCGGCGCGGAGATCGAGGACGCGGTCAACGCGATCAAGCGGCAGGCGGGCCCGGCGGCGCGGATCCGGGTGACCGACCTGTCCATGGTCGAACAGGGCTTCTCGCTGGCCGCCTCCGATCCGGGCGCGTACGCGGCCCGCCGGTCGTGGCCTTCGGAGTACGGCGAGGGCAAGGACTACGAGCCGGTGTCGGCTTGGGTGGCGCACGCCTGCGCGCACGTGGCCATCTCGCTGCTGCCCAAGCTGATCGCCTCCCAGCACCGGATACAGGTCGAGCCGGGCCCGGTGACCACGGTGGACGCCGATCAGCTGGACGACGCGGCCACGATGTTGCACCGAGACGAGTGCTACGACGGGTGCGATGTGCACAGCATGACCGCGTTCCGGGAGAAGGCGCTGCGCATGTTCGGCGCGGCCGGGGTGCTGGCGGTCGGGGTGCCGGCCGCCAAGGTCGCGGAGATCCGGGTGAGCGAGCACCGCAAGCTGGTCTCGATCGTCACCGGCGTGCCACTGGAGAAGCTGCCGTGATCGAGCACGATGACGCGGTCGCCGGTGTCGCCGCGATCATGTCCAAGCTGGCCACGCTGCTGGGCAGGCAGGTGCTGATCGCGGGTACGAATCCGCCGGTGGCAGGCACCGTCACCGGTTTTCAGCTCGACCAGCAGCGCGGCATCGTGTTGGAGATCTCCGGGCACGCCAGCGTCGCCGTCGCCGAGCTGGACTCGATCCGCCTCGCGCTGCCCGGTTCGCCGCCGGCCCTGCCGTCGGGTGGTGCGTTGTGATGCGGCTGGGGCGCCGCCGGCCGTGGGCGCCGATGGCGTGGGTGATGGGTATCGCCATCGCGGCCGGCTTCGTCCAGGGGCAGTACCTGCTGTCGTCGCTGTTGGTTCCGTACTTCCTTTATCACGCGATCGGGTCGTCTCGGTCGCTGTTCACCCGCGAGAGGCATATAGATGAGTAGTTTTCGTGTTTCCGTGAGCGTCGTCGAGCAGGACGCCAGCGAACCGGTCGAGCGCGAGCTGGTCGCTACCGGTGTTCGTCCGGCCGACCTGGCCCGGACGCTGCGCCAGCACTCCGCCGCCATGATCATGTCGGTGGCGCCGCGCCCCTCGGTCCCCGACGAGATGTTCGCGTCCCCACCGGTGGCGTGGCAGCGCTGGCTGGACGCCCAATACCTCGGTCAGACCGTGGGCGAAACTATGGGTGGCGTGATCCGCAGCGCGGTCGACTTCGCCAAGTTCGAGAAGCGGCGCAGCGTCGACACCCAGCCGTTCGTGTTCGTGATGCGTGCGCCCACCTGCGAGATCACCGCGAGCCACTTCGTCAACGAGATCAAGGTGGAGGCCAACCCGGGAGTTTCGTTCCAGTTCGTCCTGCCGGAGCCGCTCTCGCTGGAGCCGGGCGACACCCTGCACGTCGCCGTCGTCGACGGCCACCGCACCGTTGTGCAGCACAACACCGAGGGCGCGCTGGCCCGTCTGATCGCCGGGGCGATGAGTCTGCCGACGGAGACCGCGAATTCCACGCTGATCGACCGGGCGGCCGTGGCCGACGGGGTGTTGCGCGTGGTCGGCGCCGTCGCTGCGGTCAACGGCTACGAGCTGCGTGGCGGCCGCGTCGTCGACGACGCGCGGCGCATGCTGACCGAGCTGGCCGACCTGGCCGCCCGCCGGCCCGGGTCGGTGAGCCTGGCGCAGGTGGCCAAGTGGGCTGGGCTGCCTGGGGACGTCAGCCTCACCGACGCGACGCACTGGGCGACCAACGCGCGGGCGATGATCGAGCGCATCGACGAGATTCTGGACTTCCATCGGGCGTTTCCGGCCACTGTCGAGCGCACCATGTTCAATCGCATGGACTACCTGGAAAGGCTGGTTGAGCGGGTCCCGCCCACGGGTGAGGCGGCGCTGGGTGGGCAGACGTGGCACGACGCGAACGGCAGTGACTATCACCTGGTGCTGGAGCCGACCAAGGACGGCGAGGTGACGGCCCTACTGTCGGTGTACGTCGACAGCGACGGTCCCAGCGTCGCCCTGGACGCCGCCCAGTTACGTCAGGTCGCGGCGAGACTTCTGGCTCGTGCTGCCACGTTGGAAGCGAACGTGCAGTGGGAGGACCCGCACGCCGAGGTCAAGGGCACGGTGGGCTGGCCGACGATCTACGACCCGGAGGTGTCGAGCGCCTCGGTGAACTGCTGCGGCCGTATCGAGTGCATCGACGCGGCGGCGGATTGGGTGCAGAAGGTGACCGGTCATCTTGGCGTGTGGACGGTGTACGCGAAGTCGCCGAGCGAGGACCGATGAAGCCCAACCAGCACGAGTGCCCAGCGCCGGGGTGTGGCCGGACGATTCCCACCAGCCTGTTCGCCTGCCGTACCGACTGGTATCGGTTGCCGAAGGCGACCCGAGACAAGATCAATTCGGCGTACTACCAGGGCGACGGCTCGTACCTGGACGCGGTCATGGAGGCCGAAGCCTGGTACGAGGCCAACCCGAAGCCGGGGGTGGCCAAGCCGACCCTGACCGTGGCGCCGGACCCGCAGCTGCCGCTGGGCCTGCCCGGTGAGTGACCTGGGCTGGCTGCTGCTGTGGATGGCCGTCGCCGGCTACGTGGCGGCTGGGCTGGTCGCCCTGCTCGCGGGTTTTGTCAGCTACGCGTTGTGTGTCACATGGCGCAGACTGCGGCCGCGCCGGGTTAGATGATTACCCGGTGAATAAGCGACTTCTGATTCGGGCCGTCCGGTTCTGTGCCGTCTACGCGGCGGGCCGGACGGCCCACGCCGTGGGCGACTACTACGTGCAAACCAGCCATCAGGCCACCCGCAAGGGCCAGCGCACGCGCGAGGGTCAACTGGCATGCGCCGGCCACGTCGCCAGCTACACCGTCACCCAGGTCGTGGTGCTGCTGGCCGTCAACCGACTGTTGGGACTCGGCTTGTCGGCGCGGGCGGTGGCCGCCGGTCAGCTGGTCAGCGCGATCACCCACTACTTCATGGACCGCGAGTACACCGCCGAGGCCATGCACAAAGCGATGGGCAGGAGCGAGTTCCACCAGCTGGGGATGCCAGGAACGCCGTTCACTGGCGGAAAGATGCTGGACCAATGCTGGCATGAGTTCTGGTTGTTCGTGGCCGCGCTGGTTACGGCGGTGCTGACGGAGAGGTGAGGGACGTGGACAACGAGGCACTGCGCGATTCGGCACGCGAGCTGGTGCAGGAGATCGCTGACGCGTTCGAGGTGCCGGTGGAGTTGGTGGCGATGCCGCCGGACCAGTTCGAGGAGTGGTTGGATCGGACGTACCCGATTGACTAGCCGCCCGGTAGTCGGCTACGGTTTGTGTGACCGTTCCGCTACCGAGAGGACAGAACGCAGTGAAGCTGACCGGCTACGTGACCGTGCACATTCCGGGCGGTATCCAGTACGCCTACACCAGCGTCGACATCGTTCGTGACGGTCGGGCCTACGACATCCCCCGGCCGTGCTTCGAATTGATCGACGGCATCGTGGCAATGCCGGTGATCGGTTACCGAGCCGAGTCCCCGACCACCGAGCTGGTTCTGGACCTGGGGCGGTGGATGGTCGTGGACATGAAGATGCGGGCGCGCAGTATCGTCACCGAATTCATTCCGACCGACGACCCGAACCGCCTGCTTCCGCTGGCCGAGCGCTACATCCGGGAGGCCCGGCATCTGGATTCCCTGGGTGTCGAGCAGTGGTTCAACCGGCTGATGAACGACGCTTCGACCGAAGCGCACGTGGTGAAGCCCGCCCTAGGGTCCGGCCGGTGAGCGGCCCGCGCCAACCGGATCTGTACGTCGGCGATGACGGTCGACTGCGAATGAAGATCGACGAGTCGACGCTGTTCGGGCAGATCGCCATGGCGTTGGTGAACGGCTGGACGCCGGATCATCTGCGGGTGCTGACCAACAGTATCCGGGTCTCGGCCGTGTACTGGGGCAAGGCGACGCGAGAAAACCGCTCCGAGGTGATCAATCAGTTGGTGGACATGCTGTGGATGTCGGCCGCTCAGCAGCGCCTGATGATCGTGGCCATGGGCAGGGTGCGCCTGGCGCTGTCGGAGCCGGATTCGGAAGGGCCGCTGCACATGCTGCCGGTGGTGACCGATCGCATGACGTTCCCGTCAACGCTCCCGTATGAAGTGGTGTTCCTGCTGCGGGCCTACGCGATGCCACCGGCCGCCACGGACCTGAACATATAGCCGGTAGATCACCGGCTAGGCTACGATACCGTCCATGCCCATGTTGCGTATTCGAGGGGAGGTACCCGTGGGGCGCCGCCGATACCGCCTGCCGTTCGGTCTGGTCATACTGATCTGGCTGCTGATGATCGTTCCCGTGGTCGGTGTCGTTGCCCTCGGGTTCCCCGCGATTCTCGCCCTGCCCCTGTGGATCGGCGCGTCCCTGGGCGTCACCGCCCTGGTTCGGACCCAAGTCCTGCTCAGCCACATCCGCGCCGAACAGCATCACCTGCCCGCGCCGCCACCGGCCCCGGAGATTGAGGCCGCAGCCGAGTCGCCCACGCGGGACACCGCCTGGGAGGACGCCGAGGCCGAGCTGGGTCGACTCCGGGCGCACCTGATCGAGCGCGGGAGCATCACCGCCGGGAACAAGGAAGCCCTGCCGCCGGCCCTGGCTGGCCGGCTGTTCGAAGCCCGGTTCCAGCTCGACATGCTCAAGGCGCGCCGCACGATCGACCCCGACTACTGGGAGACGGTCGTGGCGCCGGCCGAGCAGGCTCGCGACGAGGTGCTGCTGGCCATCGGCGAACACACGTTCGGCACCACGTTGGCCGCCTGCGCCGCACTGCCGGCGCTCAAGCGGCCGTTCCGACTGCTTACCGACTGCCAGCAGGGCCACGTCGGTGAGCACCTGGTCACCCAGGCCCCGACCCGCGACCGCGTGGGCCGCGCCTGCCGTGTGGACGGTTGCACCTCGACCTGGACGGAGTGGAGATGAAGATGAGTCGCAACGCGACACGGTCCTGGGGCTGGACGGGCCCGTTCACCACCGGCGACACGGTCACCGTGTGGGTCGACCCCAGTAACGGCGGCCGCATCGGCAGTATCGCGGTCATCACGGACGAGGGTCTGCTGCTGGACTGCGATGGCGAAGACGTCTGGTGGCCGCGTACGGGCGTCAGCTACATCACGGCGGTGGGCCGGTGACCGCAGACCCCATCGCCATGGCGCTGATGGCTGCCCTGGACCACGGCAACATCATCGGCTACTCCGAACTGAGCCACGCCGCCTCGATCGCCTCGGTGGCCCGGCGCGGCGCCACGTTGACCGAGCGCCAGCGCCGCGCCGCGCACCGCCTTCTGACCCGGTACGCGACCGAGCTGCACGCGGCCGGCATCCCGCTGCCGGCCGCGCCGCCGTCGCCGGAGCCGCAGACCTCCAGCCCGGGGCCGAGGCCGCCGGCCGGCCCGACCTCCGACGTGCTGGTGCGGGTGTGCGCCTATACCGACTCGCGCGGGGTCAACTCCGGCCCGCGCATCGGGGTGTCCGCGCCACACCGGTTCAGTACCCAGCTCAAGATGATCTACGGCGCGAAGCCGTACAAGGACCCGACCAACGGCAAGTTCGAGTGGCACTACCCGGTGTCCCCGGCCAACGCTGCCGCGCTGCTCGACCTGTTCGCCGGCCAACGCCTCTCGGTCGGCAAGCGGGTGGTCGAGCTGGCCGCCGACCACAACGGACGCGGGCAGCGACAGGTGGCGCTGGACGAGTCGGAGCCGCTGCCCGACTTCGACACCACCGGCCTGATTCGGCCGCAGTTCTCGCTGTGGGACCACCAGCGCCGCTCGGCGCGGTTCGCCCTGGACTCCGTCGCCAGCCTGCACGCGATCGGCATGGGCGGCGGCAAGACGCTGTCGACCATCACCGCGATCAACCTCAAGGCGCGCGAGGACGGCCCGCAGCGGGTGGTCATCGTGTGCCCGAACAAGGTGCGCGGTGTCTGGCCGCGCGAGGTGCGCAAGTTCTCCGCCCTGGACTGGCACATCGTCGACGGCTCGAAGCTGTCCAAGCGGGCCCGGCACGGTCGGGTGTCGCTCAAGCTGGCCCAGCGGCTGCACGAGGCCGAAGAGTGCCTGTTCGACTGCACGTGTGGCGCGCTGGTGCACGCCGTGGTCGTCAACTACGAGGCGTTCGCCCGCGAGCCGTGGCAGACCTGGCGGCCGCCGCAGCGCATCGACGTGGCCGTCTACGACGAGGTCCACCGCATCAAGTCGCACAAGGTGAAGACCAGCAACGGCGGCTACACGCAATCCGGGGCGCTTGCCCAGTGGGTGGGTTTCACCGCCAAGCGGATCGGGCTGACCGGCACGCCGATGCCACAGACGCCACTGGACATCTTCGGCATCTTCCGGGCGTTGGACCCGGGCATCTTCGGCCTGTCCTGGTCGCTGTTCCGTTCCACCTACGCCATCACCAATCCGCACGTGGAGGAGATGGTGGTGGGCTACCGCAACGTGGTGGACATGGCGCGGAAGTTCTTTTCGATCACCTACCTTCCGGTGATCGACCTGGACCTGCCGGCGGTCACCGACATCACCCGCGAGTTCGAGCTGGAAGCCGACGCCCAGAAGGTCTACGACTCACTGGATCAGGAGCTGTGGGCCGACCTGTCCGGTTTCGGCGGCGGGGTGGCCAACGCGGCCGTGCTGCGCCAACTGGACGAGGAACTGGACGCGCTGGCCCGCGAAGAGTTCGAGAGCATCACCCCGACCGATCCCATCTTCGGCGGTGGTGTGATCGGCGGGATGCACGAGCGCATCCGCGAAGAGGGCTCGACCGTCACCCCGGCCAACATCATGGTCAAGTTGTTGCGCCTGCAACAGCTGACCGGCGGCACCGTCATCGACGACGAGGGCAACCGCATCCGGGTGTCCAAGGGCAAGGCCGAGCTGCTCGCCGAGGTGCTGGACGAGGTCGGATGCTCGCGCACCGATGACCACGAGCCGGAGCCCACGGTGGTGTTCTGCCGCTTCCGCTCCGACCTGGACGTGGTGCGCGAGACCGCCGAGGCCGCCGGCCTGCGCTACGCCGAGGTGTCCGGGCGCCGCCATGACGGGCTGACCTATGAGTCCGAGATGAATCCCGACGCGGACATCGTCGGTGTGCAGATCCAGTCGGGCGGCACCGGCGTCGACCTGACCCGAGCCCGGGTGGCCGTCTGGTACTCGCTGGGCTACTCGCTGTCCGACTACGACCAGGCGCGCAAGCGGCTGGACCGGCCCGGCCAGACCCGGCCGGTGGTGATGGTGCACCTGCTCGCCACCGGCACCGCCGACTTCGACGTGTACGGCGCGCTGGACAGTCGCCGCTCGGTGATCGCCTCGGTGATCGCCACCCACGGCATCGACCCGGCCAAGCTGGGCTTGGTCGACGACGCGCCGACCGAAGAGGACTTGCGTCGCATCAAGGGCGGCCAGGGTGCGGTCGAGTTGCCGTTCCAGCGTCTGATCGAGGCCGAGGCCGTCCGGCTCGGCCAGCCGGTGGGGTCATGGAAGGTGGGCGCGTGACGCACGACCAGATCGACCAGGTGATCCCGGCCGGCCCGGGGCTGGTGCACGTCTGGCTGGCCGGGGATCAGTCCTATCGGCTCACGCCCGTGGTGGCATGGCTGGTGGTGGGCACCTACGAGGTCAACCAGGTCACCGGCACCTCGGCGTTCCGGGGCGACACCGTGGAGGCCGCGCACCTGGACCCGCAGCGCGGCACCCTCGACCGGTTGGGCGTGGCCGGGCTGCACGCCGGCTACGTCGGCACCTTCCCCTACGCCGCCACGGCGGACATCCATGACGCGGTGGCCCGCATGTGGGCCGCCGTCACCGAGACTCCCCGGCAAGCGCCGGGGGATGACGAGAGGGAGTAACGAGACATGACCGGACCGGAACTGTTCGAGCTGGGATCGAGCATCATCAAGGACATCCAGGACGGGATAGAGACCCCCTGGGACGCGGCCACCGGCGCCGCACTGGCCGCCGCCTGCTTCGAGGGCTCCCAGGCCGCCGCGTTCGCAGTGATGGCGTCCATGGAGTTGGACGGCGAGGACGACGCGATGGCGCGGTCGTGGGCCAAGGCCGTCGGTCTGGAGATCGAGGACGAGAACGCGGAGAGCGTGGCGTGACCTGGCGCGACGGGGCCATGTGGTCGTTCGACACCGAGACGACCGGCGTGGACGTGCACACCGACCGGATCGTGACGGCCGCACTGCTGCGGCTGGAGCGCGGCACGGAGCCGGTGGTGATGGAGTGGCTGGCCGACCCCGGCATCGAGATCTCCGAGGGCGCGGCGAAGGTGCACGGCATCTCGACCGAGTATGCCCAGGCGCACGGCCGGCCGGCGGTCGAGGTGGTAGAGGACATCCTGGCCGCGATCGAGGCGATACCGCAGGGTGAGCCGCTGGTGGTCTACAACGTCCCGTTCGACTGGACGCTGCTGCTGGCCGAGGCTGACCGGTATCTCGGCACGGCCAGCTTGCGCACGCCGCACTTCGTCGACCCGCTGGTGATCGACAAGGCCCTGTTCAAGTTTCGTCGGGGCAAGGGCGCCCGCCAGCTGATGAACGTCTGCCGTACGCACGGTGTCGTCCTGACCGAGGACGAGGCGCACAGCGCGAAGGGCGACGCGTTGGCCTCGGCGCGGCTGGCATGGAAGTTCGGTGGCATGCACCCGGTCTCGTCGATGACGTTGGCGGAGTTGCAGGGGTGGACGGCGGACAAGTATCGGGCGCAGACCCTGGATTTCGCGGCTTGGAAGCGGCGGAGCGACCCGACGGAGGCGGCGCGGATCGAGTCGGAGGCCGAGGGGTGGCCGGTCAAGCCGCGCCCGAAGCCGATCGAGACGCAGGACCCGATTCCGTTCTGATCGCTGACGCGGAACAGCCCCCCGGTGCGTGCCCGGGGGGCTGTCTCGTATGCGGGGTGGGCACGCACCTGACGACTAGGTTCCGCTGGCTGAGAGGCATCCCGTGAGCGGCCGCGCACCCACCACCAGGAAAGGGTGACTGATCAGGGGGTATAGCGCAACAGTAGTCTATTGACTAGCCGGTGTTTGACCGGCTATGGTTGACGTATGAGGCTTCCCGAGTTGCGGCGCCTGGTCACCTCGGCGCTGCTCGAATCCGCCGCCTGCGGCCAGCTGGCCGCCGACGTCGCGACCCACCGTCAGCCCTACCTGCTGGCCGGTCGCCGCGCCGTCCCGCTTCCCTCACGCACCGCCCGCCTGTTCACCCGCGAGGTGAACCGGGGCCACCTGATCGTCACCGACACCGAGGCCGACCAGCCCGCCTTCGATGGCGGCGCCGTGCTCATGGTCACCACCGTCAATGGAGGTTCGAGCCGATGACCTACCAGTCCGACCGGGACAAGTTCCTGGACGAGTTCACCGCCGCACTGGTCCAGAAGCTGGACAGCATGTGCGCCACGTTCAACGAGAGTGAGCTTCGGTTCGCCCTGACGGAGCTGACCACTGGCTGGACGGTCAAGCAGAAGGACGTCGACCTGAACCACCTGCACGACGCCGAGCCCAACACGCACGTGCGTTACGTGATCTCCACCAAGGCGCGCCCGCTGACCGAGGCGGAGTCCGACTACCGCAAGCGGCGCACGGACGCCTACCTGTGGCGGGGCGAGGTGGACGGGCCGCCGCCGCCGGCCGAGGTGCCGTTGCACCGGCTGATGGAGCAGAGGGTGTGGTGGCGCTCCCGCGACGGCAAGACGTTGCTGCTCAAGGACATGCACCCGGAGCACGCGCGCAATCTGTTGCGGATGCTGGAGCGCAACGCCTACGACCTCCATAGCGGCTACCTGGGGGTCTTCTCGAACGCGCCGGACGACGTGCAGGACCAGGCGTACGCGGAGGACCCGCGCGAGTGGCTGAGGGGCACGAAGTTCTACCGGGCGCTGCGCAAGAAGATCCGCAAGGACGACGAGAAGTTCGGCCGCGAGATGCGCGAGAAGGAGCGGGCGGCTCGAAAGGCTACTGGCAAGTAGCCTAAAAGTCCCTGCCGAGGGTGTGTTCCAAGTGGACACACCCTCGGTGCTTTTTATTGACAAGCCGGTGTAGCGGCGGCTAGCTTAAAAGGGTGGGCAGCCAACGAGGAAGGAAGACCAGGTGAGGATCGTCAACCGCGCCACCGGCAAGACCAAGGAGGTGCAGCCGGTGAAGAACGAGACCAGCGAATGGGACGACTACGCGTTCCCGTCCGCCCCCGCTGACTCGGCCGCACTCAGAGCCAAGGGCCACGTCGTGGAGGACGAGTGATACCCGAGATCTGGTTCACCGCAGACGCGCACCTGGGGCACAAGCGCATCCCCGAGCTGGCCGGCCGGCCGTTCGTCGACAGCGATGAGATGGACGCCGCGATCGTCGACGCCTGGAACCAGATGATCAGACCGAACGACATGGTGTGGTGCCTGGGCGACATGGCCATGGGGGAAATGGACTACTCGCTGGGACTGGTCTCCCGGCTGCACGGGCGCAAGCACCTGATCAGCGGCAACCACGATCGTACGTTCGCCGGCTACGGCCACCACGACCCGAAGGCGGTCGACGGCTGGGTGGCGCGGTACCGGGCGGCCGGCTTCGTCGCCGTGCACACCTCGCGCAACTTCCAGCTGCACCCGCGCAAGTCCGTGCACGTGCAGATTCCCCTGGGGTTCGGTCTGGAGCCGGTGCTGCTGTCGCACTTCCCGTACGAGGGCGACACCCAGGGCTCCGATCGGTTCCACGAGTTCCGGCCCAGGCGGCCGCGCGGCAAGCCGGCGCCGGTGCTGGTCCACGGCCACACGCACTCGGGTGAGCAGGTTGGCGACCGCATGGTGCACGTCGGCATGGACGCCTGGGACTGCGTTCCGGCGCACATCGACGAGGTGCGCGAGCTGGTCAGGGGGTTGTCGTGAGTTGTCGCCACGTCGCGACCTACGACAGTCGCGCCGATGCCGATGCGGCCGCGTTCGACAAGCGGGTGAAGGCGGGCACGGGCGGCGCCCGGGACAAGGGCTGGGCGTCGGAGGGCTGTCCGCGCTGCCACCGGTTCATCGTGACCACGCGGCAGGCTCGGGAGAACCGCCGGCAGCGGGCGAATCGCCGATCATGACTGTTTCGTAGCCGCCATGTTGCCGGTTAAGATTCCAGTACCCTTTTCCCCCAATTTGAGGAGTTGGCCGTGGCAGACACCGACCAGGACGCACCGGAGGTTCCCGTCAAGACGCTGGCCCGTGTGCAGGCCCTGCACCAGGTGCGGGACGCTCGCGTGACCTATGACGACCTGGCGGGCGCCTACCACCTGAACGACCTGGAACAGGGCGTTGTGCAGCTGACGGGGCCCGCGCGGCGCACGATGGCCGAGCTGCGCTCGGCGAAGTTGATCGCGCCCCGGCAGGTCGAGGAGCGTCCGGGGCCGGTCGACCTGACGCCGCTGGGACTGTCCACATTGGCCGAGTGGGAGGGGACAACTCGGGTTGACTAGCCGATGATAGACCGGCTAAGGTTCCCATAGTCGTTCCCGATCCTCGGAGGAAATCGTGACCACACCCGACGCGCTGGCCGCATTCGACCCCGACACCCCGATCGTCGATCCGAACTCTCGGGTCATCGGCGAGGTCGACCCGGACAGCATGGTCGGGGCGACCATCGTCACGCCCCACGGAGCCACCGGCGTGGTCATCGGCTGGATGCAGCTGCCCGTCACCAACACGGTGCACGTCACGATTCGCGAGCCGGGCCGCACCTTCAACACCGCGTCGACCTTCCAGCCTGAGGACACGTTTCAGCTGATCGTCCCGGCCCCCACGCCGGACGTGGTCGGCATCGATCCCGACCTGGCCCGTGAGCTGGCCCGGGTGCAGGACGCCATCAAGGCCCGCGAGGGCGAGGTGGCCGACCTCAAGGCCCGCGAGAAGCAGCTTTCCGACCTGCTGCTGCCGCAGTTCCAGCGGTCCGGCTCGCGCACCACCGAGGTCGATGGCCGCAGCGTCTACATCCACGCCGCGACCTACGCCAATTACCTGGAGAAGGCCCCCGGCGAGAAGTACACCGCCGCTGACGCGGTGGCTGCGTTGCGCGCCATCGGCCGGGCGCACCAGATCCAGCCGGAGACGGTCAACTACCAGACTCTGGGCGCGATCCTGCGCGAGTACCGGGATCGTGACGAGGATCTGCCGGCGGTGCTCGCGGGCATTGTGGAGCTCGGCGAGAAGCCCACCGTTCGTGTCGGCGCGCCGAAGGTGAGGCGGCGCAAGTAGGACCCCGGGGTTTCCAGTCCGTGACGCGCCCGCCTCGCGTGGCGCGGGCCGGGGCCACCGGTTTCCGGGGCTAGGCTCGACCGGCGCCCGGACCCTAGCGCCTGGTGATCGACATCGCAGACGACGCGATGATCACCCAGACGGTCCATGCACAACCAGAACAGGAGAGGCATCCCCATCATGACTGAGTTCCCGATCGACACCGTGGCCGCGCCGCCCACCGGCGGCACGCCCACCACCACCGCCGTGGCCCGCCGCGACCCGGGCACCGTGCCGGCCGACATCATCGAACGCTTTCCGGCGCTCGACCCGGAGATGGCCGGCGAGATGACCGAGCTGCTGGCGGAGAACTTCCGCGAGGGCGAGAACCTGTCGGTCAGCAACCTGACCCGGGTCAAGGTCCCCAGCGGCGACGGCGCGGCCATGTTCTCCGTCGTCGACGGCGACGACACCACGGCGGAGAAGCTGCTCAAGGGCGTCATCGTCGCCTGGCAGGAGCGGAAGAACTACTGGGAGTCCGCCGAGGTCACCGGCGCGGCCCCCGACTGCTTCAGCCGTGACGGGGTGACCGGTATCGGCCTGTACGCCAAGGACAGCGAGGGCAACCCCTCCGGTCTGTGCGTCGACTGTCCGATGGGCCAGTGGAACGACGGCCCCAACGGCGAGCGGATCCCGCCGGCCTGCAAGGACCAGACCGCCGTGCTGCTCATGGTCGAGGGCGAGGCGTTCCCCTGGTTCGTCCAGGTGCCGCGCACTTCGCTGAAGGCTCTGAAGAACTACCGGGCCACGCTGTTCAAGCGGCTCAAGGGCGTTGCCCAGGTCGTCACCGAGCTGACGCTGGTGAAGGTCAAGAAGGAGGGCGTCCCCGCCTTCTACACCATCGTGTTCACCCAGGGCGAGGACCTGGGCAAGGCCGCCAAGCAGGTCGCCATCGAGGTCGGCAACCTGATGCTGCCCATCCTCAACAGCGTGGCCACCCAGGCCGCCGCCGAAGAGGTCGCCGCCGAGACCGGCGGTGTCAACGGGTCCGGCACGGTGGCGGCCGAGGCCGGCATCTCGCTGGATGACGACGAGGTGGTCACGACCGCATGAGCCGCGCCGAGCAGGCCACCCGGTTCTGCTCGGCACTGTTCGGCGGGCACGATGGCGATGACCGGCTGTCGGGTCTGTATGCGACGGTTTGGGAACTATCGAGCAAGCGGACGCAGTGGCGCCGGGCGGATCAGCCCGGCGCCGTTGCGTCTCTCATCGCCGAACTGGACGAGCGCGAGGGAACCACCGCCGTCTACGTGGGAACGGGACTGTCCGACCGCGTGGGCGAGGACAAGACCAGGCCGCGTGCCGACGAGATCGCCGGCATTACCGGCCTGTGGCTGGACATCGACATCCTGGGGCCCGGCCACGCGGGTGAGCACTATCCGGCCACGGTCGAGTCGGCGCTGCGCATCGTGGACGCGATGCGGTTGCCGCCGACGATGGTGGTGCACTCCGGTGGCGGGTTGCAGGTGTGGTGGCTGCTGCGGGAGCCGTGGCTGACCCGCGACGCCGCCGACCCGGACGCCGAGCGCGCGCGCATGGCCGCCCTGGTGGCCGAGTGGAACGCGACCGCGAGGTTCCACGCCGAGACCTTGGGCCGCTGGAAAGTCGACTCGGTGTTCGACCTGGCGCGGCTGATGCGCCCGGCCGGCACCACCAACCGCAAGATCTCCGACAACCCGCGCCGGGTGGAGATCCTGCGGCTGGACGAGGATGCCCGCTACGACCCGGACGACTTCGACGAGTACCTGCCCGACGCCTCGGTGCTGGCCGCCTACTCCACGCCCGTGCTCGGCCAGACCTCGGCGACGCTGTCCGAGGTTGAGCGCGAGATGGTCAAGGCCGTCAACTTCGCGGCCGTGTGGGCGCGGGTCACCTCACCCACCTACAAGGCGGCCGACTACACGCCGCCGTGGCTGGCCGAGATCCTGGCGTTGGCCGCCGAGGCCGATGACGTCGGCAAGAAGCTGATCGCCACCTGGCAGGGGCAGCGCCCCGACCTCAAGGACGACCAGAACCGCTACGACGCGGCGCTGACCAGGCTGCTGGGCGAGTTCGACGGGGTGGACACCGAAGCCCTGATCGAGGCCGTCATGTGCCGCCGGCTGCGCACCGCCGGGGCCAACACCGACAAGGTGGACCCGCGCCGACGGCTGGACTACATCACGCGGACGGTGGCCAAGTTTCAGGCCACCGCCGCGCACGCGGCCGCCGTCCGAGACCAGGCTGACCAGCGCATCACCGGGGCGGCCGGGCTGACCTTGGCGGTGCCGGCGCAGGTGCGGCCGGAGCCGGTGATGGCGATCGCCAACGGACACGGCGACCCGGCCGAGGCTGAGGCCGTGTTCGCCGCGTTCACCGCCGAGCTGATCGAGGACGTCCAGCCCGCCGAGGTCAAGGCCGCGATCGCCGCCGAACAGGTCGTGGTCGCCGACGCGATCGGAGTGGCGCCGCCGCCCACCCCGGTCGCCCCGGACGCCGATCCCGGCAATCCGTTCGAGGCGTTCCCGGAGCGCACCAGCCTGGAAGCCGCGAACCTCGACATTTTGACTGACCTTCTGATCGACAAGGCATATATTCAGCGCGGTGTGCGAGTCTGGCGCTTCGAAGGACGGGACTACGGTTCGAACCAGCTTGTTCGATTGCTGCTGCGGATGCCGATAGACATGGAGTGGCCGACTGACCGGCCCAGCCGTTACCGGCCCGGTCGGTTGTTGCCGACCGAGTGGTGGCGTCGTGACATGTTCGACAGCCCTGGGGGGTTTATCAAGGCCATCCAGCGCGACATTATGATCATCGCTCGCGAGGATGGGCCCAAAGAGGACTGGAAGCAGTGCATTCGCACCCTGGGGACCGTCATCCGTCGCGACTCCTCCGAGGGCGACCTGGCCCACTTCGCGCATGAGTGGCTGTTCAGCTACCTGATGGACATCCACGGCACCGGTGAGCCCAACGAGGTCGGCTCGCTCGGCAAGCCGTGGATCCGCGAGACCAACAACTGGCTTCCCGCTACGCCGCCGGATATCTATATCAACAAAAAGGTGTTTCTCGCCTATTGTAGATCGCAGGCCGGTGCCGTAATCGGACGTAACAGTGTGGACATTATCGACCTTTTGCGGCTGAATCCGGAGCGCATACGTATCTCTACGCCCGGAATGTCCAGCCGACGTACCTGGTACAAGGTGGATGCTGGGCAGTTCTCAAAAGCCGAATGGGCTGCGATTATCGAGATGATACGCCCGTCCTACGAGCGCACGATAGGGAAGCGCGGCCTGCACGCGGTCGACGACCCGGCCAAGGGTGGCGTGTCGCTGGGCGCGGATCGGACGGTGGGCTGATGGCGTGGCCGACTGTCCCCCAAGACGATGCCGGCACGCTGGCGGTGCTGGCGCTGGACGTGGTGAAGGGACTGCGGCACGGGCTGGCCGCACCGTGCTGCGCCTGCCACCGCACCGCATGGCACTGGCACGCCGCCGACGGCCAGCTGTACCCGCTGCACGAGGCGTGCGTGGGCCGGCTGTTCGATCACTGGCGCGCGGTGCTGGCGGGGGAGGAACCCGAGCACGAGCCGGTGACGCTGAAGGCGGCCGGCCGAGGCGCCTACGGCCGCCGCCGCGCGGCGGTGGAGGCCACCCAGGTCGCCCCGCTGTCCCCGGACGCGCGGTATCCGGCCGGCGCGGGGTCGCCGTACTTCGTTGCCGGGATGCCGGAGGGCGCGCCGTGGGTGGCGCTGGCCGAGACGAACCTGGGGCATCTCGCGGTGCCGGCGGGAACGAACGAGGCGCACGCCCGGAAGGTGTGCCGCTCGTGGGAGCTGATCGCCGGGCGCGGCTACCCGGTGGCCATCGGCGGCACGTTCGCGGTCGGCGCGGTGGTGGTCGGCCCGGACGGCGCGTGCAGCGACGCCTGGGGCGACGCGCCGACGCCGGGCAGCCCGCGCTGGGCATGGTCGTCGCGGCGGTCGGAGTGGGGGAAGTGCGCCGGCTGCGACCGGCTGTCCTGGCCGGGGTGCGTGACGGTGGCCGGTCGGTGCCAGGAGTGCGTGAAGGCGGGCGAGACGGCGGATCCGCGCCGGTGGCCGGACGATCCGCCCTACCCGGGCGACCTGGCGGTACCGGAGCATTTCACCAAGACTCCGCGCCGCCGTTCACTCCCCAAGGGGATGCGTCGACGTTGACAAGCCGCCGTGGAGTCGGCTAATTTACCCCTGGTTCCGCAACCCGAGGGAGACAACTCCATGACGCGCATGACCGCTTCACGCGGCGGCCGCCACCCCGGCAACGACCGACTGGACATCGTCGCCGGAGTCCTGGCCTCCGCTCTGGCCGTCGGCCTGGGCCTTGCCATCTACGCGCTGGTCGCGCCGATCACCGGCGTCAACCCGCTGATGATGCTGGGCACCATCGTGCTGTCGCTGTGGTCGGCCTTCATGATCGCCACAAGGGGTGTGGTCCGCCTGACCACGATGGTGCGGCCGTGGCTGTTCGACATCGAACAGCGCCACCACGAGATCGTGCCGTCCGACCCCGAAAGGACCCGATCGCGTGCCTGACCTTTTCCTGTGGCTCGACTTCGAGACGACCGGCCTGGACCCCGACGCGGACACCGTGCTGGAATGCGCCTGGTGTTTCACCACCAGCGAGCTGTCCATGGTGACGCCGCTGCGCAGCCGCTACACCAATCTGCTGCCCAGGCGCGGCGCCGAGGCGCTGCCCGCTTTTCAGGGCAGGCTCGTGGACTGGATCAATCTGAAGCCCGTCGTCCGCGACATGCATCACGCGTCCGGACTCCGGGATCAGTGGCTGAGTGCTCCCCACACCAGTCGCCTGGGGCACGCCGCCGAACTGCACCGGCTGATCGCCGACGATTTCGAAGAGGCGGCCGACCAGATCTCTAGCACCACCGACAAGTGCCGCATCGTGCTGTGCGGCCGGGGCGTGAGCCACTTCGACAACCGTGTGCTGGCGGCTCACCGTGTGATGGGTTTTGACATGGTCGACGATCCGAACCCGATGTTTAAGGTGGCCTACTTTCAGCACGACGTCTCGGTGGCCGCCCGTGTGCTGGGCATCCAGACGCCGGTGTTGCAGTACGGCCTTAACGGCCAGCCGTTCGAGGTGGTGGCCTGCCAGGCCGGTGTGATCGACGACGTGTGCACGCACCTGCTCAAGGACGCGCTCGGCCCCGGCGAGTTCAACCTGGCAACCCTGGTCGCACACCGCGCCGCCGACGATGTGGTGGAGGCCCTGGTGACGGCGCGGCTGTTGCGGGCCGAGCACACGCCATGGCCGCACGCGTGAGCGCCGAGTTGACCACGGCCGTTCTCGGCTGGCTGCTGACGGGTGGCGCGGTGACCGTTGGCGCTGTGCGCCGACGCCGTGAGGGGCTCGACCAGGCGGCGGCCGTGGTGGCGTATCGCGAGGTGGTCTCGTTCCGGGAGCTGATGGAGCGGGCGCGCGCGGAGCAGGAAGCGGATCCGGCCACGGCGTTGTTTCTGGCCCGGTACCGGGATGCGCGGCTGGCGGGACGGTGGCCGGTGCTGGCGAGGCTGGCCAGAAACGGGGAGTTGACTAGCCGCCCTGTTGCCGGCTAAGCTTCACCTTGTTCCGCTCAAGCCCCGGAGGTACCAATGCAGCGCACCATCGTTCGCGCCACCGCCAACTGCTCGTTCTGCGGCCAGAACTTCGAGGCGCTGGCCGAGGCCGTCCCCATTCTGGATGGCGTCGTGTGCGACGACGGCGACGGCAAGCTGTGCTGCGGCGACTGCCTGTGTGTGACCTGCGGACGCGGCCACATCACCCAGGCCGACCGTGACGAGTGCGAGGTAGAGAACCGGTTTCCGAACGAGCCGGGCGACACCTGGTCTTACCAGATGCTCCGGGTGAGCTGAAATGGATCAACGGCAGGCACGGCGACTCATCGCGAGGTGGGCCGCCGCTGCCTGCCGTTCGCTGTCCACTGAGGAGTTTGTCTACTACAGCGCGGACGATATGTCCCGGCTGCTCAAAGCACAGTCCGAGTTGGCGGCCGAGCTGGACGCGCGCGGCGGCATTCCCCGGCCACCGAAGAAGCCGGCGCCGCCCGACCCAAACCAAACGACACTGTGGGAGGACCCGTGAAGATCGTCATTAGCCCCAAGATCGTGGGACAGATGAACCTGGACGAGTTGGAGAAGGTGGTGGCGCAGGCTCGTGCGGCGCAGCTGTCCGGCCGCAGCATCATCACCGTGCGACTGAAGGGCATCGGCAGAATCCGAGAGATCAGCGTGGACGGCGACAACCTGTCCTACGAGTCGCCGTTCGAGCAGAACGAAGCCCAGGCCGACATCACCCCCGACACCTCCGAGTTCCGCTGATGCGTTCGTGGTCGCCGTCGCAGGCGCGGATGTATCGGGACTGTCCGCGCCAGTGGTGGTTCCGGCACGTCAACGGCGCGACACCGACCAGCCGCATGGCCTCGCACCTGCTGGTCGGCACGGCCGCGCACGCCGGGTTGGAGCAGGCGTACCGGTCGGCGGCGACCTTTCCCGGCTACCTGCCCGGTTTGATGTCGCGCTACCAGGGCGAGGCGCTGGACGCGGTCACCGCGAAGTGGGAGGCGCTGGGCATCCAGACAGCCGACGAGGCCGCGCTGCCGGCGGTGCTCGACAGAGTCGCGTCCACGCTGGACGCACTGCCCGTTCCTCACCCCAAGGCAATTCTGGGCGTCGAACTGGACATGAAGGCCCCGGCCCCGTGGGGTACGCCGCTGGCGGTGTCGGCCGACCTGGTGCTGCGGACCGGCCGGGACAGCGTGCATGTGCGGGACTGGAAGTACCGCAACGTGTCGTCTCTGCCGGCGGCCGAGGACCTGTTGGACGACGACCAGCTGGGCGTCTACCGGGCGTTGGTGGCGCAGCGCTGGCCGTGGGTCCACACCGTCACGGCCGGGCTCTACTCGATCATCTCGGCGCGCGAGGTGTTGGTGGAGTTTCCCGAGTCGGCGGCGATCGAGGCGCTAGCTCGGGTGGAGTCAACGGCCGAGCGGGCAGAGTCGGACCGCGTCTGGACACCGACCCCGTCACCCTCGGTGTGCGGCTCGTGCCGCTTCGTCTCCCTCTGTCCCGTGTGGACCAACAAGGCCCCGTAGAGGCCGTCTACACAGGACATCACAAGGCAAGCAAGACACGCCGGAAGCCCTGGCACGTCCACCCGATCCGGGGTTATCTTCCGTCGTGACGACGGTTCCGCATTCACTTGGAGGACACACACCGTGAGCGAAAGCGAGGCATCCACAAGGGGGCGAGTTCACCTTGTGTTCGGCCCGCCCGGCACCGGCAAGACCCACTACCTGACCAATCAGGTGCGCCGCGTGGTCGAGCAGCACGGCCCCGAATCGCTGGTCGTCGTCAGCTTCTCCGTCACCGCCGCCCGTGAGATCAGCGGACGCGGCCTCGGCCTTCCCGACCGCGCCGTGGGCACTCTGCACAGCCTGGCCTACCGGGCCATCGGGCACAGTCTGGACGTCGCCCTGGACCCGAAGGTGCTCGCCGGCTGGAACCAGGACGTTGGCTCGGAGTGGCGCATCACGCCGGACAACCGGCGCGCCAGCGCGGCCGCCGCGACCGAGGGCGGCGGGGGCAACACCGTCATGCCCGCCAGCGGCGACGACCTGATCTCGTCGCTGGACAAGGCTCGCGCGATGGGCGAGGACCCCGCCGACTACCCGCCCGACCTGGCCTCATTCGCCACCGCCTGGCACAAGTGGAAGGACGAGGTGCAGGCGGTCGACTATACCGACATGATCGAGCTGGCCTTGGAGCTGGCCCGTGCAGGAGAGCCGGCGCCCGGCAACCCGATGGTGCTGGTGGTCGACGAAGGCCAGGACCTGACCGCGCTGGAAGTGCAGCTGGTGTTGGCCTGGGGTCGGCTGGCGAAGTCGGTGGTGATCGCGCTGGACGATGATCAGGCGATCATGGAATGGCGCGGTGCGAATCCCACGCTGCTGCTGGACCTGGAATCCCAGGGGTTCGAGGTCGACCGGCTGGTGCTGGACAAGTCGCACCGCGTGCCCTGGGCGGTGCACCGTATCGCCGACCGCTGGGTGCACCGGATCAGCGCCCGGCAGGAGAAGGTCTACAACCCGCGCACCGTGTTGGAGCCGCTGCTACACAACGGCAAACCGGTGGTCGACGAGGATGGCCGGCCGGCGATGCGCGACACCGGCGTGAAGGTCGAGGGCGCCGCCTACCTGGTGCCGCAGTCGCTAGGCTCGGCCGAGCTGATCAGCGAGATTGACGCCGAGCTGCTCGCCACCGACCGCACGATCATGGTCATAGCCAGCTGCACCTACATGCTGGAGCAGATGATCCGGGGCCTGCGGGAGGCCGGCATCCCGTACTGGAACCCGCTGCGCCCGTCCGAGAGCCGGTGGAACCCGTTCAACGCGGCCAACGGCATGTCCACCGCCGAGCGGGTCAGCCGCTACCTGCTGCCGCATGAGGGCATGGGGGAGCGTGGCCGGCTGTGGACCGGCGAGGACCTGCGGGCGTTCGTGCCGCTGCTGGACACCAAGAAGGCCGGTCTGCGTCGGGGTCTCAAGTCCAGCCTGGACGCGCTGCCCAAGGGGGAGATCAGCGAGCAGGACGTCACCGCGCTGTTCCCCGGGCTGGACGAGTTCGATCTGGACCGGGTGCTGTCGGCGGATCCGGAGTGGTTCGCGGGCGCGCTGATGGCCAGCAAGGTCAAGCTGTGCGCGTTCCCGTTGCAGGTGGTCCGCAAGCGCGGGGTGCGCGCGTTGGCCGACAACCCGCGTGTGCTGATCGGCACCATCCACTCGGTCAAGGGTGGCGTGTCGGACGTGGTCTACGTCAGCCCGGATCTGTCGGCGGCCGGAGTGGGTCAGCTGGACTCGATCAATGGCCGCGACCAGATGCGCCGGCTGTTCTATGTGGCGGTCACCCGGGCCCGCGAGGAGCTGCGGGTGCTCGCGCCGGACAACCCGCGCAACTTCATCAAGCGCGTCGACCTGCTGCCCCCGGACTTGGAGGTGCTGCCGACATGTCCGATGGCTTCATGACGGTGGTCGACGACGACGACTACGAGCGGCCGGCGCCGACGCTGCGGGCGCAGAAGGTGGCCGAGCGGGACCGGCGGTCGGAGACGCCGCGCACGCGCGAGGTCATCGCGATGTTGAACAGCCTGCCGTGCACGTACGCTTTCAAGACCAGCGGCGACCACCGCGCCGAGGGCGGCCACCCGGACGTCATGGCCTGCTGCCGGGGCCGCATGGTGGCCATCGAGATGAAGCGACCGGGCAAGCGTCCCGACGGGCGACAGTTCCAGCGGCTGATCGACTGGCAGAAGGCCGGCGCGCTGGTCGGCTGGGCGGAGACGGTGGAGCACGCCCGGGAGATCCTGGCCCACCTGAACGACTCGGTGCCGTGGATCAATCCCCTGACCGAACCGGGTGACCCGGCAGTGCACGGGAGCGGGAGATGAACGGGCCGGGCCGCCCGCAGCTTCGACTGGTGCAGGGCGGTCTGGCCAATCCAATGGATCAATCACCAGCCGCGCCACCTCCCCCGGTAGCGCGGCTGGTGTCCGGCGTGGTGGACGCGGCGCAGATGCTGGCCGCCTGTCTGCTGCTGCCGGGTGGCGTCGAAGCGCTCGACCCGGCCACGGAGGCCGGCCGGCTGACGCTGGCGCTGCTGGACGCCGTGCACGACCTGGACCGGATCCAAGCTGGCTTGCCACTGGGGGCTGAACTTCCAATAAGAACGCTGTTTTAGTTGGAAGTTCAGCCCTCGCGGATCACTTCGCGTCGGCGGCCTTGGCCGGAGCCTTGCGCGCCGTGCCGGCCGACTTTTTCTCGTCGTCCTCGGTGCGCGCATTGTCCTCGGTGCGCGCGACCGAACGCGGCTGGTCGTCGCTGCCCGGGGCGTTGCTCGCGCCCGGGTGCATCACGCCGTGGTGCACGCCCTCCATGGCCGGCACCATGGCCGGTACGATGCCCGGGGTCGACTTGATCTCGAACCCCTCGGGGCGGACGCTATGCGGGTCCTGCTGGGTGTCGTCGCTCATGGCCGTACGGTACCGCTGCGACGGTTCGCGAACAGCGAAGCCGCGCCCGGCGCCGCCCACACGCCCAGCGCGCCCAGCGCGGCGATCAGGACGGTGATCCATTCCGACCCGCTGATCGTCCCGTCGGAGATGGCCGTCTGGGCCGCGACGAACCCGGCCGTCATCGCTGCGACCACCAGCTTGGCCACACCCAGCTCCGGGGTGTTCGGCACGATGGCCACACCCAGGGCGCCGAGCACCGTGGACCCGGTGATGATCCAGTCCTGCACGGACAGACCGCCATCGGCCAGGCCCGTCTGTAACGCCACCAGGGCGGTCGCGATCAGCGCGGCCACCGTCTTCAACAGCCACCCGTTGGTCATCGTGTTCTCCTCACTGGCCGCCCGGAGCCTCCGGCGCGGGTTCCTCTCGACCTCATCGTGACGCCCGGTCAGCGATGGGTGGTAGTGCCGCGCCGAGCGGGGTTCACCGTGCTGGTGGTCGGGACGACCAGCGTGCAGGTGTAGTTGGGGGCGGTGTCGGCCCCGCCGGAGCGTGTGCAGTGCTGCTGGGTGCCGTCAGCCAGGGTCATCGTGTACTCCCCGACCGGGGGCCCGCAGAACGGACCGACCACGTGCACTGTGTTGTCGGTCAGGGTGACGTCGACGAAACAGTGGTCAGAGCTGGTGACGACGGTGGCGATACCGACGCCGGGCTGCCCTTGCGCGCCGGTGGGTCCCGCCGCCCCGGTCGGGCCGTCCTGCCCGCTGTCCCCGGTCGGGCCCGTGGGGCCGGCGGGGCCTGTCGCCCCGGTCGGGCCGGGCGCGCCGTCGGCGCCGCAGAACGGCCCGAACCTGTTGACCTGGTGGTTGGTCAGCCCGACTTCGATGTAACAGCGGTCCAGCTGGCGGGTGTAGTCGATGCCGACGCCATCCTTGGGCACGGCGGCTGGGGTGGGCACGGCGGGCTCGCCGCGCTGTACGCGCTGGCACACCTGCTGGGCGGCGGGATTCTTGTCGACCTGACCGCCGGCCACCTCGCAGACCTGGCGAAACAGGTCATTTTGCTGGCTGACGACCGCGCCGAGCTGGCCGAGGGTGGTGGCGTTGGTTCGGATCTCCTGCGCCTGGGAATCGATCTTCTGGTTCTGCTGGTGATTGCCGACGATCAGCAGGATGGCCATCACCAGCGCGAGGGCCAGACCGCCGGTCAGCAGTGCGAGGGCGACACGCGTGGCGCGTCGCGAGCGGCCCACGTCGATCGGCTCGGCGTGCCGTGCCTCAGCGTCGCTGTCGGTGCTCATTTCTTCGCGCCTCCCTTCGGTCCCCCATCGAACTTGCTCAGATCAAGTTCGGTGCTGTCGGGCGAGTCAACCAGCCGCTGCAATTCCTTGGAGTAGTGCGGAACGGTGACACCGTTCTGTCGGAGCAGGTACTCAAGGTCACCGCATCGGCTCTGCCATAGCGACGACTCGTATTCCGCGCGCCGCGCCTCGCTGTTGGCGTCGCGAAGCCGGTTCCGGGCCAGCCCGCGTTCCGTCGTGCGCAGGTTCACAACGAATCGGTAGGCACCGATGACCGCAGTGAGCAGGCCGCCACCGAGAAGAATGCTCAGGATTCCCGACGAACTAAACACGTCACTGGCTGCCGCCACGGTCATCACCACTCGCCCACCCCTTCCTATCTCTGGGACCGCAACCCGATCCAGCGCTGCACCTGGGCCAAGGCCAGCACGGCCGCCATACACGCCGCCGTCAGCGACGTGGTGGTTTGGTTCTGCACAGCCTGCAACACCAGCGCTGCGCACCAGGTCAGACTCGCCGTCGCCCCCAAACCGAGACCGACCAACTCCATCGGCGGGTAGGGAATGACGAATCCAGCCCCGGCGAGCAGGCCGCCGACCAGGCAGAACAGGCCCCATGCAACGACCACGCCAGGGCCGCCCTGGTTGAGCAGGGTGGGCGACGGATCGCCGGTGAACACGAACACGCCGGTCATGGACAGCAGCAGGTAACTCAGCACCGCCAGGCCCCATCGGCGCAGCCAGCTGACCATCGTGTGGACGTTGGTCCATCGCGATCCCTTGCCGTCCAAGCGTTCCCCCTCGGCTACACCCCCCCGGCCGCTTCGGCCGAGGAGTCGGTGACGACTTCTTGCCCGTTCTCCTGTTCCAACGTGTTCAATGGGGCAGCTCCGAGGATGCGGCGGTGCATGTCGATCCGCCGTTCAATCTCGGCCATCTGACCCTTGATTCCTTCGTTTCCGGGAACTTCCTCCAATTCCAGCCCCAGGCGGAAGTGCTGGGCTTCGAGGTGGTGGATCCTCTCGGCTCGCAACTGGCTTGCCGAATTCTTGTCGATAAATTCATACACGGTGGTACCCTCCCGGTTGTTGCGTTCACTCACGCGATCGGCGAATACGACTCGATCACCAATTCCGACACCCGGAGATCCAGGGAGCGGATATAGATGACTGGAGCCGCGTCGCCCACGCTCAATGTGGTGCGGACCTGGATCTGCGCGCCGGCCGCGACGTTCAGCAGGCGGACCCGCGCGGGGTAGGTCGCGCCCGCGCGCCGGTTGGTCGCCCGGGGCACGGCGCTGGCGACCTCGCGCACCGTGTCGACGTTGGAGAACGTGCCGGAGTTGATCGAGATGGCGAACTGCTGGCCGACCGCCTGGGCGTCGTCCTGGCCACTGGCCCCTGCCCCAAGCATGAATTCGGTGATCAGGTCCAGTTCGATGTCCGCCGCGCTGGCCGAATGCAGCGTCATCACCGGCCAGGTGTAGGCGAAGGTGCCCAGCGGGTTGACGAGTTGCCCGTGGTCTGCGGGCTCACCCGGCGCGGCGAACGTCTTGTGGCAGACGTGGGCGATCTGCTGCCGGCCGTCGCGGATGGTGCCCATGGCACGCCAGGGCGCGCCGGTCTGCTGCCGGCCGTCGGCCTCCCACTGGCCGACCAGCGTGCTGGTGATGGTGTTCGGGTCGACCCGCACCGCGCGGATGACGCGCAGGAACGGGTTCGAGTAGTCAACGAACCGGTAGAGGTCCAGCGCGGGACGGGCGTTGCTGTACTCGTTGGAGATCTGGGCCGGGATACGCCAGGCCATCGCGGTGGCCGAGGCGGTGAAGTACGGGGTGTCCTTGGATGGGTCGTTCTCGTGAGCGGGGTCGCTGAAGCGCCACTGTACGAACGCGGAGGCGTTCGAGCTGGACCGCAGGTAGTGGGTGTTGGCGGCCAGCGTGATGGTGCCGTCGGTGTTGGGGGTGCCCCAGGGCAGCCGTCCCCAGGTGATGCCGTTGCGGGCGACCAGGCCAATAGCGTTCGCCGGAGTGAGGTCGCCGGAGTCGCGCGAGAGCTGAAGCAGGTATTTCGCGCTGGCCGGATTGGCGCCGCCGGTGCCGGTCTGGCCGTAGAGCAGCAGGCCGGTGGTGACGGTGTCGCTGTTCGAGCTGGACGGCGACACGGCCAGCATGGCAGTGGACTGGATGGACGCGCCGCCGAAGGCCGAGGGTGCTTGCTCGCGCAACTGCCCGGAGGCGTTGACGACCAACAGTCCGGTGCCGCTGGTGTCGCGCACCGTGAACAGGTCCCCGGATCCGGGGTCGACGCCGGTCGGCAGGTAGGGCTGGATGACCAGGCCCCGGTCGCCGGTCTGGCGGGTGGTGACGTAGAGCCGGCCGTTGTTGACGGGGTCGACGGCCGCGTTCGAGCCGACAACGATGCCGCCCTTGGCCGCGTCGTTCGCGTCGAAGCTGCGGAAGCTGCCGCCGGCCATGATCGAGCCGTCATAGGCCAGGGTCAGCGACGCACTGGTCAGGGTGGGGTGGCTCAGCGCCAGGGCCTGCGCCGTGGTGGCCTGCCCGGCCAGCGCCCGCAGTCGCAGCGTGTCCGGGATGGTGTCGCCGCCGACGAACCGCCAGCTGCCGGCGTCGTCGCGCCGGTACAGCGTCCGGTAGTTGCCGGTGGCGTTGACCAGGGCGTAGCGGCCCTGCACAAGGGCCGTGGTCGGCAGCGTGGCGAAGGTGGCGCCGTCGTCGTAGGCGTTCTTGGCCTCGGCGACGTTCGACCACTCGTCGAAGTCCAGGCGGCTGGGCGAGTCGGTGTCGGCGTTCCACTGCGGGTAGCCGAAGCGTGGTGTGCGGGTCTCGGTCACGTGGTCCTCCGGATGTCCACCGCGTCGATGTCGAAGTGCTCACCGCTGGCCATCGACAGCAGCCGGATGGTGATCCGCACGTAGGCAGTGCTGGCGGGCACGGCGTGCAGCCCGGCCAGCCGCGTCCACTGGCCGCCCGGGGTGGCGGGGAACGAGTCGGTGACGCTGGACAGCGCCGCATGGCTGGCGTCGCGGAACTCGGTCACCATCTCCGCGTCACGGGTGACGGCGGGCCGGATCGACAGCGACACCCGGGCGTTGCCGGAGGTGATGGGCGCTTCCGGTGAGGTGGTGCCGATGGTGCCGGACGCGGTGGCGGTGACGCGGCCCACGCCCAGGCCGTCGACGCCACCGAGCAGGCGCGAGGTGGTGGAGTTGGCCAGGCTGGTCCAGCCGCTGGTGTCGGTCTCGAACGACGGGTTGGACGTGAGCAGGTTGGCGGGATTGGCGACGTAGGCCAAGCCGGCCTGCTCGATCTGCGACCAGGTGGCCGCGTTCCAGTCCGACCAGGTCGGGAACACAGCCTCGACCTGTGCCCAACTCGCGCCGTAGGTGGCGTGATGCAGCACGGCGCCGGCCGGTTTTACGCCCTTGCTCAGCACCGCGTTCAGCACGGCGGCAGGATCGGGCGTCTCGCTGTCTCGGGTGATGATCGTGATGTCCCAGACGCCACCGGCCTGTGTGCCACCGCTGTCGGTGGGGATCGTGTGCGGTGCGACCTGGGCATACATCGAGCCAGTCAGCGCGGTGCGGGCCGCGTCGGCGATGGCCTGACGGGTGCCACCGCGCCATCCGGATGTCGCGAAGGCTATGGTGTCGCGCTGTTCCTGCACGCTGGCCCCGGGCGGCAGCGGCGCGCCGACCAGCTGGGCCAGCCACGGCAGCCATGCGGGATCGGCCTGGTTCGGGTCGCCCAGCGCCGAAGGGCGGTTGATCCGGTTGGCTGTCCACACGGCCAGTTCGTCGGGCGAGAGCGCCCAGGGCTGCGGAGTGCTTGGGCCGACGGGGAAGTCACCCCGGATCGCGTCGAACGTGTCGCCGATGGCGCCGGCCGTGGTGAGCAACCCGGCCAGGTAGCGCTTGAGCGGCCAGTCCGAGTTCGCCGCGTCCATGGTCCGGTAGACCTCGGGTAGCCGCCGGTAAAGCCGGTCCACCAGGGTCGACATATAGGGCACGGTGCCGTCGCCGGGCATCGGCTCGTGGCCGAGTGATGTGGTCATCACGGCCCCTGGGTGAACGAGACGGTGTTGGCCTTGGGCAGCGCCGTGGCTCCGGTAAGGGTGTAGTCGGCGCTGACGCCGTTGATCTGGATGGACACGACCCGGTCCACGCCGGTAACGCGGTCCACCAGCGAGATCATCTCGTTGATGTAGACGGTGGCTCCGTAGGTCCAGACCAGCGGGTCGAGGTAGGCACGCACGGCCGCGATCACGTTGGCCTGCACGACGGTCCAGGTGAAGCCGGCCAGCGGCACGACCTGCCCGGTGATGTTGACGTTGACGATGGTCGCGTCGACCACGTGCACGACAAGGATGGCCACGGCGCGGCTTTCCAGGCTGACGCGCAGTGCTTCCTTCGCGTCAGTGGACAGCGCGGCGCCGCCGGGGCCGAGCACGGCCACCGTGATGTGCCCGGGGTCGCCGCCGGGGCTGTGGCCGCTGTCGGGGTCGTACAGGTCGACGGTGACCGCACGGGCCACGTCGGGGTCTTCCAGCGCGGCGGCCTCGAAGTGACGGGGCAGCACCAGGGCGTCGGACAGCCGCGACAGCCGGGCGACGCCCCGATCGCGCCACTGGTTGTCCGTCTCCGGGGACGCGCCGTCGGCGACGTTGGTGGCCAGCACCACGGATTCGATGAACGGCACCGGGTCGGCGAGGGTCAGCCGGGTGCCGGCGGTGATGCCGTTGGCCCGGTCGGTGAACACGTCGCCGATGACCGAGCAGGTGCCGGTGTTGGAGCCGGGCGGGATGTCGACACCGGGCGGTTCGACCAGGAAGGTGACGGTGCTGCCGTCGTCCAGAGTGAGGTAGAGCCTGGTTCCGCCGGGGATGGAGTGGCCCAGCAGGTCGCCCAGGGTGAAGGTGACGGTGGCGATGGGGGCGATACCGAAATCGCGGTCGACCCCGGCGAGCAGCAGCAGGGCCTGGACGACCGCCCCGGGCAGCCGGTTGATGGCCACGATGGCCTCGGCGATTTCCAGGGCCAGCGACTCCATGATCACAACTTCGCTGTTGCCCTCGCGCGGCACCCAGCCCGGCAGGTTCAGCTTGGCCGCCGCAATCGCCGTGTCGACGATTTCCTGGTCGGTGATGTCGTAGATCCGCAGGTCCACGTACGCCGAGATGTCGGGTGTGGTCACGACGGAGGCACCTTCCTGGTTTGGTCGATGCGGGCCCAGTCGATGACGACTTCCTCTCGCCCGTCGACGGTGGGGGTGACCGTGACCGACTGGATGGCGACGTTCGGCCCGAAGTCGAGCAGGTGCCGCTGAAGCGCGCCGGCCTGAAATCCGCTGAACGCGGGGTCGGCGATACCGAAGGTGGGGACCTGGATTCGCTCCCCGGTGCGGGTCAGGGCGGCCAGTGCGATCTGCTCTTCCACCTCGGCGTCGCTGTCCTGCTCGACCGTGGCCACCGCGCCGGTGCCGTCGAGTCGGAAGGGAAAAGAGATCACTCGCACGCGCGCATCGTCCCATGTCGGCCGCGCCGATCCGGGCAGGCACGCGAGAGGGTCAGTCCAGCGCCACCCAGGGCATCGAGCTGAAGTACGACCAGGTGCCATCGGCGGTGTTGATGGTGCTCGGCGGCGTGCCGGTCAGCGCCTTGACCGCAGCCACCCGCATGGAGCCGGCGCCGAGCAGCATCGTGCTGTCCAGCGAGGCCGAGCCACCGACGATGATCGAGCCCGACACGATTTGGATCACCACCAAGACGTAGCCGGCGTTGACCACGAACGGGGAGGCGGTTGGCGCGCACTGGAACGGCCAGTTGCCGTTGAGCGGGGTCTGCGTAGGTCCGGTGGACACCAGCGACAGGGGACTGCCGGCGGTCGCGCCCTGGTAGACCGAGGCCACCGCTGTCGTGGTGCCGCCGCCGGACAGCACCGACAGGTGAGCGTTCAGCATGGTGATGGGCTTCGAGCTGGCCAGCGTGAAGGCGTAGGCGTTGCCAGTGGACATCAGGGCCGAGGCGGTGGTGCCCTGGAAGCGCGGCATGCTGGTGACCGCGTCGCCGAACAGGCGGAAGTACTTCTGGCCGTCGAACTCCTCGCGGCCGGCGATGGCGGCGATGTTGGCGTTATTGGTGGCGGTGGTGGCAGCGTCGCCCGCGCCGATGGACGCCGGGGTGATCGGGTCGGTGCCGCCAGTGGCGTGGGTGGAGGCGTGCGCGGTCGGGGTGCGCGCGTTGGTCATACGGGCGTCGTCGCCGGCCGCGACGGTGCTGACCACAGTGCCGATCGGCAGCCGCGCGTAGGCCACCTTGCGGCCGGCGTCCAGTGCGGCGACACCACTGGCCTGGTCCAGCTGGAAGTCGTCCAGTTTGGCGTCCAGCGCGGCCTGCAACCCCGGAATCGAGCCGATGTCGGGGAAGTCCGCGCCGACCTTCGCCACGATGATCAGATCGTCGCGGCTGGTGCCGGTCGACACCATCACCACCCGATCGCCCTTGATCAGCCCCGGCACGCAACTGGGAACCGGGCCCCAGCGCGAGTCCGGCGCCAACGCCACCGACTCCAGGTAGTAGCCCTGGCGGGCGGAGTCGTAGTTGAGCACGCGGCCGGTGTAGGCGTAGCCGTAGCTGGGCATGTCAGTACCCCTGTGCGTGAGGGATGCGGCCGGCCGCCGTCCAGCCCCGGCCGGCGGCGTTGCCCTGCCGGACGCCCTGCGACTCGTTCATCGCCTCGATCGTGGACCCGTTGCCCAAGCTGATGGCGACGTGCCCAGGCTGGAACAGCAGCGCGCCCTTGACGTGGATGGCGTCGTTCGGACTGATCAGCGTGCCGTTGCGCGAGCACCAGTCCTGTTGCGCCTCGCTCGTGCGCGGGCAGTCATTGATGCCGTTGCGCTCGCAACACCACTGCACGAGCATCGAGCAGTCGAACGCGCTGGGGTTCGGATCCGAGGCTGGGGCCTGGGCGCCGTAGACGTAGCGCTTGCCGGCCTGCTGCAACGCCAGCGCCACAATGCGCGCCACCTGGCCGTCGACCCCGCCGCCAGAGGTCGACGTGCCCGATGAGGTGCTGCCGCCGTTGGTGCCGGCCGAGTTCTGGGTGGGCGGCTGTGCCGGCGGGTCGACTGGTTCAAGCAGGGTGATGTCCGCGCCGTCGGTGTCGGTGCCGAGGTCGTAGCTGACCTTTTCGACCATGAGCAGCTTTCCCTCGTCGCCGACTACGGCGGGGGTGTCGAACACGGCGACCGGCACGCCGGGGCGGAAGAACGCGGCCCGGTTGAGCGGCACCTTGCCGTCGACCTGGAGCACGTTGGCGCGGTCGCCGATCGAGGCGCCGCTGGCCGTCGGCAGGGTCAACCACTTCTCTGGCGGCTCCAGTGCCTGCCAGGCCAGCCGCAGCGGCCCGGGTGCGGTCCAGCGCATGGCGAACTGGCTGGACCCGAACACGAGTCGGCCGCCGGTGACGAACACGCGCTTGCCCAGTTCCTTGCCCAGTCGGGTGATGGTGGTCCAGGACGAAGGTTTTTGGCCCTGACCGGCCTGTCCGGACTGGTCGTTTGAGTCGCGGCTGATCACTGATTGGGTGGGCACGGACTCGCCCAGGAAGCTGATATCGGGGTTCAGCCCGGCCAGCTGAAGCTCCTGGTAGATCCACTGGGTGGCGGAGATCCCCTCGGCCGTGCGCGAGCCGGTCAGCTGCATCAGCCGGTAGACGATGTCGTCGACGCAGGACAAGGTCAGCTGGCCGGTGGTGTGCGTGCCGGGCTCGAACTTGATGGTGTCGATACGCAGCACGATGTCCAGGTACTGGACCAGCGCGCCCTGCACCCAGATGTTGCGCAGGCGCCACAGCAGGTCGCCGCCGGGGTCGGCGATGGTGAACACCAGGTTGGGCACGGTCTCGATGCCAGCCTGGTAGGTGGGGTTGCCGATGATGACGTCGGCGAAGTCGCCGCCGATCTCGGTGCCGAAGATCCGCAGCCCGTGCAGCGGCGAGTTGGTCTCACCGGCCGCCTGCAAGGGGGAGCCGATGCCGGCGCTGGTGATCTCGGGTCCGTTGGGACCGTAGGTGACCGAGGGCTGGCTGGTGGTGTTGGTGCCGCCGCCGCTCGAACCGGGCAGGCTCGGGTTGCCGTTGACGTTGGCCGCCTGTGCGACGCCTTGGCGCGCCTCGTTCATGTACTGCTGATACTTACCCGAGTTGTAGACCGCCCAGGCGCGCAGCCCCTGACCGTCGTAGATCTTCTTGGCGGCCTGGGTGTTGTACGCGGCGTCGCTGGTCAGCTTGCGGGTGTCGTAGCCGTGCACCGAGTTGATCTGGAACAGGCCGTAGTCGTAGGTGCCGTTGGAGTTCGGACCGCCGATGGCGTCGACGCGGTAGCCCGACTCGGCGCGGCAGATGGCGACCATGGTGGCCTGGTCGTTCGTGGGGAAACCGGCTTGCTTGACCAGGGCGGCCACCTGGGCGGCGGACAACGTTGTCATCGGTGACCTCCCCTCACGGGATGACGAAGACCTGGCCGGGGAAGATCAGGTTTGGAGACTTGGTGATCTTGGCGCGGTTGGCGTCGTAGATCTTCGGCCAGGCCGCGCCGTTGCCGTAGAAACGCTGCGCGATGCTCCACAGGCAGTCGCCGGACACCACGGTGTAGGTGCGCGGCGGTGGTGCCGGCGCCGGCCCGGTCGGGGCCGGCGCGGGCCCGCCGGTGACCGGGCCGACGGCCGGCGCGGCATCGTTGGCGCGCTTCAGCGTCACCGACAGCGTGCCGCGCACCACCTCGTTGGTGTCTGGGTGGCGCAGCTCGGAGTCGAACGAGCAGTCGACGACCCGCCACAGGCCGGCTTCCTGCTGGCTGTACTTGACCAGCACGCGCTCGGTCGTGACCGCCAGCGCCTCGATCGCGTTCATCTGACCGGCTTGCGAGGAAAACATCAGGGTCTTGTCGGTGATCAGGGCGGAGAACTGGATTTGCTTCAGCTTCGCGCCCTTGCGCAGCAGCAACGGCGTGTTCCCGGACCGGTCCGTCTCCACCCAGTCGTTACCGAAATTGGTGTAGCTGATGGCGCGTGGGGCTAGCGGAAATGATAGCGAAAACGATCCGTTCTCGCTGAAAAGGAACATCCGGAAGCCGTCAATGCCGTTGAACGTCTTTCCACTGATGGGGTCTCGAATCACCACGACGGCCACCGTGCTCACCCATTCCCTGCGGTGTAGTTGTACCGGCCGCGCGCCTCATCCTCGCGGCGCAGGGTCTTGATGGCCGAGAGCACCCTGCGGCCGACGTCGTCACCGTCGCCGTGCACGGTGACCGAGGGCGTCTGGGTGGCCACGGCGCGGGCGAGCTGGCCGACCGAGCGGGCCAGCATCGGGTCGCCGCCGCGCGCGGACGACCCGCCCAGGGCTCCGGCGTAGCTGGGGATGGAGCGGGCGACGGCGGAGGCCACACTGGCGGGAATGGCCTTGGTCAGGCCAGGCAGGGCGTTCAGCGTGTTCAGGTTGGGCACGACGTAGCCGCCGCGCGGGATCTGGGCGACTTCGGGGCCGTTGGCACCGACCATGCGCACGCTGCCGTTGACCACGAGCGGCTCCGGGCCCATCTCGCCGACGATGGCGGTGCCGTCGGCGCGGCCGCCGTGCCACAGGGTGGGCAGCTTGGGCAGGCTGAAGGTCTCGCCGCCGATCACCGGAATCCAGTCGGGAACCACGATGGAAGGAATCGAATTCCAGCCATTCGCGATGAAATTCCACACGCCCTTGACAATGGACATGAGACCATTCCAGGCACCCTTGATGCCGTCGACGACGGCGTCCGCGCCCTTTTTGATCCCGTCCCAGATATCGCCGATGACGTGGCCGACCGGAGTAAACGCGTCACTCAAGAACTTGGTGAACTGATCCCATTCCCCGCCGATTCCCTTAATGACGTCGCCGACGAAGTCGGAGAAGCCCTGCCAAATCGGGCTGATGAAATCGACTACCGCTTGCCACGCCGTGGACAGTCCGGAAGTCAAGCCGTTCCAGGCAGTGCTAATTCCGTCGATCACCGGCTGAATCACATTCGAGTAGATCCAGTTCCAGGCAGCGGAAATGCCGTCAACGAATCCCTGGAACATAATCTGCCAGGTAAGAACGGAGACGTTCCAGTAATATGAGATAGTGTCGATTACCGGCTGAATGTACGTGGAATAGAAAGCATTCCAGGCGTCACCCAGGGTTTTCGTCAGCCAATTCCAGGCGTCGGTGACAATTTGAACAAGACCGTTCCATTCATTAACGATCCCGTCGATGACAGGCTTAATGCCGTTGTTCCACAGCCATAGCGCACCGTCGACAATTTGCTGCCAGGCCCATTGGGCGACGAAAACGATTCCGTCCCAGATCGCCTTGAACAGCAAGGCCAGCCCGACGATAATGGCGACGATGATGTACACGGCGGTCTGGACGATGAACGCGATGATGGCGAATTCGACCTGAAAGGCAGCCACGATGAAATTGACTACCGGCTGAACGCCGTAGGTCCAAATCGCCATAACAACGCCAACGATGAAGTCAACCACCGATTTCACGATATCGGCCACAAAGTTCCAGGCAGCAACCGCCGCGCCGGAAATAACGGACCAGATGCCGACAAAGAATGAAGCAACACCTTGCGCTATTCCGACGATAAAGTTTATGGACGCCCAGAAAGCGGCGACGATAAAGCCCCAGATCATAACGGCGAAATCGGCGATGGCCTTGAAAATAGCATTCACCGCGTTGCGGAACCACTCACACTTCATGTAGAGCAGCACCAGGCCGGCGATCACGGCGATGATCGCCACGACGATCAGCACGATGGGGTTGGCCAGGGCGGCCGCGCCCATCTCGATCAGGGCGGAGCCCATGGCGGAGAAGGCCGAGGCGGCGGCCGCGCCGATCTTGGGCAGGAGATTGAGCCCCCCCGAGAACAGCTTCTGGGCCAGCGTCAGGTCCTTGGTGTCGCTGGTCGCCACCTTGATCCAGTTGAACGCCTCAGCGCCCTTGCCCACGATCGTCCACACCGGGGCCAGCAGCTTGAACCCCAGCATCGAGAACAGCAGCGCGGAGATGAGGATGTTGGCTCCGGGTACCGTGTTCTGGAACCACAGCAGCGCGCCGGCCGCGTCGTCTGCCAGCTTGGCCAGCGTCATGAATCCGCCGAAGTCGGTTCCGGCGAACAGCAGCGCGAGGTCGCTGGCCAGGTCGATCAGCACCGGACCGAGACCGTCTTTCTGGGTGAGGCTGTTCAACAGCGTGAACACGGCCGGCAGCAGTTCCACGCGGATCTGCTGAAGCAGCGGCGCGATATTCATACTGCCGCCCAGATGACCCAGATAACTCAACACTTCCTGGAGAATCAAACCCATCTCATGCAGCGCGGGCAGCGCGTCCTGGAAGTACTTGGTGATCCGCGCCTGCCCCTGCGCCGAGGCGGTCCACTCGCGGAACTTGACGGTCAGGAAGAAGATACCCTTGCCGAAGTCCTGCACTGTGCCGTAGGCGACGTGGAAAATGTTGAACAGGCCCACCAGGATGTTCCAGAGCGCGTGCCCGCCGTTTTGCAGCTGATACCACGCCTGGGTCAACCACTGGGTGATCTTGCCGGAGTCGCTGGCCGCCTGCACCCATGCGCCCAGCTTGCCAGCGGTCAGCGCGAGATTCGCGGCCATCATCTGCGACGTGGGAATGATGGCCTTGATCAGCGCCAGGGCGGGCGTCAACAACGACAGCAGCGCGCCCAGCACCGAATTCACGATCGGCCGCAGCCCGGCGAAGATGGCCGACAGATAAGCCAGCGTGGTGGCCTGCGCCGACCACTTGCCCAACGCGGACGCGCCGCCGCCCAGCTCAGCCGAGATCCCCTGTAGCCCGACGCCGATCACCTTCACGGCCGGCGCGATCGCGGTGGCCAGCTGGTTCATCCCCTGCACCAGGCCGGCGTTGGCGACACTGGACCCCAGGTCGGTGAACTGCTGCTTGATGCGACCGATGGGCCCCTGCAACTCCTGCGCCGACAGTTTGATCACGGCCATACTCGCCGCGAACGCCAGCCCGATCGGGCCGAGGTTGGCTAGGTTGAGCAGCAGCGGCGCGAGGTGTGCCAGCGCGATGACTGAGCCGGCGCCCAGCGCCGAGAGGCCACCGGCAGCGGCGAAGATCCCGGTGGCGATGCCGGCGAACTTGTAGAAGGTCAGCAGCTTGGACAGCCCACCCGAGCTGTCGCCCATCTTCTTGGCCTTCTTGGCGAACTCGTCCAGACCCTTCGAGCCGGCCCCCGCCTTGACTCCGGTCTTCTCGGCCTCGTCGCCCAGGCCCTTGACCTTGCGTTTGGCGGTCTCGGACTCGTCGCCGGTCTTCCTGCTCGACTTGCCCAGCTTGTCGAGCCCCTCGGCGCCGGTGCGGCCGCCGGTCTGGCCCGATCGCCCCATGGACTGGAGCGCGTTCTCCACGGCGTTGATGCGCTCTTCCATCTTGGTCAGCGCCGCGTTGATGTCGCCGGTCAGCGTGGCGGATACCCGGATTTCGTCCTCTCCGGCCACGCCCCACCTCCACTCATGCTGTGCCGGGGTGATCGTCGCATGGGGGCAGGGGCGGGTCGGGCAGGCTCACCGGGAACGACAGCAGCCGCCGAGGTCCGTCCAGCCTCGGCGGCTGCATGCGCCGTCCGCTTCCCCTCGGACCTGCGGCGGCGATCACGCTACCGGCGCGGGCTGTTCGCTTCCATCTCGGCCCGCTGGGCCTTCTCGTCCCGCTCGATCACCTGGGCCGCAGCGATGCGCAGCAGGGTCACGAACTCGTCTCCGTCGTCGCGGAGCAGCGCGACCGGATCCTGGCTGAACGTGTGCGCGACGCGGGCTATCTGGATCACCGTGGGGTGGTGGCTCAGGAAGTCCAGGGCGTCATCGGTGCGTTCGGCCCGAATCGAGTTGCCGCCGCTCAGATCGTAGGGTCCTCGTCGTCCTCACCGCCGAGCAGCCGCGCCTCGTTCTCCTCGTCCCAGCCGGCGGCGGCCAGTACGGTGCGCGCGGCTCGTGCGGTGTCGGCGTCGCGGGGGAACAGCCGCTTGATGGCGGTGCTGGCGTCCAGCGCGCCCAGTGTGGCCAGTAGCGCACCGTCGCTGAAGGTCAGCACGTCGCCGTTCTGGTCGGTGATGGGCGTCCACTGGCCGGGCCGGCTGCGGTCCTCGACCTCGACCCGCACAGTGGTTTTGATCAGCACGGTGGTCAGGAACAGACCCTGGTCCATGGCCAGTGGCGAGACGGACGGGCTGTTGCGCAGCTGTGCCGGCAACGCCTTGCGCTGCCAGTTGCTCATCTGCTTGGACGGGATGTCGGGGTGGCACACGAGCCGGATCGGCACGCCGGGCACCTCGACCGTGATGTCTTCGATGTCCTGCTGCTGGGCCAGCGCGTCGCGCAGCATGTCCAGGCTGGACGTGCCGGACTCGGCGAAGCCGTGCGAGTCGTCCTCTCCGGTCAGCAGCGCGTGGCCACCGCCGGTGGAGCCGTCGAACACGTTCATGATCTCTTCCTCCCGGTTGTGTGGAAGTCGCGGCGGCGGGGCCGGGCACGGGAGACAACCGGGAGGGTTGGAAACCCCCGTGCCGGGCCCGCGCCGCCGCGACGGACCGACCTCGCAGGTGCTCACCGCGAGGCCGGGGCCTTGCTAGCCGATCGCACCCACGGAGAACGTCAGCTGGTAGTCGGCGGCGTCGCCGCTGCTGGCGTCGGTCTCCGGCTCACGCACGCCAGTCAGCAGCGCGTCCGGATACACCCGAGGCTTGACCTTGCTGGCCGACAGGTCGCCGGCCGTGGGCTGGATCGACACGGTGGTGCGCCACTGGCCGACCAGCGACACCAGGCGGTTGAGCAGGTCCTGGTCGTTCTCCGGGTCGTACGGCCGGGTCAGCGTGAGGTCGCCGATATCGGCCGGCGCGGCGATCACGTCCGGCGTCAGCGATCCGCCGTCCCAGACCTTCGTCGCCGACGATGTGACCTCGCCGCCGGACTTCTGGGCGAAGTACGGGCGGTTGCCGTTGATCCCGTCCACCGCGACCAGAAATTGCCGCTTCGCTGCCTTCATGTCCTCGCTCCTTTCACAGCGCGGCCGTCACGGCGGCCTTGGTGACCGTCAGGAAGACCATCGCGGCGGTGGGCGAGATCCGAATGCCGAGCGTGGCAAGGATCTGGTTCTGTGCCAGCGAGGCCACCGGATTGATGTCGTCGCCGACGTTGACCTTGTACCCAGGGTCGAGCTGAGTCCCGTCGGCGGCGATCCTCGGGAAAAGGCCGCTGGCCGTTGCCATCGGCAGCACGATGCCTTCCAGCGTGCCGGCGATCTGCGACCGGAGCTGTCCCTTGGCGTCGATCACCGCGAACAGGTACGGCTCCAGCCGGGCGTAGGACTCGGTGACCACCCGGTTCACGACGTCGGCGTCCTTGAGGAACGCCCAGTTGTCGGTGTCGGACGACAGCGACCGCCAGCCGTAGACGCGGACCGCGCCGGCCACGGTGCGGATGGCGTTGACCTTCGCGCCGTCCAGCTCGTTGCCGTCGGCGGCGGAGTACATGATGTCCGGCATGAGCACGTAGCGAGCCTTGGAGATCTCGCCGGCAGCCGACTGCCACGGGCCGACGGTGTTGTGCGCCCGGGCTCGGCTGGCCGCCACATAGCCTTCAGGGCTGATGGTCTTGGTGCCACCGAACGCGTCAGGCACACGCACCCACGGTGCGAACAGCCCCGCGCGCTTGGCGTCCAGGGCGGCGGCGGTGCCTTCCAGCGTGCCCTTGTCGGCGGTGCGCGCCTCAACCAGGATCGCGATCCGGTTGTAGGTGTCGGCGTGCGCGATCAGGCCGGCGTGCACCGACGGCCCCAGGCCGGGGATGGACACCGCGCCGTCGCCCAGTCCGGAGTCGAAGTTGGCCAGGGCGGCGACGTAGGTGGCGGCGACGACCGAGGCGCGGTCGTCGGTGCCGGCGGCGAGCGCGACCGGATTGGACAGGGCCACCGGGTTGTTGTTGGGCGCCGAGGATGCCGATCCGGCGTCGGAGAGCACCACATAGAAGTTGGTGGAGTCGCCGTTGACGCGGCTGACCGCTTCCTGCGGGCTGTGCAGGTTGGTGTAATCCTTGATCAGCACGCCGGACAGGTACAGCTGGATCCGGAAGGTTCCCGAGGTCGAGCCGTCCAGCACCTTGATCGAGACCTGGGTGGACCACGCCCCGGCGGCCTTGGCCGCCACGTTGAGCGTGGTGGCTGGCGTGCCGTTGCGGTCCTGTAGTCCGCCGGTGAGCACGCCTGTGGTGGCCGAGGCTCCGACCACACGCTGGCAGTAGACCCGTGTGCCACCTTCGGCGAAGAACATTTTGACGTCGTCGTGCAGTGCGCTGTAGCTGGTCGCCTGCCCGAACACCGCTTCGAACTGGGCGAACGATGTGATCAGCGTCGGTGTGTTCGCTGCGCCGCGCTCGGTGAGCCCCACTGCGAAGTAGGTGGCGGACGGCGCGATGGTCGGCGCGCTCGGTCCAGCAACGGCGCCGGTGGTTACCACCACTCCCGGCATGGTTCCCGTCCCTTCGGTATTGACTTACCGGCGCGTTACCGGCTAAGCTATTTAGCCGCCGCGTTGCTCGCGCACTCGCAGCGAATCATGGCACCTCAGCCCTGGTCGACCGACCTCGGCGCGCCGTCGCCCGCGTCCTTGGCCTGCTCGGTCTCGTTGACCAGCAGCCCTTCGGCCACCGCTCGCAGGCCAACCTCGTCCAGCGAGTCCACATCGCGGTGTTCGGCCCCGGGCAGGATGTGCCCCTGGTCGCTGTAGACCACCGGCGTGGGCCCCGGGTTGAACAGCGCCACCTTGGTCGCCTTGCGTGCTGTCGCCATCTCGTCACTCTCCTGGCAATGGTTGTATCGGTCCGACGGCCGCGACGGATGGTGTCACCGTGTCGGCCGTGCCCAGGCCCGGCCTGGTCGAACCGTCGTCGATGAACTCCTCGACCGTCACGTCTACCGACAGGATCGCAGCCGACCAGCAGCGGGAGCCGTTGACGCGCGAGGGCACGCCGAAATCCTCGGTGTAGGTGCCCTCTTCGACCCGGTATCCGGTGTCTCCGCCCGCCTGGGTCAGCGTCGGGTATTGCAGGAAGGACAGCCGGCACGCGGCCGCCAGGTTGTCGCGCATGTTCTCGGCGGCGAACCAGTCCTCACCGATGGCCCACACGTAGATCCGGCACGCGTAGGTGGTGTGGTACTCCGGCTCACCCTGCGGGTTGATATCGCCGGTGCGCACCGTGTTGAGCAGCCGGGGGTTAACCACGTTCACCGTGGTTTCCTTGATCGTCTGCTCCGGGGCGTCGCCGGAGACGAACACGACGTCGTCCGGGCCGATCAGGTCCCGCTCCGGCAGTTCCCACGCTGCCCGTAGCAGCGGGATCTTGCGCGGCACCTCTTTCGAGAGCAGGTCGCACAGCTGGTTACGCACGCCGTTGGCTCCGCGCACCGGTCACCGCCCCTTCCGCACGACCACGCGCGGCTTGCCGCTGGAAATCCAGGTGCGCAGCGCCGAGGTGGCCGCGCCCTCCCTCTCGATCACCGAGACGTCCCACAGCTTGCGTTGCGGAAGCCGCGCCCGGGGCGCGCCGAACTGGTGGAACTTCGCGTAGTGCACGTTGGTGCCGGCCTCCATGTCGTGCGGGCCCACCCGCTCGATCGGCAGCGGTCGGTCGGTGACCGAGCGTTCCAGCGTGCGATCGCGCACCAGGATGTCACCGGTGTAGCCCAGGCGTCGCTTCGCCGCGACGGTCGCCGGTTTCAACGGACGCCAGCCCTGCCCGTAGCGGCCGCCGTGCTGACCGAACTGCTGGCGGTTCTGGTCGGTGAACCAGTCCAGGAACACCTGCCAGGCGGGCGAGACGTTGGCCGAGCGGGCGACCATGCCCCTGATCCTGCGTCGCATCCGCAGGAAGGTGGGACGGTCGTATCCCACGTCGATCCAGGCTCCACGGGCCACGTCATCACCCCGTCGTCAGCCAGCGGTAGGTGCCCAACTGCGCCATCTCGTCATCGGTGAAGGTCTCCGGCACCAGCGGCGGCGGCTTCTGGGCGTCGGTGTTGCGAGCCAGGATCGAGTCGTCATGGTAGTTGTCCATGATCGCCTTGGCTTTGCGCAGAATCGCCAGCCGCAGCGCCGGCACGTCGCCCCAGCCGGGCACGTAGGTCAGCAGCACCGTGCCGGCGGTGCGGGTCGAGCGGCCCGAACCCCAGCCGTCCCAGCCTGGCCACAGCGTGCCGACCGGTCCGGACGGAACGGCGGCGGCCTGGGTCAGGCTGTGCAGCCTGCCGTCGTAGATCGACCAGGCGGCGGCGTCCAGCGGGTGCGCGTCGTCGACGGCCGCGCCGTTGAGGCTGGTGACCGAGTGGACCGGCTGGCGAGTGTCGACGGTGCCGCTGGCGAGCACGATGGCGGTCTCGGTGCGCGCCGGCCGCAGGGTGATGTATGCGCCGTACAGCCTGTCTTCCAAGCTGGCCTCGACCCCGGCCAACGTGGCCTCAGCGGCCAGCGTCTGGGTCTCGGTCCACTTCGGATCGGACATGAAGTGGTTGAGCTGTTGCGGCGTGACGATCATGTGCCCGCTCCCGGTCGTGCGTTGATCACTGGCTTGTCAGCGTGCACGCCGGTGCTGACCTGCGGGGGCTCGGTGGCCTGAGGCGGCCACGCGGTGATGTTGCGCGTGCGCATCGTGGCCGTCAGCGCGGCGTGCGCGGTGGCCGGTCCGCCCGGCCGGTGCGTGACGGTGGCCGCTCTGGCTGTGGCCATCGCGGCGGCGACGACTCGTGTGGCGACGGCCTTCTGGTCGACGGCGCTGGCGGCCGACGCGGTGGCGGTGGCGGTGCGCACGCCGAATCGCCGGCCGACCGTCGACCGGGTCACCGTGATTACCGCCGCCGCGCTCGGCGCGCCAAGTCGCCCCGTGCGTACCACCGCCGAGGCGCCGGCTGCGATGCCGGCGGCCGTCCTCGACACCGGCACGGCCTTGCCCGTCACGACCCGCGTAGCCGAGAGCGCGACGCCGTTGGCGGCGCGCGTGACCACGACCGCCTTGACGACGGTGGCGACGGCGGCCAGCACGGCCCCGGCGGTCGCCGCGCGCCCGGTGGCCTTGATGCCGGCGGCCGAGGCGGCGGCCGCGATCGAGTTGGCCGCCACGATCACGCCGGTACGATGCAGGCCGGTCGCGCCGGCCGAAAGCGTCGCGGCGGCGGTGCCGGCCCCGACGATCCGCTTGACCCCGACCGCGCCGGCCGAAAGCGTCGCGGCGGCCGTCACGGCGACATCGGCCGGCGCCTTCGATCCGACGGCGACAGCGGTGGCGACAGCGGTGGCGGTTGCCACGACGGATGTCGATTTCGTCGCACTGGACGACGCGCCGAGGGTGGCCACCCCTCCCCGGGTGACGACCTGGGCTCGGATGCCGGTCCGGCCGGCCGCGAGCGTCGCGACAGCGGTGGCCGCGCCGGTCTGGACCCGAATGACGGCGGCGCCGGCCGCGAGCGTCGCGACGGCGGTGGCGACGGCGGTGGTGGACAGCCGGCCCGCGACGGCGGACGCGCCGAGGGTGAGTCCGCTCGCGGTGACCGTGCCGCCGCGCTGCGCCGCGCCGATCGCGGACGCGCCCAGGGTGGCGGTGGCGGCGGCCGGGCTGCCGGCGGCGACCTTGCCGGCCACGGCCGAGGCGGACAGGGTGGCGGCCGCGCTGGGGGAGCCGACGAACGCGAGGCCGCCGGTTGCCGCTGCCGACAGGGTTGCGGTGGCCGCGCTCGGCGCGGAGACCTGCGTCCGGATCACGGTGTCGCTCGCGCCTGCGGTGGCGGTGGCGGTGGCCGCGCCGGCCTGGGCCCGGGTGACGGCGGCGGTGGCCGCGAGCGTCGCGGCGGCCGTGGTGGTGCGGGCGGTGGTGTGCGTGCCGGTAAGGCTGGCTGAGGCGGTGGCGACAGCGGTCGCGGCGGCGGTGGTGGACAGCCGGCCGGCGGTCACGCTCGCGCCGAGGGTGAGTCCGGTCGCGACGGGCTCGCCGTGTCCAGCGTGCACGCCGGTGCGGCTGGCCGAGGCGGTGGCGGTGGCCGAGAGGGTGGCGGTCTCGGTTTTGCCGCCGGTCAGGGTGGCCGAGGCGGTGGCCGAGGCTGTGCGCGTGCCGGTGACGGCTTTCGCGCCGACCGGGGTGGCCGAGGCGGTCAGGCCGGGTGACTGGCTGCTGACGACCTTCTTGGCCCCGGTCAGGGTCGCACTGGCGGTGCCGGTGGCCGAGGGGGAGCCGGTAAAGGTGGCGCTGGTGCTGGGCGCGATGGCGAGGCTGACCGCGATCCAGCCGTTTCCGCCGGAGGTGGCCACGGCGGTGCGGGTCCCGGTCGTTCCGGTGGCGGTCAGCGCCTGGGAGTCGACCGAGGCGAATTCGAAGTTCGACCAGGCGTCTTGCAGCTCGGTCATGCCGCTGGCCGGCGTGTAGGACGCGGTGGTGGATGAACCGCTAGTGAAGCCGCACAGCAACAAGGTGTTGATCACGGTGGGGGAGATGGCCGGCGCGACATGGTTGGTCTGGGCGGCGGTGGTGGAGCTACCCCAGGTCGGCGCGATATTGACCGGCGTGGTGGCGTCCTGGCCGGTGACGCACACGAGGATGTAGACACCGGAGGTGTTGACGTCCATGCCGAAGGTGTAGGTGGACGGCTCGCTGCCGCCCGCCACCTTGGTCCAGACCTTTGACGTGGACACGCCGGTGACCGTCTTGGTCGTGCCGGACTGGGTGAACCCGGTCGCGGTCATGTTGGCCGGGGTCACATCGGGGTCGCAGAACTGGAACAACACCAGCAGGTCGCCCGACACGGTGCCGGACGGCTTGGCAACGGTGATCGTGGCGACAGCGTCACCGGTCGCCACTGTCGACGATCGAACCGATACCGCCACGTCTCACCTCCTAGTCGATGATGAACGGATCCTGCGGCTTCATCACCGCGCGGACCATGTCGCTGAAGCCGAGCGAGAGCTGGTCGGCGGCCCGGCCGAGCACGTGGCTCGCCCCGTACGTGCTGCGCACCTCGGCGTGCAGCGCGGCCACCGAGATCTCCATGGCCTTGATGCGGTTGACCATCTGAATGTCGCCGTCCGGGGCGTCCCGGTAGCCAGTGATCTTCCGGTGCTGGTTGTCGACCACGCTCACTCGTCCGCAGGCTCGAAGGTCAGCAGGAAAGCCTGACCGAGGGAGAACTGCTCGGCCACGCTGTCCAGCACACGCATCCGCAGGTCGAGGCTGGGCGTGTACTTGGCCCACTCCTTGTTCCGGCCGTCCGCGTAGTCGGCCGAGAACACCAGATCCGTCTCACCGCTGCCCGCCGGGTCCTTGCGGGCCACCGTCACCTTCGCCGTGGTCGCCATCAGGACACCGTGATCGTCGGGGTCAGGCCGTAGGTGCCGGCCGATCCGTAGGTCTCGGAGGCGGGCAGCGTGCCGCCGAAATGGAAGTTGCCGGCGGTGCTGGCCGACCAGATGCCCCAGTGGGTGATGGTCGTGGACGCCGGGACGTTGATCACGGCCTGGCTGCCCGCGCGGGAACCGCCGGACGCGGCCGCCCACGTGGTCTGCACGCGGGCATACGACCCGCCGGAAACCTCGCTGGTGCCGGTCGTGCCCGGGTCGGCGGTGTGCAGTGAAATGTAGGTCGCGGCAGCCGCGATACCGTCCACCGCAGCATTCTTAGCGTTGTTCGTGAATGCCACTGGATTTCCCTTCTCTCTCTCGCAGTTGTCGCGAAACCCCTGGTCAGCCCAGCGCGATGCACGGGATGTAGCCAGCGGAGGCGTTCCCGTAGGTGCTGGGAGTGAATGTGGCCGGCCACGCCGAGATCGTGTTGTAGAAGGCGCGACGGTTGCTCACGCCGTTGCCGCCGCCCTCGGTCATGGTGGCCGGCAACACCAGGTAGGCCATGCTGGGCTGCACGCTGTAGCCGCGCACGGACTTGCCCGCGTAGACGAACCGGTCGGCGCCCTGCGCCGGGATCGGGGACCCCAGGGTTTTGACGACCCAGCCGGCCGCCTGCCACATGGTGTCGTCGTTGGGTGAGGTGTAGAGCTGGGTCTGGCCGTCGTCGGCGAAGATCGAGAAGCCGTTCAGGGCGGGGGTGCCGCCGAACGTGCCGGCGGCGACCACGTAGGCGGCTATGGCGCTGATGGCCTTGCCTGCGGGCACGAAAATCCGGGCGAAGAACGCTTCGTTGGCCGAGCTCGGGTCCTTGCCGAACGAGTCGAGGTTGGCCGAGGCGGTGAAAAACCCGTAGGCCGAAGCCGGGTAGACCGAGCTGGGCAGCGACGGCTTGGCCTCCACGACGGTCAGGCGGGTGTTCAGCCCGTCGGTGACGGTCAAGGCGGCCTTGAGGTCGAGCGCGGCCTGGGTGGCGGTGCTGATCGGCTTGGCCGTGTCGGCGGTGTTGTCGACGTTGCCCAGCCCGACGTCGCCCTTGGCCAGGGTGACCGCGCCCGTCTTGGTGGCCACGCTGGTGACCGGCGCGGATTGCAGCGCCGTGTCCGCCCGGCCCAGGCTGGTCTGCACGGCGGCCGCGAAGTCGGTGGCCGGAATGCCGGTTCCGGGCTTGGTGTACTTCGCGGTGATGGCGGTGGCCTGCGCCGTCGACACCGGCTTGTCCACATCGGCGGTGTTGTCGACGGCGCCCAGTCCGACGTCGCCGCGCGCGAGCACGACCGTGCCGGTGCGGCCGGCGACGCTGCTCACCGGCGAGGCCGGGTATGTGTGCTCACGCCAGTTGCTCAGCTGGCTGGCATCGTCGGCGATCAGCTGCCAGTTGGTGCCGGTGTCGCTGCGCGTGCACCAGTCGCCACGTTGGCCGGTCAGCGCGAGCATCGCGGACTGGCTGGCGGGCGCGCCCAGGAACTCGGTGATGGCGATGGCCGGTATCTGGGCTTGCGGAACGGTGCCGCCGACCAGGTCCGCCTTGGTGACCAGGGCCGACACATCAGCCTTGGCCGCCAGTGCCGTGACCAGCCCGGTGACGTCGGACTGGACGTGGACGTGCACCAGATCGGCCTTGGTCGACAGCGCTGTGGTCAGGCCGGCCGGCTGCACCGCCGAGTCGGCCTTGTCCAGGCTGGCGCGTACGGCGGTCACCAGGTCGGCGTACGGGATACCGGGGCCGGGCTTGACGTACTTGTTGGCCAGCCCGACAACGGTGGGCGCGTTGGCGTCGCCGGTCAGGTCGCCGGCCAGCTTGACGCCACCGAGCACGGTCGGGGTGGCGGGCCCGCCACCGGGTGGTCCGGGGTCGCCCGCCGGGCCCTTGATGTTGCCGACCTTGACCCACGTGGCCGTCATGGTCACGCCTCCAACGTGTAGATGTCGCCGCTGGCGGTGTCCAGGTAGTCGTCGCCGGCTACGGCTCCGACGATGCCGCTGGGTGCACCGGAACCGGTCCACAGTGCGGCGGCCGGGGTGCGGCCGGGGTCGCGGGTCACCTCGCGGGAGACGAACACGTCACCTTCCGCCAGCCGGTAGACCCGCGCGCCCGGATCGGTGACCTCGATGTCGTACACACCGTCCTGCCACGTCCAGGCGTCCGAGTCGGTGTCGAACACGATCAGGCTGACGAACGGGGCATACAGGGCGGCGTTGCCGGCGGCAACACTCCACTCGTACAACACCACGTCGGAATCGACAGTGGCTCGGATTTGGCCACGCACGCTCCACCCGGACAGGTCGGTCACGGGGGCGCCGGCCGCGTCGCGCACGCGCCAGCTGGCTTCCCAGTAACTGCCCTGGGGAATCACCAGTCTGTCGCGGCGCACGCTCACGGCCGTGATCGTCGCACAGGGCGCGGACCAGCCCGGGTGGGCGCGCCGGTCAGGACGTGGCGGGCGCGACGGTCGTGGTGTCGGCCGACGGTTCCGGCTGCGGGACGGGCGGCGTCTCGGCCTCGGCCTGGTCCTCGGCTAGCGCCTGCTGTCGGACCTCCCACGCCTCGAACACGTGCCGGGGCACGTGCTGGCCGGCGCGCCACAGGCTGCGCGTGACCGGCGTGCGGCAGCCGGGCGGGTAGATGTGCTCGCTGGCGTCGCACGGCGCGATGACGTACCGGTCGTCGACGATCCCGGGCGGTGCGAACCCTGACGCCTCGACCGGCTGGAACGCGGGTTCGCGCGGGTCGAACAGGACGGGGTACCGGCGTGCCGCCTCTTCGCCGATGGAGACGGGGACGTCGGCCAGTGGCGGTTCAGCTGGCGGGGTGTTCGCGTTGGCGGCTGCGGTGCGGCGGTTCTTCAGTGCCGCGCTGTCGGGGTTTCTCTGCTGGGCCATGCGGTTCAGGGTAGGTCGGGACGTGCGACGGCCCCCGCACCCGGCGGGGGCCGTCGTGTCGTGCTCGGTCAGCTGTGGACGCCCGCCACCAGGTCGATCTTGACGAACGACTCCGGGCGGGACACGGTCAGGCCCACCCGCTGCTCGGCCAGGATCAGCACCGCGTTGCGGATGAACAGGTCCTCGTGCTGCTCGGCCACGCGGATGTTGGACTGCTGGCGGTCGTAGATCTTCGCGCCGAGGCCGAACGCGCCGACCAGGCCCACGCCCTGCTGCATGGCGGGGGAGGCCACGACCGGCATCTGCCAGATCCGCTTCTCCGCGCCCACCGCGACGTTCAGGGCGATCACGTACTGGCCCTGGGTCGTCTTGGTGGTCTCCATGGTCTCCCAGTCGTACGGGTGGACCACGGCGCCGGTCGGGGAGTAGTAGGCGAGCATGACGCGGGTGGCCGCGCGGCGCACCGCGTCGATCTGGGTGTCCAGGGCCTGCACCGGCGACGGGCTGGGCAGCGGGAAACCGGGGTAGTCCTGCACGCCGGGGGTGCGCAGGATGCCCAGCAGGTTCTCGCCGGTGCCGTCGCCGTTGAGGAACTGGTCATCCTCGACCAGCCGCAGGCCGTAGAGCAGTTCGTTGTCGATGATCGAACGCAACATCGGTTCGTCATCGAGGGTGTTGCGGTGCGCGACTTCCCAGTGGGCCAGGGTCCGGATCGGGGACTGGGCCGGCTGGAACTTCAGCTTGGTCTGGGGCTTGAGGCCGAAGTTCTGCGGGCTACCGGCGTCGCGTTCGGCGACCGGCGCGGCGTTGTTGTTGCCGTCCAGGTAGCCCAGGACGCGCATGTACTCGATCAGGTTGGCGTTGGTGTTGGCCTGCGGGAACAGGTCGCGCACCCGGTCGGTGCGGTAGGGCCGCTGGACAACCGGCTCCTGCTCGACCGTGCCGAAGCCGAAGCGGGTCAGGGTGCCACCGGCGGCGGTGTAGATGTCCTTGCGTTCCAGGGAGGTCAGGTCCTCGCCGAGCTCGAAGGCGGTGTGCATGACGCCGGTGGAGCTGCGGTCCTTGAACTCGGCGGACTCGGTGAACCGCTGGCCGATGCTCTTGCGCTCCATCATGCCGCGCTGCACCGGGATCTGGGCGGCCTTGGACTCGGCGCCCGGGTTGTTCAGGTAGGCGTCGATCTCGGCGTACTCGCCGAGCTCGCCCAGCCGGGCCTTGATGTCCTTGCACTCGCCGATGACCTTGCGGAACTCGCCAGCGGCCTCGGCGCTGATGACGTAGTGGCCGTTGCCGGTCTCGTCCTTCAGTCCCTTGGTCTCGATCTGGTCCAGTAGTGCCTTCTTCTCGGTGAGCACCTTGCGCAGCGAGTCGCGTTCCTTGGCAATGGTCGACACGGTGTGTGTCCTCTCAACACGGAGGGATACGGCTACTCCGCGCCGGTCAGTACCAAGCGCGCTAAGGGGCAGATTAGACGGGAAACGCCGGGCGCTTTCGTAGCCGCCCGGCGTGTCGCCCAATTATTGAATTGTTAGCCGCGCTATTATCGGCTTTTATTCCTCGGCTGTGGAGTCCTGGAAATCCCAGCCGCCCGCCGGAATCGTGGCCTGAACCGTGGTGCGGGTGAGCCGGTCCTGCCAGCGCATCGTGATACTGCCGTCCGGCTGGAGCCCGATGCCGCCCTGCACCGGCTTGCCGTTGCCGCCCGCGTACGCGGTGGTGAACTGCCCCGGCGTGTTCGAGGTCGTCACAGCCTGGTCGCCGAACCGGGCGATGGTCGCCCCGTCCTCGCCGCGCGTGAACTGGACCCCCTGGGCCAGCATCTCGCCCAGCGCCTTGGCCCGGTCGTCACGGCTGTAGGTACCCGCGCCAACGGCCGTCACCTTCGGAGCCGAGCGTGGCATGACCAGACCGACATTTCCGGCGCGGCGAAGCTTCCCGAACGGCGTCACCTTGTTCTCGTCGTAGGCATCGGCGATCGCGCGGGCCGCCGCCCGCATCTCGGCGGCCGGGTTGTGCTCGGAACCGCCGTTGGCCTCAGTGATCTTCTGGCCGTCGATCTCGTCGGCCACCCGGTTCAGCCGGCGCGAGGCGTCCAGCGGAGCGACCTGCGAGAGCGACTGGGCGATCCGCATTTCCGTGGCCACCCGCTTCGCCAGGTTCTGGCCTGCCTTGGTGTCGGCGGGCTCGTTCCGCTTGACCGGGGTGGAGTAGAACACCCGGGCGCGCACACCGGCCATCTGCCGGTAGGCGTTCTCCCGGTCCTGTAGATGCAGGCCGCCGATGGCGTCCGGGCTCGCCATGTTCGGCGAGGCCGATCCGCTGGCCAGTGCTTCCAGCGCCTCGATGTCGCCCACGCGGGGCGTCTTGGCGTCGGCCACCTGGCCGGCGAACGCCAGCTTGGCCGGGGACAGCATCGGATCCCGGTACCCCACCTTGTCGCTGGCGCGCGGCAGGTTTTCCATAACCTTCTTGATGTCGGAGGTGGCGGCTGTGTACCCATCGCCCCAGCGGATGGTCTGCCCGTTCCACGAGCTGCGCTCGATCCCGTCGGCGATGGCCATACCGGTGTCGGGCGGGATCTTGTCCACGCCGATGGCGGATGCCGCGCCGACGCCGGCCGGGAACACGGTCATGCCAGCGCGGGCGTAGACCACGTGTCCGTTCTTTCCGAACACGATCATGTGACCACCCGGTGACAGACGTGCCCCGTTCGCTTCCAGGTAGTCGTCGTTGAGCAACGCATTGGTCAGCCCCTGCTGCACCTTCGGCGGCGTGTTCGGGTCGCTGGCGGCCTCCCTGGCCCACTCCCGCCATGAGGCCAGCGAGTCAAATCCACCGGCAGGGGCCGAGTCGGACAGCGTGTGCTCGGCGCCCACCCACGAGCTGAGCGTGCTGGCCTGGGTGGCCGCCAGGTGCTGCTCGCCAGCGACCGGGGTGCCCGGCTTGGCCTCCGGCGCGGTCTTGGGGACCGCGCGCGGGCTGGTGCGCCGGGGCGGCCGCTGGTCGGCCGGCAGAGCCCGACGCGCGGCGGTCTCGGTGTTGGTGGAGGGCAGGGCGGCGGCGGCCGCGTCCAGCACCTCATGCGGGATGGCGTCCACCTCGGCCATGGCGTTCGCGCGCACCTCGTCGGCGTTGGCGGGGGCCGGTTCGTCCGCGCCGGTCACGGTAAAGGTGGGCGAGTGCAGGTCGATGCGCACCATGGCCGGCAGGTCCGCGCTGGGACTGATGGTCATCTGCGGCTGCTCGGCGGCATTGTTGGCGACGGTGAGCACGCCGGTCTCGCCGGTCGACTCGTCCATGACGGTGGCGGTGCGATAGGCGGGGAACGTGCCGGTGCGCGGCGGCGACAGCACCCGGTAGCTACGGGCGTTGCCGTCGGGGTCGGCCACGGTGACGCGTTCCCCCTGGGTGATGCTGAGCAGCCGCTCGCCGGGGGACAGGACAGGTGAGTAGGTGGACAGGTGGCCGGCGGCCAGGTTGTCCAGGGTGCTCGCACCGTGCGCGTCGGCCTCACCGCCGAAGGTGGCGCGCACCTCGGCGGCGCGGCGGCGCAGCAGCACGGCGGCCGCGTCGGGCGCGCCCAGGTTGGTCAGGGTCTGGGCGGCGGTGGCGACGTTGAGGGTGTCCGCGTCCTCGCCGGTGGGCTTGACGCGGCGGCCGGTCAGGGAGTTGGACAGCATTGTGGTCAGGGCGTCGCGGTTCTGTTGCACGTAGCCGGCGCGGGTGTGGTTGCTGCCCGGCGAGAACGGAGCGACGTCGGAGGACATGCCCCTGACCACGGGGCTGCCCCACTGGCCGTTCTTGATCTTCTCGGCGACCAGCGCGCTCATGACGTTGCGAGCGAACGCGTCGACGCCGCTGCGGTCGCCCACGGTGTAGTCGCTCGTGCTGGTCATCACGCTGTTGTCGTCGGACCTGGAGAAGTCGACGGTGTGCCCGTTGTCGTCGGGCAGCGACTCCATGAGCGTGCCGGCGCGCAGCAGATCCGGCGCGGACAGGCGGGAGGCGCCGCCGGAACCCCGGTAGATCAGCGACATGGCCGAGCGGCCACTGCCGGTGTGCCACAGCTGCGGGTCCTTCTCGCCGGCCACGGTGACGACCATGAGGCCGCCGCCGGGGGTGAGCTGCACGTTGTCCCACTGCACGTTCACGGCTCGCCGGGCGATGAGCTGGCGGGTCTGCGACCCGTCGGCGGCCAGGGTCGCCAGGTGTTGGCGCACCTGGTCGGGGCTGGTGAACGCGGGTCGCGCGGGCGGGGTCAGCGTCGGGCGCTTGCCCAGCGGATCGCGGGCCCCCGTGATGGGGTTGACGGCGCGTTCGGCCGTGCTCAGCCGCTCCTGCATCTGGCTGACGGCGGCGGCCACGTCGGCATGGGTGCGCGCCGAGCTGGTCTGGGGAGTGCTGGGTTCGGGCACCCCGGCGTCGGCGGGCAGGTTGCCCAGGGCCTGCTGCGCCTTGAGCGCGGTGACGATGGCGTCGCGGGCGCCGGTGGCGTTGTCGACGGTGCCATTGCCCTGGGTGATGGTGTTGCCATCGTTGTCGATGGTCTTCCAGGTGTAGTTCGCGCCAGCGGTGGGGTTGTTTTTGGCGTCGACCGGGGTGGAGACCATGGCGGTGAAGTTGGCCCCGCTCAGATGGTCTTCCTGGAAGCCGAGATTGGACCAGGAATGCTTGCGCAGCTCGGTCCGCCACGTCCCGGAGGCGGCCGCGCCGTCGCCGGACTCCGGCGCCACCGGGTCGTACCGCATGTTGCGGCGGTCCATCTCGCCTTCGACCTGGTGCAGCAGGTTGCGCAGGTGGTCGCGCTCGAAGCGGCGCGCGGTGCGGCGGCTGCGAGCCTGGGTGTTGCGCCGCTCGCGCACCTCCGTGCGCACCGTCTGGGCGCCGGCTCGCAGGTCCTCCGCACTCGGGTCGCCTTCGCCGGAGGCCAGCTCGCGCATCGCGCCGACCGAGGCGGCGTCTGTCTTGGACCGGCGCAGGCTGGACGCCAGCCGGGCCCGCGCGGCGTCGATCTTCTCGCTGTCGCCGGATTCCAGGGCGTCGGCGAAGTCCTCGGCCGCGCCCGCGACGCCAGGGCGCTGCGGCGGCGGCCCCGATTCGGCCGGAACGGCCGGCACCGGCGCGCCGGGCGTCGCCTGGGTGCCGGGGGTGTGGCCGTCGACGGTTCCCTGGGCCGGTGCGGCGCCCTCCGGGGCGTGCGGCGGTTCCGGTGTGGTGGGCTGCGGGTTGGCGCGCTGGCGGTTGCGGTTGTCCAGGTACCGCTGCAACTGGATCTCGCCGACGATGTCGCCTCGGGTTGAGCGCAACTGGTCGTCGTTCTGGCTGCCCAGGTCGAGGTTGCCGCTATCGGACTGGCCGAGCAGGGTGGCGATGCGGTCCTGGCGTTCGGCGATGTCGGGTTCCACCTCGAACTCGCCGTCGTCGGACTCGACCACGCCTTGAGCGGAGTCGCCGATGTCCTGGACGTCGCCCTGTTCGTCGGCGGTGATCTGGGCGGCTTCCTGTGGGGTCGGAACAGTGTCGGAGTGCGGGGTGGCCGGCGGTGCGGCGGGTGTGCCGGGGATGCCGGTTTCGTTGGCAGCGTTGGGAACGGCGGCCGGTTGTCCGTCCTGTGTGGACGTCGCCGAAACGGCCTCCGGATTCGGAGGAGTGCCTCCGCTTGCGTCGGGAGCGGTCTCGTCCGGGCGCGTCTCCCCGGCCTGCTGCCGTCGGCTGTGCTCACCCTGGAAGGCGTCCAGCTTCAGCTTGGCGTCAGCGTGCTGGCCGGACTCGCGGCGGGGGTCGGCCTTGGTGATCTCGTCCAGCTTGCCCTGCGCGTGGCCAACCTCGGCGGCCAACTGGCTGTCGGTCAGCTCGCCGAGGCGGCTGGCGTCGCCGGTCGGGGTGTAGTCGGGCGCGCCGGAGGGCTTGGCGACCTTCGCGGGCGGCAGCGCGCCGTGATAGCTGACCAGGGCCTGGGCGTACTTCGACAGGGCGTTCGGGATGGGGCGGCTGTCGCGGACGTTGCCGGACGGGTCGGACATGTAAGCCATGCCGGACTTGTTCAGGGCGGAGGCCAGCACGCGCGCGGCGTCGGCCCGGTCGCCCACCGGGGTCTCATCGGTCTGGAGCTGCTTGGCGTCGGCGGCGGCCTGCTTCTGGATGACGCGGGCGCCGGGCTGCTCGCCAGTGACGAAGCCGCGTGCGGTGGTCAGCGCGTGCGCCATGGCCGGGTCCTGGCCGTACTGCTGGTCCAGCGCGTCCAGCGCGCGGGTAAACGACTGTTCATCTTGTTCCGCGCCGCCGCTGTCGTCGATGCCGGCCTGTCGCATGGTCTGAACCAGCGAGGTGGGCGCGTTGACCAGGTCGACGCGGCCGGAGGCGTCGCGCGGCAGGGTGCGCAACGTCTCGGCGGCCACGGCATTGGCGTGCGCAGGCTCGCCAGGGACGGCCGATGCGCCGGGGACGGCCGGAGCCATCCCCGGCGCTCCCACGGCGGCGGTCGGGGGGATCCCGCCGGGGGCCGGTGCGGGACGCTGGGCGATCTCGTCCTTGACCGCTTGGTGGTTGGGGGTGACCTGACCTGGCTTGCCGAGCTGGGAGGCGCGGCTGGCCAACTCCTGGTCGTGTCCGGCCAGCTCGTGGTCGGACATCGCGCCCACCGCTGTGGCCACGTCCTGCTTGTTCAGCGAGGCCAGTTTGTTCGTGGACATCGTCGGCGCGGTAGGGGCCTGTTCCCCTGGCGCGCCGTTCGGCGCGGGCGGCGTGGTGCCGTTGATGGCATGGTGGTGCTGCTCGCCCTGCGGGGTCAGCACCATCTTGCCGGGCTCGGCGGTGTGCTCGGCCAGGCCAGCCTTGGCCAGGCCGTCGGCCATCTTCGGCGGCACCTTGTCGGTGACCAGGCCCTGCTTGGCCACGGGCTCGGCGGTGGTGTCGGGCTTGCCGTCGGGGCCGGTCGGGTGCTGGGTGACGCTGCCGGGCTTGGCCGCGCCGATCGCGGCGGCCGGCTTGGCGGCCAGCTTGCGCGGCGGCTTGGCCGTCGTCGGAGCCGGCGCGTTCGCGGCCGGGGCGGCGGGCCCGGCCGCCGGGGCCTGCGGCGGGTTGCCCGCACGCCGGGCGACCTCGTCCTTGACGGTCTGATGGTTGGGGCTGACCTGGCCGTCGCGGCCGAGCTGGGTGGCACGCGAGGCCATCTCGGTGTCGTGCGCGGCCAGTTCCTGGTCGGACATGGAGCCGGCGGCGGCCGCCGCCTCGTGCTTGGGCAGCGTGGTCAGCTTCGTGGTGGACATGCCGGGCGCGTCCGGCTGCCCCGGCGCGGCTGCCGGCGCGGCCGGGGGAGTCGACCCCGGCGCTGCCTGCGGGTGGTCCGGCGCGGTCGCTTCGGGCGCGGCCGGCGCGGTGGTGTCGCCGGCATTGGCGTCTCCGGGCGCGGTGGTGTCAGGCACGTCCGGGGTGGGGCCTTCGACACCGGCCGAGTCTGTGCCGGTGTCGGCGGGGTCGGCGACGGTGGCGGTGTCCTTGTTGCCGTTCTGCTGGACCAGGGCGGCGTTGTACTTCTCGCGGTAGACGCCCACCACGTCGTCAACGAAAGTGTTGATCTGGTCCTGGTTGTCGGCCGAGTCGCCCACCCGGCTGTCGTCCCAGTTGGCGTTGCGGAGGGTGTTCTCCATCTCGGCCGGGGTGACGCCGTTGGCCACCATCAGGTCCAGCGGGTTGTACTCGCCTTCCTTCTTGTTCAGGCCGTTCGGGTCGTCGACCGAGAAGTCCTCGGGAGCCTCGCCCTCGTCGATCTTCGACATGATCTCGCCGTAGAGCTGGGCCTGTAGCGCGCCGTCCGGCTTGAACTTCGACTTGCCCCGCGCGGTCGGCTTGATCCGCAGCTTGTCATTGGGGATGTCCACCGCGCCCTCGGTCTCGGACACGGCGTGCCCGGCCCGTTCCAGCTTCTGCGCCTTCGCGCCGCGCGGCTTCATGCCGGGGTGGATCGGGGTGCCCATCGGCAGACCCCAGTAGTGGGCGTCGTGAACCAGCCGCACCTTGTTCTCGATACCCTGCGGCGCGGCGGTCTTCACCGACTGCTGGGTGGCCAGCGGGTGCGCTCCGTGCAGCACCGGGCCGTACTCGTACAGGTCGAGTTCGTCGATGATCCGGGTGGGCAGGCCGTCGACCAGGGCCTTGCGGGACTTGGTGACGACGTAGCCGATGGAGTAGGCCGTCTTGTTGCCGTAGAACTTCGCGTGCGCGTAGGCGTCGCGGCCGTCCTGGGTGTCGAGCATGTACTGGTTGCGCGTCCACAGGCCGCCGGCCTCGGCAGGCCACGGCTTGCCGTCGGCGGTCTCGGCCGGCAGGCCGGGGTCTCCGGGCAGCAGTTCCTTGTAGTCGATGGGCCAGCCGATGGGTCGGTTCCAGTCGTGGCCCAGGCACATCTTGGGGTGGCGGCTAGCGATGCTCGACTTGAACGCGCCGGGGGTGACGATGTCGCCCACCTCGTCGCGAGTGCCGGTGACGGCCACTACGGCGTCGACGGTGCCCTTGGCGTCGTCGTAGCCGACCACCACGGCGTCCCCGGTGTCACTGGGGTTGAGCGCGGTCGGCGCGGCCAGGGTGGCACTGAGGGTCTTGTATTCCAGGGCGGGGATCGGGGGTGCGGTCACGGCCTGCGCCTTCCTGCGGTCGAACGGAACAGCGAAATACTAGCCGCCCTGGCGGCGGGTAATCAACCCAAACCGGCGACGCTGAACAGATCCGACCCGTCATCACGCGGCGTCGGGCCCACCGGGTCGTCCTCTTCGTCCTCGTCCTCACCGAGGTTGGACACCGCGCCGGTGTCGCCACCCTCGACCAGCACGCCATCCGGGGTGATGTTCCAGTCCACCTCGTCAGCCAGCGCCTGCTCGTAGGCGTCCTCGTCGTCCGGGTCCTCGTCGGGCGCGTCGTCGCCGCGCTCCCCGGCGTCCTCGTCGACGCTCCCAAGGTCGGCGAACACATCCGCCGAAGGCTGCTCGGCGTCCGGGTCGGCCATAGCCAGCGCGGCCTTGAACTGCGCCACACTGATCCGCACCGACTTCTCGTGGCCGGGCCATGCGCCGGTCGCCATCTTGTGGATGTTCGCCGTCAGCCCGGCCAGGATGTGCGGGTCATGCACGTACTTGGCCAGCAGCGTTCGCAGCCGGTTGAAGTCGCCCGGGACCCCGGGCTGCCACTTGGCCCGCGCCTTCGGGTTGTGCGCCCAGTACTTGCGCAGCTTGGCCGCGCGCGGATCCGGACTGGCCACCTTCTGCTCGATCTCGGCCACCGTCAGCTGCTTCTTGCCCTTGTTGGCCGGGTGCTCCGGCCACTTCGTCGGGATCATCTTTCGCGCGCCCAGCTTCTTGGCGCTCTTGACGATGTGGGCGCGCACGGCGGGGCGCTTGGCCGCCGGGGCCTCGCCGTAGGACCGGATGGCGTTGGACAGATCGCCCACCGTCTCGATCGGGTACGACCCGTCGGACATGGCGTGCCCGGACAGGGCCAGCTTCTTGCGGCGATCCGAGCTGAATACCCGCTTGGTCTCGTACTGGCGAAACGACTCCAGGCCCTTCAGGCCATAGTCGTCATCCTCGGGATCCACCCCGTCATCCTCGAAAATACGGTCGTCATCCTCGGGATCCTCGCCCTCGGCGGCCTCGTCGGCCCCGCCGTCGGCCAGGTCCTCTTCGGCGTCGTCGTCTTCGGCGTCCGGGTCGACCCCGCCCAGCGGGAAGTCGTACGCCTGGTCGCCCAGGGCCAGCCGCATCCGATCGAAGGTGACCGGGCCGGAGTAGGACAGGTCCCCGGCGCTCTTGCCGTAGCCGGCGGTGACGTGCGGGATGAAGGGAGTGTGCTGCTCGGCGCTGGTGCGCGTGGCCAGGTCGTCATGCAAGCCTGGGATGGTCGGGGAGTCGCCGACCAGGTAGACGGCGCAGGGGTCCATGTCGCCCTCGGCGCCGCCGTCGGGGTTGAACGAGGCGTGCCCCATGACGCGCGCGGTGATCGGCGCGAGGTTCTGCGCGTGGTCGAGGATGGCGCCGGCCAGCCCGTTGCGCTCCTGCGGTGAAAGCTGAGACACATCGTCGCCGAGGTAGGCCAGCGTCAGGTGCAGCTCCCCGGGGTCCTCGCCGCCGCCTATGGCCAGCTTGTCCACATCGTCGGCACTGGGCACCAGCGCGACCATTCCCGAGGTTCGAGCCCCGTCTGCCATCGCTGTCTCCTCACGATCTATGCGCGCTCGCGCCATCGTCGCAGCCGTATCGGCGGCCACGTGGTCGACACGCGAAGTGGGCGGTTGCTATGCTGTTTTGCGCACAGCCTGGCTTTCACCTCGGAAGGTCACGGGTACGTGCGGAACCGACAAGCCCCCGTCTACGGCGGGGGTTTCGTCGTTTCTGGGTACTCCAGTCCCATGACCGACCACCTCGCGCTGCTGTTTCTGTCCGTCGCCGTCGTGCTGGGCCTGATCGCGGTGGCGGTCGGGCCGCGTCCGGGCTACCAGATAGCGCTGATCGTGGGCGCCGCACTGGCGATCGTCGCGCTGGTGATCGTGCTGACTCAGGGCGTCACAGCCTGAGCGCGGATGCCGTCGATGCCGGCGCCCAGCACTTCCAGCGGGACGTCACCAGGCAGCAGCATCGCGCCGCCGGCCACGCCGATGGTGGTGCCGGCCGGGATCAGCACGGTGAGCAGGATCGCGGCGGCCGAGGCTGGCGGGGCCATGCCCAGCACGAGCTGTCCGGGCAGGGTGAGCCACTGGCCGGGGGTGACCTGCGGCGGCTTGTCCAGCACCCGGTAGCCCACCAGGTCGGTGGGCGCGGACAGCAGGGTGGCCACCGGCGGCAGGTCCGGGAAGCCGTGCGGGCTGGCGGTGATGGTCGCGCCACCGGGCTGATCGGCGGCGGCCGCGACGGCAATGGCCAATGCGGTGGAGGTGTTGCCGGGCGCGTCGGGGTTGTGCCGTTGGCCGCGCATCAGGGCGAACATGCGCTGGGTGGCCATGGCGGGCATTCCGAATGCCTGCCCGCACCGGCAGTTCGCGACCTCGTCCCAGGTGGAGGGCAGGCCGGACGGGTCGCCGGGATAGAGCAGCCGGGCCTTGCCGACCTCGAACCGGTCGTCGATCAGCCGGACTTGGCCGTCGGCGACGACATGCGAGGCGCGGACGTGATCGTCATCCTTGGCCACCCACTGGTGGTGGGTGACTCCGCGCCGGATGGCTTCACGGCGGGCGGCCTCGTTCGACAGGGCGAAGCCGAGGGTGCGCGCCGATGTCGACAGCCACGCGCCGCCGCGCCGGTTGGCCGCCTCCACCTGTCGGGTGACCGCGTCCAGGTCGGCGGTGTGGTCGTGCTCGGCCTGCGCGATGGCCTGGCGCACCTCGTCGGCGTAGCGCTCGGCGGTGACCATGACGCGGCCGACGGCGGCGGCCACGGCGTCGCCGATGTCCTGCGCGCTGTAGGGCACCAGGTCGTCACCCTCGCCGTCGATGCGCTGGGCGGTCTCGGCGGCGGCGCTCTCGGCGATGCGCTGGAACACCGGCGTGATCTGGCTTTCCAGCTCGCGTATCAGCTTGTCGGGCAGCACGTAGGCGGGGTCGAGCGTTCGCGTGCCTGCCCCGTCGCCTTCCCAGAACCGGGTGCCCTTGCGCGCGGCGGGGCCGCGTAGCCGGCTGATGGTGACGCCGAGGGTTCGCGCGAGGTAGGCGGTGATGATGGCGGTGATCAGGACTTCGTTGTGGTCGGCGCGGTTCTCGTTGCCGGCCACCATCTGGTCACGGTCGGGTCCGGGCGGCGGTTCCGGGGTGGCCTCGCCGACGGCCAGGGTATTGCCGGTGATCGGCGGGAAGTCATCGCCAGACAGTGGCGGTGCGCCCGCCTCGGTCTCGCGCGCCGCCCTGCTTACCCTCCAAGTCCGGGGGCTCGCCGTCCTTGCCGGCCAGCGCCGTGGGTTGGCGGTCGCCGGGCGGCAGGGCGCGCAGGCTGTTGGCGTTGTTGATGTTGTTGGCCGCGTTCACCCCGGCCAGCGAGCCGATGGCCGCGCCGGCCTGGCCGCTCAAGGCTGCGGCCTGCTGCGCTTCGACGTTGCCCGCAGGCAGCCGGTTGCCCAGGATCGGGGCCTTGGCGGCGGCCGCCTCGTCCTCGGCGTTGAGTGCGCCGATGATCTTGCCGCCGGGGATGAGCAGCACGCGGGCCAGCGGGCTCTCGTACTCGTCCAGGCCGGCCAGCGCGCGGTACTCGTTGATGGTGCGCTTGCCGGTGTCGACCTCGGCCGAGGCGCGGTCCAGCTCCATGCGCCGGTGCCGGCCGAGCACCCACACGCCGGACTTGTCGTGGCGCAGGAACAGGGAGTCGTCATAGCCGCCGGTGAGCACGTCCAGCTGGTCGTCCAGGATGGCCAGCAGGGGGGACTCGGTGTCCTCCCAGAAGTTCTCTTTTTCGGCGTCGGCGTTGTCGAAGGTGCGTCCGGACGCGTCGCCCAAGATCGACTCTGGGACGCCGAAGGTCATACTGACCTCTTTGCGCATCCGGTCCATCGTCTCGGCCCACTGGGTGTCCCGAGGGTTGCCGGAGGTGTCGGCAATGCTGAGCCCATCGGCCTGGATGGCGACGACACCCCCAGGGCCGTCGATCCGGGCCTTGCCGGCTATCCGGCTCTCGACCACGTCCAGAGTGTCGCGGGTGGCGGTACCCTTGACGGCGATCACCGTGCCCGGCCGGCCGTCGGAGTCCATGAAACGGCGGTTGTAGAGCCGGGCGGCGCGGTCCATGTCGGCGCTCATGGCGGCGGCCTGGGTAGGCGTCATGCCCTGGAACATCAGGGTGGGGTGCGGTGAGCGCACCCACAACACGCTGCTGGCCTGGCTGTCGTAACTGCCCTTGGGGTCGAAGCGGGGTAGGTAGTCGAACGTGCGTTCCCCGCCTTGCAGGGTGATCCGGAACGTGCCGATAGGGTCGATCTTCTCGGTGCCGTCGGGCAGGATTTCCTTGGTCGGGATGATCTCGACCTTGTCCGGGTCCAGCAGGCTCAGCAGCCCGATGCGGCCGGCGCGGGTGCGCACCACCTCGATGAACACGCCCCTGCTGGACAGCAGGAACTGGGCGATCAGGCGGTAGCGGAAGATCTTGGCCCGCTCCCAGGGGTTGGCCTCCACGTTGAGCAGGTACAGCAGCCGGGTCGGGTCCAGCTCCGGCGCCAGCGGATCGCCCTTGTCGCCGTCGTTCTGGCGCAGCACGATCGGCAGGTCCAGCGACTTGGACGCGATCACGTGCACGGCGCGGTAGATCCACGGGTTGGTCTCGAAGCCCTCGCGGACGGCGCGGTCGGTGTTCCACGGGACGAAGTAGGGCTGGCCGGGGATGACGTACTGACGGAAAAACGTCTTGACCCGGTCGGCCAGACCTTTGGTTTCCCGAGCGGGGGTGGTGGCCACCACCTTCCGGCGCAGGTTCGGCGCGAACGTCACCGCCACCGGCCACCCCTTTCCACGATCACCTGCGGTGAGGGTAGCCGCGCGCGGGTTCCCGCCGGCCCCGCCACGCGGTCGGGTGACGCGCGGTGACGGGGGTGTCGCCTGCTCGGGTGGGGTTGTGTATCCGGTTGGACGGCGGCATCTATACCGGGGTAGGGTATGTGTAAATGCGCAACCCAGAACGGAGCGACTACGTGGACACCGAACCCCTCGACTTCAGCGCCCAAGTGCGCGCTGTCGCTGACCGGGTCGATGCCCTCGGTTCCGCCGTCGCGCTCGGTTCCGATCCGCTGGGCGACCTGCGGACGCTGGACCGGATGGTCAGCACGCTGACCGGGGTGCGCGACGCGGTACTGAAGATCAACAGAGACAACGGGACGTCGTGGAATGTCCTGGCCAACTGCACACAGGTGCCGGCCAGCACATGGCGCAGGCGATCGGCCCGCCGAAAGGAGACGACCGGATCATGAAGTTCGCGCGTCGTAGTGCTCACGACGCGCCTGGGGCAACCCGCCGCGTGCTGTCGAAGCTTCGCGGGTTCCGGCTCAGGCGTCCGACGTCACCGGCCGGCGGCCATGTGCGTCGCTGGGAGCTGCGGCTGGTGATCGGCGTCGCCCTGCTCGCCACGTTGACCGTGGTCGGCATCGCGGCGGCCATTTCCTACTCGCACATGCAGGACTGGGCCACCAAGAACCACGAGCCGGACTGGCGTGCGGCGCTGTTCCCGATCAGCGTGGACGGCGCGATCCTGGCCGCGTCCATGATCATCTACGCGGACAGCCGCACCAAGAAGACCGATCCGCTGGCCTACCTGATCGCGCTGGGCGGCATGGGTATGACCGTGTTCGCCAACATCGGCCACGACTGGATCGACCAGAAGGCCGCGTGGATCATCGCCGGCTGGCCGCCCCTGGCTATGGCCGCGTTGGTCGAGCTGCTGTTCCGGTTCGTGCGTCGCCTGCGCGAGCGCGCCGACCGCGAGCAGACCCGGGTCGCCGCCCGCCCGGTCGTGCTGACCGCGCCGACCGCCAAGCCGAAGCCGGCCGCCGAGCCCAAGCCGCCGATCGCCGACGGACGCCCCGACTGGATGCCGGCCGACGCGACCATCGGTGACGCCATGGCCGCCTACCTGCGCCACGTCAGCGCGGACGTGACCGGTGCGGATCTGCACCGACTGGTCGCCGTGCCCTACTTCGGCGCCACCAAGGACACCGGGCGCGGGCGGCAGATCGTCCGCGACTTCAAGGCGGCGCTGGCAGCAGAGGCCGACGCGACCGGGCAGGAGTAAGGAGACATGGGACGTGTAGTCAAAACCACCAAGGGCGACGGGCTGGAAGAGGCGCCCGGCGTGAAGGTCGGCCGTCGGATGCGGGGCTGGCTGCGCAAGAAGCCGGCCCGCAACCGCCACCTGCTGGTGCGGGTGGCGGTGGGCACCGCGAAGGCCACAGCGCACTACGCGGTGTTCACCGCCCCCGGGCAGGTCAAGCGCACCTATCGCAAGACGCGCAACGCGGTGGATCGCGAGGTAGCCGCCCGGCGTGGGCACGAGATCGTCTACGACGAAGACCACCCGGAGCGGACGCTGGGCGGCAAGATCGTCCCGGACCCGACCAAGATCCACAAGCGCAGGTTCGGCCGGCGCAGCTTCACCTGTTTTAGCTGCTCGACCATGTTCGAGTCCGCCGAGCTGCTCAATCAGCACTTCATCCTGGCTCACGCCAACGAAAAGATGATCTACAAGAAAAAGGCGGAGCAGCCCGCGCTCCACCTGGGCACCACCAAGAAGACCAACGGCAAGGTCATCGTCAAGCCGGTCAAGGGCAAGCCGAGCGGGCGGCACCGCAGCACCGCCAAGACCCCGGAGGACCGCCGGGCCGAAAAGATCGTCGCCGCCAACCGGGCGCACATGGACAAGATCGGAGCCAAGGCAGTGGCAGGAGACAGCACGGCGGCCAACCTCGTCGCACGGGGATTCGCCGAGTACGCGGCCAGCGGGACCGGCCGACTGAGGCTGAGCCAGATCGAGGCCGACGCGCTCGGCCTGGAGAAGGCCCTGGCCCAGGCGTCCGAACACGTCCGCGCCTACAAGCTGCGACTGGTCCAGGCCGGATTCGACCCCGGCGACATCCAGAACCTGACCCGGGCCAGCGACTCGCTGACCGAAACCGGCGCCTACTTCGCCAACTTCATCGCGACGGTGAAGGAGAACATGGCCGCCGAGATCAAGGCCGCCCAGGCCCGCAAGGCCGGCGCGGTAGTCGACGACCAGACCCTGACCAGCTGAGAAAGGCGCGAACGACCATGCGTGACGACGACATCAACCTCTGGGAAGTGCTGCGCCGCAAGCGCCTGGCGCTCGGCCCCTTCTATGTGGGGGCTGGTGTCGCAGCGCTGGACGGGACGATGCACTGGGCCGGGACCGACCTCGTCCAGAGCGGGGTCGGCCTCGGCGCGGGCGCGCTCGCTGGCTACGCCTGGATCCGCAGCCGCATCGGCGACCCCATGCGCCGGATGTACGCCTACAGCGTGCTGGGCGCGTCCACCTCGTGGGTGATGTGCGCCTACGAAGGGTGGATGTCGCCGCAGTGGACGTGGTTGTCCCTGGGCGCCGGCATCCTCGTGGGCGGCATCCCGTGGTGGACCAGCCACGTGAAGCGTCAGCAGGTGCGCATGGAGGCCACGTTGCAGGACTGGCCCACGGTGGCGCAACGGATCAACTTCGACCGCGCCCGCCCGGTCGAGGTGACCATGGACGTGACCGGCTACAGCGGGAAATTCACCTGGGCACCGGGCACCTATCAGGTCGACGACGTGCTGAGCAAGACCAACATCGCTCGGGTGGAGAGCGTGCTGGGCGCCGACATGGGCACGTTGCAGATGGAGCAGGACGGCAAGTCCACCAGCAGCGTCCGGTTCCGGGTGATCGAGCGCGACCCGCACGCGGCCGCCCAGAACTGGCCGCTGCCCACGCACGTGGGCAAGGCCACCGACCCGCTGGTGCTGGGCCCGCGCGCCGACGGCCAGCTGCGCACCATCCAGCGCTACGTCAAGGGCGACGGGGTCCGCCACCTGCTGATCGGCGGCGCCACCCGCAGCGGCAAGTCGGGGCTCATCAACCTGATCGTGGCCAGCGACGCCTGCACCGATGACGTGCAACAGATCGGCTTCGACTTCAAGGGCGGCGTGGAGCTGGGCCCGTGGCGCAAGTGCATGGAGCTGGTGGTGTCCACGGTCGCAGAGGCCAAGGAAGTGCTGCGCGCGATCGCCGAGCCGGGCGGCCTGCTCGACCAGAACGCGGCGCTGATGGCCTCGACCGGTGACCGGGTGTGGGACACCAGCAAGCACGGTCCGATCACCCAAATCGTCGTCGATGAAGCCAAGACGCTACTGGGTTCCGGCGACGGCCTGATCGTGCACTGGTTCGCGGAAATCGCCAACAAGGGCGGCGGTCTGGGTGTCCGATTCGTTTTGGCCACCCAATACCCGACGTTGGAGGCGATTGGCTCTTCGCAGATTCGGCAGCAGATCCGGCACAAGTTCTGTTTCCGTATGGAGGACGACGAAGGCGAGAGCTACGTTTTTGGTGGCACGCCGGGGGTGCGCGCCCATCTGATCGACCCGAACCGCCAGGGCACGTGCTACGCGAAGGATGGTGCGGTGGTAGACCGAGCCCCGATCCGCATTTTCTGGATCAGCGATGCGACGCGGGACGCGGTGGCCGAGGAACGGTGCGGGCAGACGGCGAAAATGTTGCCGCAAATGGAGGAGAGTTTTTCCGCCGTGTGTCCGCTGTGGGCGGAGCGGGTTCGCTGGGTTCCCGTCGACCAGGCGGAGCCGGAGCGGGAACCGAGCGGGAACGCCACCGGGAACGGGAACGGGAACGCCAACGGAGCGGAGGACCAGGTGGCAGGCGATGAGGGCGACGTGAGCGAGAACGTCACGGTGTGGGGCGAGAACGATCCGGACGTGGACCTGGCGGAGGTGATCGCGCGGCGGCGGGAAGCGATGACCCCGGAGCAGCGGGAGGAGTCCGACCGGGTCCGGGCGGAGGCCATCGCGGAGGCGGAGGGGGATTCCCGCTCCGATGAGGACGCGGAGAAGATCGTCCGGCGGCTGCTGATGGAAGCCGACGGCCAGGGGGTGAAGGCGGTCGAGCTGTACCGGGCGGCCGGGCGCAAGTCGAGCTGGTTCTACAACCTGATGGCCGTCTGGGAGGCGGACAAGAAGGTGAAGCGCACGGGTGAGCACGGGCGCTGGGCGTGGTGCGGGCCGCGACTCGCTGCGGTCAACGGTAACACTGAGTGAGTGGACGGTGGACGGTCGGACCGTCCACCAACCGTCCACCGCCACCGTCCACCAACCGTCCACGGACGGTCCGAAAGGGCCTTCTACCCGTAAATACTTCCCCCAGCCCCCTTCGTACCGTCCAGTGGACGGTCCGACCGTCCACAGCAACGGACAGTGAACAGGACACGGCGCCCGCCCCTCGATCGGAGGGACGGGCGCCGTGGTCGTCTCAGGGGGTCAGGTGGCTCGTCGGACCGTCCAGACCCGCGCCGGCCGGCCTTTGACCTCCACCATCTGCTCGGTGCGCTCGGCTAACCCCCAGCCGTTCATGACGCACCCCGACTTGGGGTCGAACAGCAGCCGTGGGCAGTCCTCCGGATCGATCAGGCGTCCGTCGACGTGATCGGTCACCGCTCCGGACTCCGTTCCCGCGACCACCCGAAGCATGATCCACTCCGGCGTTCCGTTCCCGCTCACGTCCCCGACCTTCCCGCTTCCCGTTCCCGCTCCGCTGACCTGCGATTCTCGCTCGTTCCCGGTGGCGTTCCCGCTGCATCGGGAACCGCTCCGCTCCGATTCCCGCTCAGCTCCGCCCCGGGATCAACGCCTCCGGGTCGTCGGGGTCGAAGCGCACGACCATGCCGCCGTCGTCGCCTTCCTGCTCGTTCCCGGTGGCGTTCCCGCTCCGCTCCGCTCCGGCGTTCCCGGTGACGGTAGCGATCGACGCGCCCCAGACCATGGCCACAATGCACCCGCTGATGGCGGGGAAGGGCCATCCGGCCAACATGAAACCGATCACTTCCAGGCCAATGAACCCGGCCAGCGCCAGCCCAATGCCGGCGATCTCTTTACCCATTCACTTCTCCTCACATGGGACAGCCCGCCCCCCGGGTGAATGATCACCGGAAAGCGGGCTGTGGTCATTGTCGTCTACTCGGCGGTGTAGGTGCCGCGCGGGTAGAACGGGATCGTGGCGAGTCGAACGCGGTCGTGCGCGTCGATGATCGTCTCGTTCTGCTTGTCGCGGTACTTGATCGCTTCCGCCTTCACCTCGAACGCGGCCATCGGATAGGAGTCGTCGTACTCACCGAAGATCGCCAGGTACACCTCGCCCGAACCCTTGCGCAGTGCCTTGTCCTTATCCAGCAGTCGCTGCACGTAGTCCGACATCTCAGCCTCCGGTGGGATTCTCTCGCGTGTGGAACTCCTGTAGAGTAGCCGGTGTCCTAACGGCTAGTCAACAACCGGGAGAGATCAACATGATGGCACCTGGCCACGCGCTGCACGGCAGCGTCATCGGCGCCGCCGCCGCCCACCTGCTGCCGGCGCTGCTCGGCGTCCACCTCAGCGTCCTGGTCCAGCTGGTGGCCGGCGCGCTGTGCGCCGGGGCCGCCCTGCTGCCCGACCTCGACCACCCGGGCGCCACCGTCTCCCGGGCGTTCGGGCCCGTGAGCGAGGCGGCCGCGCGCGGCCTGGACAGCCTCGGCGTCTGGGCCTACCACCGCACGCGCACCCGCTACGACAAGCCGGAGTGCCGTGACGGCCACCGCAAGATCACCCACACCTGGCCGTTCCCGCTCGTGCTCGGCGGCCTGGTCGCGCTGGCCTGCGGCTGGGGCGGACGCGTCGCCGTGCTGGCGTGCCTGTTCGTCTTCCTGTCCCTGGCCGTGCGCGGCCTCGCACCCCGGTTCGGCCACGACAAGCCCCACGGGCGGCTGCGCCGCGCCGCGCGCCGCGCGCTGCCCCGGTGGCTGCGCTCCAACGGCTGGGTGGCCGTCAGCGTCACGGCCGCCGGCCTGACCGCACTGACCGCCAGCTGGCTCGGCGACGTGCCCGCGCCGGTCGGAGCATGGCTGGGCGCGGTGGTGGCGCTGGGCTGTTACGTGCACTGCTGGGGCGACGGGCACACGGTGGCCGGCCTGCCGTTCTGGTGGCCGCTGCGGGTGCGCGGGCAGCGCTGGCGTGAGGTGGCCCTGCTGCCGTACCCGCTGCGCTTCCACGCGGGCAAGGCGTTCGAGCGCCGGGCGGTGATGCCGCTGCTGACGGCGGCCAACGTGGTGGTGCTCGGCGACGTGACGGGCCTGCTGTGGCCGGCGCTGGCGTTGGTAGGGTTGTAGTCGGGTCTTGTTCGTCCTGTTCGCAGCGAAGCCCCCCGGCTACTGGCCGGGGGGCTTCGTCGTGTCGGGGGTCAGGAGCAGCGGGGGCAGCGGCTGGTCTGCTGGAACTCCACCTCGAAGGCCAGGCACACCGGGCACTCGTCGTCGATGGTCTCAAGGTGGTGGCCGACGTAGTGGCGGACGTAGCCGCAGAGGGCGGGGACCGAGTCGCCGGGCCGGGGGGCCGGGTTGCAGATCGGGCAGAACAGGTGGGTGAACATCTCGTCGAGGTCGCTGGCGGTGGGGGCGGGGGCGGTCTGGGCGGTCATCCTGGCCTCCGGGGCTCGCTCTGTCGTGCTGATAGGAGAAGACTAGCCGACCACTCACCGGCTCGTCAACCCATGGCGATAGCCCCTCACTCCGATGGAGTAGGGGCTGTCGCGTTGGTGCTGGTCAGAAGTGCTTCACGCCGATGCCGGCGATCAGCGTGGTCATCTCGTTCTGGATGTCGAACATCCGCTGGACCTGGTGACCGCCGTCGTAGTGCTGCAACTCCGTCACCTCGTCGGCCAGCTCGGCCAGCCGGCGCTGCTCATCGGTCCAGGGGTAGAGCTGTGCGAGGTGGTGCGTGACCGGGCCCACTCGCTTGTCGACGAAGACCAACGCGCCGCGCCGGGCCAGCTCGGTCGCCTCACGCATGGCCTCGTCCTCGGTCCGGAACGGCAGGGTGCCGTTGATGGCCTTGTCGCGGCCGGCGGCCGGGTTGGCGTGGTAGGTGAACGCCACCTTGAACGGCAAGGTCTCGCCCTTCTTCGGCATGGTCTTCCCGCTCTCTGCTCGCCTGTCGCGCATTCTCTGGAGTCGCTGCTGGTCGGTGGGCTGCACGTGGAGGTGCCAGCCGATCGAGTGTTTCCACCGCTGGTGGTGCGACCTCTTCGGGAGGCCGCACCACCGGCAGCCGTTGGGCTCGATCACTCGTCGTCTTCCATCTGGGTCAGGGCCTCAGCCAGTTCGTCCGGGTCGACCCCGGCGACCTCGGCCAGCTCGGCGACCTGTTCGGCGGTGTGCTTGGTCATGATCAGGCCGCCATCTCGGTGTCCAGGCTGTCCAGCGCGGCGGACCAGAACTCGTCCACGGCCTGGTAGTAGTCGGCCACGTTGTCGTAGTTCTCGATCTTCGGCATCTCGGCCTCCGGGGGATGCTCGGTGGTGCGGAACCTCTGTAGGTTAGCCGGTGGCTCACCGGCTAGTCAATAGGCAATCAGAGGAACTTCTCCGACGCCGCCACCGTGGTCAGCGCGGTACGCGGAGACACCGCCGGCCGCACCTTCCCGGCCGGCGAGAACGCGGCCTCAGCCATCCCGGCGGTCAGCTCGACCAGGTTGTCCGGGTGCGGGTGGGTGCCGCTGCCGTAGCTCTCGTCTACCACGGCCACGCACTCGACCACCCGCAACGGCACCAGCTGCACGCCGGTCAGCTCGACTCGGTAGACCCCGGGCAGCAGTCGGACCACCTGGCTGCCGAAGTGGTCGGCCAGCTCGAAGGGGATGCTCTCGGCGATCTCCATGGCGTCCATCGCGCGGTAGACCCGGGCCGCGTCGCCCAGGGCACACGTCACACCGTCCCAGGAGCCGTGCTCGCAGCCGACGTGCAACACCCAGGCATGCTCGCTGGGCCGGGCGTACTCACTGCTGTGTGGCCACACCAGCAGGTGGCCAGGCTTCTCGGCCGTGGCCTCGGGGAAGGTGGTCTGGGCGTAGTACTTCCAGTCGTGCGTCAACGTCGGCGCCGGCCCGGGGTCCGAGCCGTAGTCGAGGCCGCAGCGGTCGCACTGGAACCCGTCCTCGTAGTCCATGTCGTCGCCGCAGCGGCCGCAGGACACGGCGATATCGGGGCCCATGATGATCTCGTTGTAGCGGACGTCTGGCCGTGTCGGCTTGGTCATGGTCACTTCCTTGGTGTTGGGGGAGACGGGAACGGCCCCGTCCGGGAGGAGTCCGGGCGGGGCCGTGTGGGCGGTCAGTCCAGGATCTTGCCCCGGGTGACCACGGTGGTGATGCGGCTGCTGTCGTTCACGGTCAGGTCCTTGACGGTGGCCTTGATCTTGATCGTCTGACCCACCTCGATGTCCAGGGTGCTGCTGGCCTTCCAGCGGGCGGCGCCCCGGTCGGTCTTGATGATCATGACCGTGGAGTAGGCGTCTTTCCACGGAGTGACGGCGTAGACGTCGTGCTTGAACCAGGTGATGACGCCTTCGATGGTGATGCGCTCCCCGACCTCGCCCAGCGGCTCGGACACCTCGGCGCGCCGGCCGGCCTCGCGGTAGGCGGCGGTCTCGGCGTCGGCCAGCTCGCGGGCGACCAGCTTGGTGGCGTAGTCGACCTGGGACTGCGACAGCATCCCCCGGGTCTCCAGAGTGCGGCGCATGTCGCCAAGCACGCCGGAGTAGTCGGCCAGCTTGGTGAGCATGACCAGCTGGGGGTGCTCGGCCAGGAACGCCTCGATCAGGGCGGGCAGCTTCTCGGCGAACTCGCGGGCCTTGCGCTCGCGGCGGGCGGCGGCCAGTTCGCGGTTGTGCTTGCGGCGCTCGAAGTCGGCGACGTCGACCCAGCTGCCGCCCAGGGTGTTGTTGCGGGCGTCGCGGGGGCAGGCGAAGCAGCGGCCGCCTTCGACCGGGGAGGGGAAGTTGCCGGTGCCGTTGCAGCGCTGGCACGGCTCCCAGATCTGCTCGACACCGTTCACGGTGCGCAGCTCGCCGGGCTGGTGCTTGCGGGCGGCCTTGCCGAACATCGCCGCCGGCATCCCGTTGACCGTCTCGGTGACCATCTCTGCCTCCCATGTGCTGCGGAACTGGAGATAGCTTAGCCGGTGAGTGGGCGGCTCGTCAAATGCTGGCGACAAGAAAGCCCCCGATCGGAGTACGACCGGGGGCTGACCTGCGAAAACGGAGTGACTACTGGGCGGGGGCCACCTGCTCCGCTTTGACCCGCTCGGCCTCGTCGAAGGCCAGCCGCTGGGCCTGGACCACCGTGGTCGGGACCGCCAGCACCGTCGCGTGGTACTGCCAGCCCTGCTCGGTGGCCCCCTTCGCCATCGGCCCCGTGCCGTGCTGCACCGAGACTTCCAGGCAGTGCAGGCCGCGCACGCTCAGGTCGTGGGCGACGGCACAGAGGAAGTCCAGTGTGTCGGCCAGGGCGTCACGCATCGGCGGCCACGGATCGGTGCCGTAGAAGGGCCGGGCGGGCAGCATCGGGTAAGCCTCGACTCGCAGCGGCGCCCCTTCGGGGTAGGCCCGGTCGTACTCCAGTCGAATGACCGGCTGCATCTGCTCACGCGGCCAGCCGGACAACTGGAGCTCCGGGATGGGGGTGGTGGTTGCCATGTCTCCTCGGGTTGATCTTGATCGGATGTGCGGAACGTAGTGGATCAGACGGCCTCGGCGGTCTCGGTCTCGGAGACCACGGTGTAGCCCCGGGCCTCGCCCCAGGCGCGGATGGCCGCCCACGAACGCAGGTGCTCCGGCGGCCCCGGCCGGCCCTCACGGGCCCGCACCGCCACCGTCTGCGGGTAGGTCGCGTCGAACCGCTGCGCCTTGCGCAGGGTCTGCTCGTGCTTGCCGAACCGTGCGGCGGCGGTCACGATGTCGACCCAGCCGCGCTGCTCGGCCTCTTCCTTGCTGACCGTGGGCCAGTCCGGGGTCGGCTCGGCGGCCGCCATGTCGACGCGGCGGCGGTACTCGGCGACCTGGCTGGGGTGCCACAGCGGCAGTCGGCCGATGCGGGCGGCCGGGTTGCACAGGGCGCCGCGCGGGTTGGCCTCGTTGGTGATCGGCTCGCGGGTCAGCGAGTCCAGGATGGTCTCGGTGGACAGGCCGGTCTGGTCCGACACCTTGCCCACGGGCAGGTAGGTCGCGGCCGTGGCCAAGTCGTCGGACAGGTCGCGCGCATCGGCCTCCCAGCGTGCAACGCGAGTCTTCGCGGTGGTCACCTGGTGCTCCTCTCTCGTTCTGGGGTGCGCGGGACGCGCATGGGGTGAATCCTAGCCGTTGTTACGGCGACTCGTCAAACGTACCCTCCGGGGGTATGCCGGTCGTCTCGCCCTCGGTGTCCCACGTGCGCGACAAGATCACCCTCTCCATGGGATCGAGCACGGCGGAAAACGGAACGCCATCGGACAGGAAGTGGTGCCAGTCCGAATCGTTGACCACCAGGCCGGTGCGCTCCCGCACCTCGTCCTCGGCGTCCACGGTGACACCGCGCTTGCGCGCCGCCTTGGCCAGATAGGTGAAGATCTCGGCGTCGCTCAGGGGCCGGGTCATCCACTCCCACAGCCGCCACAGATTCTGGTGGTGCGCGCGGAAGTCCTCCCGCCACGCGGGCTCGTGCGCGTGTTCGAGCAGCCAGTGCTCGACCATCGGCGCGTAGGTGATCTTGCCCGGATCGGCGGCCGGCGGCCGAGCGGCGCCGGCACGCTCGGCCTTGACCGCAACCGCCAGCGACAGGCCGAGGCGGGCACGGCCTCGTTCGAGGTCGGTCTGCTCTCGCTCGACCAGGGCGGCCTCGTCGGACCAGAACGCAAACCGGCCGTTGTCCAGCGCGCTGTGCTTGAGGGGGTCCCACCGTTCGGCCAGCCTGTCGACGACGGGCGTTGCCCGCTCGACATCCAGTTCCTGGCGCACCTTGTCGAGACCAGTCCAGTCCAGTTCGGCCGCCTCGTCGACAAACGCGCGCGTCAGGTGACGCTTGCCGCCATCGTGCCCGTAGAAAAGGTTTTCTCCTGGCATTTCTGTTGCCTCCCTTGGGATTGACGTCGGCGGCATAGCTCAGCCAGCCTTGCGGTTGGCCCGCAGGTGCTCGGCGGCGGACACCCCGGCCAGGAAGAACTCCCGGGCGTCCAGCGCGGTCAGCGGGATCTCCAGTCGGCCGATGGCCGGCGCGGTGACGGTGATCACGACTTCGCCGCCGACGGCGCGCACGGACACCTCGGGGCCGATGACGTCCAGGTCGTCGAACTCGGGGTCGGTGTCGTCGACGGCCTGGGGGATGGCGGCCCACACGCGCTGTTCGGCCAGGCTGTGGTCGTAGTCGGGGACGTCGGCCAGCTGGGGCAGCAAGGCCATCAGCGCGTTGGTGATCTGTTTGACCGGCACGGCGATGGCGACGCGGGTGCTGGCGGCGGCCATGTCGTCGGCGACGGTGCGCAGGGCCTCGCGGATCTGGCTGCGCAGGCCGACCTGGTCGGGGGCTTCGGTGACGGATTCAGTCATGCGCGTAGTGTAGCCGCTATCCCACCGGTTGCGCGATCACCGTACCGGGGGAGTCGCGAAACCGGCCACAGGGCGGCTACACTAGGCGCTGTTCCGTACGCAATCCGTCCCGACCGAAAGGACCAACCCTAGTCATGATCGCCATCACCTCGCTGTTCGTCATCGCGGCGATCGTCCTCGGCGTCAAAAGCCGTGACCGCTGGATCACCGTGGCCATCATCCTGGTTGCCGGCATCGCCCTGGGCGGCACCGACTTCGGCCACAGCGTGATCTCCAACCTGACCGGCATGGCCGCAGGGCTCGACAACTGGATCAAAAGCTGGGTGCACTGAGCTGGTTGTTGACCATTCAAATGCTAGGCTGAAAGCCCCCTCATCCGGTCATCCGACCGGAACGGCGAGCCCCCATCGACCGCACCTAGGCGGACCGGTCGATGGGGGCTCGCTCGTATCGTAGGGATAGATCAACTCTCGCAGGTGTCCCATGCCTCGTACTCGCAGGCCGCGCACTCCGCGTCCACCGGCACCCGGTGCTCGCACACCTCGACCTGGACGGTGATGACCCCGTCCTCGGTCTCGACCTCCCTGCCCGCGAGCATCAGCTGTGGTTCAGCTCGGCCGCGTAGTCGCGCGCGTCCTCCTCGCGGTGCACGCCGCCGGGGTCGCCGGCGCGGACACCCTTGGGCAGCGGCACAACCTCGCAGTTGCGGTGGGTGTCGACGATGCTTCCCTCGTTGGCCTCGTAGCGAGACCCTCGGTTTCGTCCAGGCATGTGCGTGTCCTTCTCTCTGGTTGAGCCGTCCGAGGTGGACGGCGATCTCTCACTGGCCCCAACGGGCTTGGTACTCACCCATACCGATGAACCCGGACAACTGCTCGTACGGAGTCTCCGAGTTCAGCAGCTCGTGCACCGGAATGGGATTCGGGCCGGCAGTCATCGGAACGTCGGACGTGGCCGGCCCGCTGAGCAGCACGACCAACGGGTCCGTTTCGGCGTCGGCCATCCACTGCGGCTTGGGCGTCATCTCCTGCTCCATCAGGTTCTGCGCCCTGCTGCGCAGCTCCGCGTAGGCGCAGGCCAGCACGGACTCCATCTCAGCCTGCGCCTGGGCCTCATAGTTCAGGGTGGCCTCGCTACGCGGGACCGCCCAGGACGTGGCGCGCTTGCGGTCCAGCTGGTCCAGGTTGGTCTTCTGCACCCCGATCATGGCGCTGATCAGGTCGGTGTCCAGGTGGGCGAACGGGCGGGACTGCGACATCGTGGGACTCCCTCGGTTCAGGCGGCCAGCAGGCGGGCGGCCAGCTGGTGATAGCAGGTGCGGCCGCGCAGGCCGGCGGGGCAGTTGCAGTTGGTGGCGGCGGTCAGGTAGGTGCCGGTGCCCTTGCTGGCGACGGTGCGCCAGACGTGGGGGCGCAGCGGGACCACGCCGCCCAGCTGGATCAGCTCGACCGCCTTGGCGAACTGCTCCGGCTTGACCGAGGCGGCGGCCTTGGCCTTGGCCTCGGCGACGACCTTCTTGTGGCAGGTCGGGCCCAGGCCCAGCTCGATTGAGGCGGCCGACCGCAGGACGCGGTGGCACTTGCGGCAGCGGATGCTGGGCTTGGGGGTGATGGTGGCGGTCATCGGGGCCTCCCTGATCGAGCGGAACAAGGTGAAGCCTAGCCGGTGGGTCGACGGCTAGTCAATACCCGAATGGACTAACTTTCGGGTTTGACGAACCGGCGAGTCAGGGGCTAGGCTATTGCCATTCCGCCCGACCGGAGGAGCAAGCCATGCAGGACCTGACCACCGCAGAGGCCGAGGCGTACTCGGTGGACCGCGCCGACCGCAACGCTCAGCGCTACTACCGCTTCGCTCGTGATGTCGACCTGCGCCGCTGGCTGTTGCGCCCGGCCGAGATGCGGCCGGTGTCGCTCGACCTGTGGACGATCGAGCGGCGTACCCGCCTCATGCGGACCGAGCTGGCCGGGCGTGAGGCCGAGCTGTGCCGCAGGGACGACCACTATGACCGGTTCGGCGACGCACCGGGGGAGGACGTGGCCGGCCACGTCGCGGCGCACCTGGCCGAGCTGACGCCTGTCATCTGAAATTGGGGGTTGCCTAGCCGGTGACTGACCGGCTAGACTATCCCTAGTTCCGCAGACGAGGGAGACCGCGATGGACCTGACGACCAGCACCCCGGCCGAGATCGACACCTGGTACGCCCCGATCTGGGACCGCCGCCTGCGCGCCCTTCAGACCCGCCGTCACGAGGGCTGGGTGCTGGCCCAGCACAAGGACTCGACCAAGTCGGCCGACGTGCGCAAGGCCAACCGCGCCTACCAGGCGGTGCAGAAGGCCACCGAGGTCATCCTGGCCACCGACTCGGACGCCGATGACTACGACGCCGAGTGGAACCGGCGCCACGGCTGGACGCAGGCGTGGCTGGTGACCAGCTCCGACGGCCACATCCACAGCTCCCGGCACTGCCACACGCTGCGCTGGTCGACCACCATCGGCCTGCTGCCCCAGCTGTCCGGGCTGGCCCAGGACGAGATCGTGGGCGAGGCCGGAGAGGCCGCGTGCACCGTCTGCTACCCGGACGCCCCGGTCGAGGTGCGGGCGCGGCCGGCGAAGTTCGGCCCGATCGCGCAGCGTCGCGCGGCTGCCGAGAAGCGGCAGGCCGAGCTGGCCGTCAAGCGCGCGGCGGCGGCCGTGAAGGCCATCACCACGCGGGACGGCGCGCCGCTGCTGGATGACCTGGGCTGGGAGATCAAGACGGAGCGCACCGCCGAGATCGCCTACGTGAAGGCGGCGGCCGAGGCGGTCACCTGGACCGACGAGTCAGCCAAGGAGAACTACCCGCAGCGCTGGGCCGAGTTCTCCGCCCGCGAGACGGCCTACGCCGAGCGGTTGCTGGACGCGTTGGCGGCCAAGCACGACGAAACGGTGGAGGCGGCGCGGAAGCGGCTGGCCGGCAAGGTCGCCAGGAAGATCGCGAGCGAGCGGCGCGAGAACGCGAAGGCGTTGGCTCAACTGGCCCGCTGAAGATCTTCGGCAAAGGGTATTGACTAGCCGTCCATCGGGCGGCTAGTCTTCTCTTACCGGCGGAACCCACCGCCCCAACCACCCGGAGGCCACCATGTTCCAGATCGCCGCAATCGCCGAGATGGCCCCCCGCACGTCCTTCGAGTTCGTCGCCGACGGCGGCAAGTTCGTCCAGGTCAAGCGGTACGGGCACGAGGGCTGGGGCATCTCGCAGCGCGCCGAGAACGGCGACTACATGATCGGCTGCACGGTCAAGCACGAGACGCTCCCGGCCGCCGGTGTCCGCGACTGGAACGTGGCCACGGTCGTCGGGGCCGGCGACGACGCCGAGTTCGTCGACGTCGACAGCACGCGCACGGTCGAGGCGGCCCTCAGCTCCGCCCTGGCCTACGTGCTGGCCTGAGCCAGTCAGCGCCCGGCC